GTCTACTTCAAGGACGTCGTCACCCTCCAGCACGACGACGGCCACCTGTCCCTGTCTCGTCTCGGCCTCATCAACACGCTGCTTGACCAGGCCATCCCCGGCCTGCGCCTGGTGGCCCATGCCCCAGGCCCGACGGACCCCGCTGATGGTGGGTTCGGGCTCAGCCTGCAGGTGATCCCATGAGCAAACTCGACCCCAACTTCGGGCACCACCCGTTGACGGCCCAAGGAGGTAGTGCTGTGTGCGGCACCTGCCATGTAGCCCTCGTGGTCAGAAGCTACATCGAAGTCACTGAGAAGGACTTCGAGAGGACGGCTCAGCGTCTTCAAGAGGAGCAGGACTGATGGTTGGCATTGTTGGTTGCGGTCGCTGCGGCGGCAGACATAACCCCGGACCGTGCGGTCCTGCGTTTGAGGGCGCTGAGCAGGGTCTGCCTCTGGAGTCCAGCGGTGATCCTACGATCGTGCCGTCGAACCTTCCCCTCGACACCGTCTTCCATGGAGGTGACCTCAACAAGACGTACCTGACGATCACTGGAGACGGGCACATCATCATCGGCCCCGACCTCACCTACGATGAGGCTGCTGCTGGCTTCCTAGCAGCCCTTCGTGCGCTAGGAGTCGAGGTCTCAACCAACGAGCCCAACGAGCACACATGACTATCGAAGAGATGAACGAGACCCTGGAGCGAGATGGTAGCGAATTCCGGCTGGAGGAGAAGAACGGAATGACCTTCGCTACCAAGGGCTTCTTCAAGTTCGCAACGGACTTCATGTGCCTCAAGCTGGCGAAGCTGCCCCCTGGAGACATGCTTCAGCTAGAGTTCGAGGCCATCGTCAAGAACTCCAGTAAGGGGGCCATCTGTGGCTAGCAGCTTCTTCACCAGTCCTCTCGAAGTCGTCCTCAAGAAGCTCGTGCCCAAGAAGAAGGGGCCGGACGACGATCGGATCCGCATCGTAGATCTCTACGTAGAGATCCCGGTACCAACTGCGGCCTTCGCCCGTGAGCTGGGATCCGAGGTTCAGGAGCTCCTCTTCGGCAGTTGCTCGGAGATGCTCAAGTACGCGATCCCTAACCTCTCCTTTCACACCCAGGACATCTTCCTCTCCTTCGAGCCGATCGACGACCCGGAAGACGTCCTGGAGCCCGGCAAGGATGCGGAGTACCTGATCGAGGGCGCAACGGTCACCATCAAGAAGATCGTTCCGGGGGATGACGACAACCCTCCGACGCTGCACACGGTCTTCACCTGGTCTCCGAGCACGTGGGAGCTCAACCTGATCCACGAGCAGCTCGAGGAGGCGATGTGGCTGATCTCCCAGGACGCGTATCTGACAGAGGTCGTGCCGGCCAAGAAGTCTGCGTAGCTCCTTCGCGGATCCCTAGGATCACGCCGGCTACGAACCCCTCCGTCCCCATCGGAGTGATCATCCCGAACAGGGATCGAGTCGCTCCTATGTGGAACACCTTGTCGGGGCTGCAGGGGCAGACCTTGTGCCCCAAGTGGGTGACGATCGCTGATCTGGGAAGCTCGGAAGAAGGATCTCTAGCCCTTCAGAACCTGGCCAAGTTCTTCCAGGTCGAGTACCTGCGGATCGACTACTTCGGGCCCTGGAACAAGGGTCTCGCCTTCAACACGGCCCTGAAGCGGACTCCGCCGGTGCGGTACATCATGCAGGTGGACGCAGACATCATCCTGCGGCCTGATGCCTTGGAGGTCATGTACAAGGCGCTGCTCAACGCAGACTCTGCAGTCTCAGTACCTGTGGAGATCCCTCGCCCCAAGAGCTTCATTCCCTCGATGTCTCGTTTCGGTCATCTGCGTAAGACAGGGGAGATCATGAGCGAGTGGTCTGTAGGCGGCTGCGTCGCCTTCCTAAGGGAGTGGCTCTTCGAGACTCGTGGGATCGACGAAGCCTACGAGGGCTGGGGCAACCAGGATCTAGACCTGTGGGACCGAGCTCAGAAGGCAGGTAAAGCTGTTCGGGTCACGGACATCATCGCGCTGCACCAAGCTCATCGGCCTCACGAGAGCACGCTTGATGAAGAGAACGTAGAGAAGAACCTGGCCCGTAGAGTGGCTCAGTGGAGAGGTGCCGACCTCCCCGTGAACCCGGACGGATTCGGAGAAGGAGCAACGCTTGTCACGTAGCAAGACCCCCAAAGGTGTTCCCGCTCCTACTCGCTTTGCCGGCAAGAGGCGCAGCAGTCCGGTGGAACCTCGGCCGTACCTCACCTCTCGAGCCCGTCGGGCAAACAGTAGGAGTTTCCCGCTCTTCGAGGTCGTGATCACAACGTACAACCGACCAGAGCGATTGATGCTCCTGCTCCGAGACATCGAGACTCACGGGAGAGGCCTCGATGTTCGGGTTCGCGTTTACGACGACGCCAGCACAGCTGACTACTCGAAGGTGAAGGCGTTTCTACAGACCCGCAGGCAGCAGTTCATCCGTGCAGGTACCAGACACAACAAGAGAAAGATGTGGAGGTGGATGAACCGCATCTTCGCCGACACCCGAAAGGTGGAAGCTCATCACTTTCTCTTCCTGCAGGACGATGTTCGGCTCTGTGCAGACTTCTTTCGGAAAGTGCAAAGCGCCTGGGAGGGTCTGCCTGACAAGAAGGGGACCCTGAACCTGCATCGTGATGCGTCTAGGGCGTATTCCACGACGGGTTGCTGGACGGGGGCACAGCTCACTAGGATGGGGGAAGTCAGTCTGACTGGGTGGACGGATTGCGCGGCCTTTGTCTGCTCCAAGGAAGCGATGCAGGATCTGGGGTGGAAGCTGAACTCCATCTCAGATGACAGGTGGAAGGAGTGTCCCGGCCTCAGTACGGGGATAGGGCAGCAGATCAGCGTTCGACTGCACTCAAGAGGGTGGGGGCTATATAGAACCGAGCAGTCCCTGGTAGTGCATACCGACTCTGTATCTCAGCTGAACCCGCACCGCAGAGACTCCATGCAGACGGTGAACTTCGTAGACGGCGACGACGAGTCCACACGTCTGGAGCAGCGGGTAGGCACCCAGGCGGACATGATTACTGCGTCCTTGGCCACCATTCCTGGTAGACGAAGATCCCTAAAGGGGGTCGTGCGGAGACTGCTCCCACAGGTAGATCGGCTGAACGTCTACTTGAATCGCTCTCCGGCAATGCCTGGAGGGGACGAGTACCCCCGACTACCAGACTTCCTGAAGCACCCCAAGATCTGCGCTCTTTGGAGCTGTGATACTCCCTTCGGAGATCAAGGGGACGCAGGGAAGTACTTCTGGTCTTCCGCTATCAAGGGGTACCACATCATCTGCGACGATGACGTGCTGTATCCCCCGGACTTCATCGCCCTGCTTGTGGCGGCGGTAGACAAGTACCGACAGAAGGCAGTCGTTGGCTTCCACGGGGCCATCCTGACGGAGCCCTTTCAGCAGTACTACGGGTCCCGCAGGACGTTCCACTTCGGGGCAGCGTTGGGCGAAGATGTCCCAGTACACATAGTCGCTGGAGCTGGAGGGGTCGCCTTCCACACGTCTACCCTCAAGGTGTGCCGAGAGGACTTCAAGCACCCCAACATGGGAGATATCTGGTTCGGGCTACTGGCCCAGAAGCAGAAGGTTCCTCTCATCTGCCTGGAGCACCCCTCGGGGTGGCTCGTAGACGATGTGTCGACGCGAGATGATTCGATCTACGTCCACTCGACAGGATCTGAAGAGAATTGGAGGAATACCGCCGACGTGCAGACTCGGGTAGTCAAGGAGAACATGCCGTGGAGAGTTCGTAGTGCGGACGGGGAGGTCGTACTCACTGTGGAGAAGTGCAGGTGAGCAAACAAAAGCTCGATATCCTGATCCCCACATACAACCGAGGTGATCTCTTGCGAGATTGCCTACGGAGTCTGTTGAGGCAGACCTTCGGCAACTTCCGGATCGTCATCTGGGATGACGGATCTACTGATGGGTCCACGGATCCGGAGAATTTGCCAGACGATCCTCGCATCTTGGTACTGAACCGGGGAGGAAAGAACTGCGGCATACCGGTGGCACGCAACTCCTTGTTGCGGCTAGTTGAGGCCCCGTACTTCTGCTGGCAGGACTCTGATGATCTGTCAGACCGTAAGAGACTAGAAACGCTCCTAGCCTTCATGTATGAGAACGAGGAGATCACAGGAGTATTCACCCCTCTGTACTTCTTCAACGGTTCCTGGTCTAGGAAGCATTGGCACCTGTACGGAGTAGATACCTCAAGGTGGGGACGCCCTACGAGGGAGAGGCCGGAGGACTACGGCCTCGACAACAACTGCACCTTCGCTACCAGCCTCTACAGGAGGGTGGCCTCCGAAGTACTTTTTGACACTTCCAAGCCTGTGGGAGAGGACTACGACTGGATCCGGAGACTGCTCCGCGCAGGACACACCTTCGGGTCTGTGCAGGAACCCCTGTACTACGCCAGGAGACACGCAAACAGGACAACAGAGATCACTCGGCGGGCCAGGGAGAAGAGATGAGTATTCGCGCCTTCTGGTACGGGGATGAGGCGTCTCCCCAGGTCTCTCTGAGGAACTGGGGGGACATCTTGGCCCCTTACATCATCCGTGCCTTCTCTGGCCAGGAAGCGGTGAGCACGCCCCGCAGAGGACACCGGCACTTCGTGGTCGGATCGATTCTCCACAGGCTTCACGCAGGAGACCAGGTGTGGGGCTGCGGAGTAATTAGCCCCAAGCACGCAGTACTTCCCCCGAACGTGGTCTTCCATGCTGTACGCGGGCCACACACCCGGAGAATCCTGCGACAGAAGGGAGCACGGGTGCCGGAGATCTATGGGGACCCCGCCCTGCTGATCCCGCACCTCTACCGTGTCCGTAGACCGACGGTGACCCATCGTTTAGGCATCCTCCCTCACTACGTTGACATGAAGGCTGTGGCGCATCTGGCTTCGCCTGAGGTGAAGGTCATCGACATCTCAGCAGGGATAGAGGAAGTCATCCGCGAAGTGAGCTCGTGTGAGCGCATTGTCTCCTCCTCCTTGCATGGAGTCATCCTCGGGGACTGCTACGCGCAGAAGACTGCCTGGTTGACCGTAAAGGGTGGCGCAGGCCTGGTAGGTAAGGCGTTCAAGTTCAATGATTACTTGGCTTCCACTGGACGTGGATCGACGCCCTCTCCTCTGGAGCAATGGCCCAAGATCACCTGGCTATCGAGGATGGAGTACGACTCCCAGCCTCTTATCGACGCCTGTCCCTTCAACTTGAGGGGAATCAAGTGCTCGGAGGACCTCCCCTTGCGGTGGCTACAGTGAAGATCTTCTTGGCGACATCAGGACGAAGTGGGACAGGTTTTCTGGCGGCAGCCTTCACGAAGTTCACCTCTTTGGAGGTACACCACGAGGAGGCCCCCGTTCTGAAGCACGATCTCCTCCGACGAGCGAACTCTGTCCCGTACCCGAAATGCTCAGACCTGGTGAACAAGGCCAAGAGTATCGCGGGTCGCGGGCCGTACGTGGATACCGCCCACCAGTTCATGAAGGGGTTTGCTCCGTACGCCCTGGCCGAAATGCCTCAGCTCAAGGTAGTTCACCTGGTGCGCAATCCGTTAGAGGTAATGCGTAGTCGACTGTTGAGGGGAAGTGTCCCAGGAAAGACTGGGTGGGTTCAGTCTCTGGGACTACCGAATCAGCTGTTGCCTATCCCTGCAAAGGGACTGACAGACCTACAACTGATTGCGTGGGATTGGCTAGAGCACGAGGAGAGGTTCCATCGGATGTGCACCCAGTTCTCGGAGGTGCACGAACTTCGCTTCAGGGATCTGACGGGGACTCCGGCGGGCACCCTTCGAGACCTGTTCACTGCGCTGGGTCTTCGGCACTCTGTAGAGGAAAGACAGATCCCTCAATTGCACCGGAACGCTAACCCCAGACCCACGCAGGTTCTGCCCGGAGACCTCGAGAAGTTTCAGGACGTGTGTACACTGGTGCGTACGGCCGGATTCTCTGATCTTCAGTGGTTGGAGACAGCGCCTTACTCGTATTAGGAGACGACATGATCGAAACCCGATCCATTGAAGAGTGCCAGGACCTGGTAGAACTCTGGCTCGAGGGAGAGACCGGGGAGGTCATCGCGATCATGGGCGGCCCTCCCAGCGATGAGTTCCTCTTCGATTACTCCGCTGGGGGCCCGTACGGTCGCCCTGCCGAGAAGCCTGCCCCGAAGAAGGCTACGAAGACGCCCGCCCGCCTGAAGTTGGTGGATGAGGTCGGTACGACAGACAAGGTGAAGGCCAGCTGATGCGCTGCTTCTTCCTGAACACGAAGGCGGCTGAGGAGGAGGGAACTCCTCCAGCCCTAGAGATCCAGTGGCAGTGGTTCCCCCACTTCATGGCCACCGACATCTCCATGCACAAGCGCCTAGCAGAAGCCTGGAGGAAGCAGTGGGCAGGCGTGATCGAGATGCCTCTAGACGAAGAGGACGACATTCAGGAGCTTCACCTCGAGTCGATGAACTGCTGGGTCCTGGAGTGGGTGGCCTTGCAGTACCCGCTAGTCGCCGGCCTGGAGCGGTACCTCAAGGGAATGCTGGACATTCAGCAGGCGGCCTGACCTTTTCGGCAGTAGTGCCTGTACGGGGTCGAGAAGAGTGGCGGCTACGGAACTGCCTGAGCTCCCTCTGTGCACAGTCCCACCCCTTCAACAGGATCGTTGTAGTTGAGGAGGGCGAGAGCTCGAGGTTGAAGCACCTCTGCTCTTCTTTAGGCATCGACTACCTTCGAGTGCTCCCGATCCCCGGTCCGTTCAACAGGGCCAAGCTGGTGAACGTCGGAGCTCGCTACCTGCAGGGGACTGCACGGCACCTAGTAGCTGTGGACATGGACGCGATCGCGCTACCGCACGTTGTGAAGCAGGTCGCCGACCTGATTCGTGCAGGTGAGAAGCGGCCGATCAGTGTTCGACCGAGACGATTGAGTTCTCGGATCGGGACAACAGAGTGCTTGAGCGCTCTAGCATCGCGTGCCTGGGACGGCGGAGATCACATGACCTGGGGGATGTTCGCAGTAGACACATTCGCCAGGTTCACAGATCTTCAGGGCCTCGACGAGAGGTTCGCTGGTTGGGGGTGGGAGGATACTCATTACGTTAGAAGGGCCGGAGGTGGCAGGATGGCGGACCTGGGCAAGGCCGTACTTCACCAGCATCACCCCGCTGCCCCACGGCAGAGTGCTAGTAAGAACCAGCGGATGGCTCGAGGTCCCAACGGCAATGACACTCGGTGGGGGCTAAGAAACAGGATCGTAGATTCTCTGGCTTCTCCAGGGCCGGTGAGAGGAGAGTGGTATGGCGGGTCGTAAACCCTGTGGCTGTAGGAAGACCTCGAAGGTCAGTACTCCCGAGGATCGTAGAGTGACGGTAGTACGTCGTGGACGTACCCAGCCCTCGTTGCGAGTTCGTCAAATCGCTACGACTCCTGCGAAGAGTCGCAAGAAGTAACGGAGTCCTGTATCGTGCTCACAGCCGGACGTACAAATGAAGACTGATCGACTGCAGATGAGGGTTGACTCGGAGATCAAGAGCGACGTGCAGGAGTACGCCCGCGAGAGGGGAACTACTCTGTCCGCCTTGGTTACGGAGTTCCTGAAGGGCATCTCGAACAAGGTTCGGCAGGATCGACAGAAGGTCGAGGAGATCCAAGTACATGAGTTCTGAGCTAGTAGGCTCCGTAGTCGGACTGCATCGCACAGACGCTGCCGAGGTCTGTCGTGTACTGCGCCCTTACCTGGTAGCCGGCGGCGTAGCTTCAGTGGTCATCGACTTCGGTGAGCGGAAGATGTACTTGGAGCGCACGGCAGAGGCGCACAAGCAGGCCACTCTTCGAAAGCAGCAGAAGGAGCTCTCCGGCCTCACGGACCCCGTGCCCGTGGTGATGGAGAACGACCTGATCGAGATGAACGTGACCGATCTCTCCTTGAAGGAGGTCCTGTTCGAGTGCGTTCACCTGGCTGCCCGCTCCGGGGCGTTCGTTTCCCACTGGGCCTGCGGCAGTGTGCAGGCCTTCCGCGAGCTGGGCGGCTTCGAGATCTCTCTTCTGAACAGGGACTTCATCGTGGCAGGCGGCGTAGTGGTGGAGTCTGACCAACTACGAGTAGGCGATCTGGTTGCCTGCATGGCCCCCTCCCAGGACGCTCTGCCGATGGAGGTAGAGCGGGGCCTACTAATCCGACTGGAGGATCTACGCCGTGTCGAAACTAACGGACACTCTGATCGCCTTCGGGGCTATTCCGAAGGAGGTCCTGATCTCGATGAAGACCCAGGGGTTGATCACGGAGGATCAGGTCCTCCTACATGGTTCGGCCCCTCACCCTCATGACCTAGACGCCCTTGTCTGGGAGATCGAAAACGCTTTACGGGAGGACCACCTTCCAGAGCTTTTAGAGCTCGAAGGTGAGAGGGGTTGGGTAAAGCCGGTAGGCTCCGACACGCGGGTTCCTGCCTGGAAGACGGAAGGGCGGCTCTGGTTCGAGTACCTCGGGGATATCCCTGACGGCGTTATCTGGATCAGCGAGATAGAAGACACGTTCGCCGCCCTAAGCCTGAGAGATGTGAGCTTGGTGCGCCTCGACAAGAAGGTCCTGGTGCAGGCGATGATTGGCATGGAGTGAAGACAGTGTCAGGTGTAGATCGACTAGAAGCCGCCTTGCTCACCACCGGGCTAGTGAAGTCCGTCTGGTTCAAGGCGGAGCAGGAGCAGGCCTACACAGTCATGTGTCGTCCGGTAGGGGCTGACGGAGACGCCAAGTTCAAGACTATGGCGCTCCTGGCGAAGACCCTATTGCCTTCCAGTGGTGGGAAGATCTTGATCGCACAGCAGTTCGTGGTCAAGGAAGGGAAGATGGGCTACAGCTGGAACGTCTCCGTCTTCGGATCGACGGCTCTAGAGCTCCTCGAGAGTGCCCTAGGAGAGATGAGTCTGGAGATCTCCATTCCTGGAGTAGCGGTGGAGCAGCCTCCCGCCCCTCCTACAGCCTCCCCCACCTCCCTCATCCGAGTCCTGAGGGACACGGGCAGGAGAGATGATGGGGGAGTTCGGATCGTCTCCTTCCCGCTCCCCCATGTGAGGAGCCAGGACCGGAACAATCCCACGCAGGCAGATGGGTCGCCTCTAGGGCACGGCAAGGGAGCCTCTCTAGTGAGGTCTAGACGATGATCGGCGACACCAAGCCCGCCACATGGGACGAGTACCTGGAGCTCAACCCAGAGCATCCTGAGGCGGTCCTACGAAGGACGAAGACCCCCGAGGAGATGCATATCCTCGAGGAGCTCAACAAGGAGATCCAAGCAGAGGTCCAGAAGGACCGAGAGAAGCAGGCTCGATACAAGATCGAGGTGACCTTCGGGTCGAAGAGGACTCCGCTAGGACAGCCCAACGGGAACGCCTGCTCGATCGTCGTCTACGAGAGCGGTCGCCGCTTCCACGGAGGTGGGGACGACCTGGCTTGGTGGTGCAGTGCTCGAGATGCAGGTGCAGGGACGCACGCCAAGTTCCATGCAGATACGCACAAGCCGAGCAACAAGCAGATCGGTTGCGGCAAGGTCATCACGTCAGACTGCATCGTCAACGAGACGATGGTAGGCAAGGACAAGCAGATGACCACCGTCCGGAAGGCGGTCTGCCCGCACTGCGGCAGGATGTGGAACGCCGCGATGCTCACCGACTGTGTGATGGGCAGGTGGTCCACGCGGCGGCTAGCTAAGAAGCTGTACGACATGTGGATCCACGCCGACGGGGACGCGGACATCTACTTGAAGTACCACCACACCGACATTCGGTACATCACGATGGAGAAGCTGCACGGGACGTCCACCGCTCGTCACCTGAGAGGGATGGCGATCTACCCCTTGCAGAACATCATCAAAGACACGTCCGGAGGGGCAGGGGTAGAAGACCGCTTCTACGTCTTCCTGCAGCAGTAAGAAGTGGAAGCCACTCACAGAGACGCGACCCCTTCACACTCAGGTTGGAGTGCTCACCAGGTCGCGTCGGTCGGTTCCAGAGTCTGCGCTCTTGCCGGTTGGGGTACCTCCGCCCAGCGCGTTACCGACCATTCCACTTATACCTGAGCACCAAGGGGATTTGCGGTGAAGGCAAAAGAACTTCTAGAAGAGATCGCGCACCTTGAAGGGCTGATCGGCGTATGGTCACACCTTCGAGAGAAGCTCGATTCGGATCTCCTCCCCAACGGAGACGATGATCCGATCGTGAATCTCCGAGACGTCGAGCTGGCTCATGTGAATGAGGTAGCTGAGGAGCTGGACTCCACCCTCCAGGAGCTGCAAGAGGCCCTGGAAGAACTACTGAATCGGGACGTGTGATGAGCAAGGGTACGAAGAAGGACCTACTGGCGAGGCTCGAGAAGCGGATGTTCGTCTTCGTCACGGAGGCGCTGGACAAGTTCCGCAACGCCGTGAACGAATCGATGGAAATCAACATGGCGAGGCTCGGACAGATCGTTCAAGCTTCAGCAGCTGTGGTTGATGCCCAGAACGATCGAGTCAACGCCGTGGTCGATGTCCTGATCGACAAGAACCTCCTCACCGAGGAAGAGTTCCTCCAGTTCGCCACGTCTCAGAGGGAGCGACGAGAGGAGGCCATCAGAGTCTTCCGCGAGGAGCGAGAGGCCAAGAAGAAGTTGGCCGAGGCCGAGGCTCAGCTCGAGGCAGAGCGGGCCGAGAAGGGCGATGCTGTCCTGAAGGCGATGGGCGCAGTAGACGACGCCCCGCACGACCTGTCTGCGCTAGGCTCGCATCCCCCAGCGGCAGAAGTCTTCGGAGGTTGAGATGAAGAAGAGGCGAATCGTCAAGGTGGTGAACAACGGTCGTACTGGGATCGTGCAGGCTCCCAAGGGCGGCCTGAACAACCTGCGGTGCAAGTGCGGAGGCACGCTGGTTCGGCAGAAGCACGACAACTCCTTGCGGTGTGGCAAGTGTGGCTCGTGTCGGACAGAGACGCCCCTGTAGCTCGGTTGGTGAGGCGGCCTAAGGGGAGTTCGCCTCCCAGAGCTGCTCGTACTCCTTGGTACACGCACTGGTCACGGCACGTAGTCGGACGATCACTAGTGACTCTGCGTTCCTCTCGTCGGCGTTCTTGGTCCAGTTGAAGCTGCCAAGGGCGACCGCTCGAGAGGGGAGCAGGGCATCGGAGATCGCCATCTTGTGGTGCATCGAACCGCTCTGGTGGTCCAGCCTGGTAGGTACTCCTTCGACCATCATCCTGGCGACGATGGAGTACCTGCCGGCAGCCTGCACCTTGTCCACTAGGAGGCGGACAGCGACCCCTCGTTTGTGCGCTGCTACGACTGCCTTCCCGATGCTCTCATGCGTCAGGGCGTAGATGGCTATGTCCAGAGTGGACTGAGTGTTCCGGATGAATCCCTCGATAGTGGCCGCAGAGCCACGGTTCGGGGAGAAGTAGGTCGAGACATAGGGTCGTCGTGACATGAGGGCAGCGTAAGCTAAGAAAGAGGATAGGGGAGGGGCCGAAGCCCCTCCCCTATCTCACGTTCTAGCTGACTCCGAGATCAGCACGGACCTGATACAGCTTCTCCAGGAGAGCAGACTTGCCTCCCCGCAGCTTGCTGGCACCTACGATCTGGCACACCTTGGAGGCGTACTTCCGCAGGTCTCCCAGCTTCTGAGTAGCCAGGACTCCGTCGGAGAGCTTGTGGAAGTCCTCCCACCCGCTCACCACCACACCGGCCACCCAGAACCTGACTGGCTCTGCTTCCGACTCGTCGACCACATCGGCCTCGTCCACACCAGAGGAGTCCATCTCCTCGACCTTCCCCTCCTCGAACGTGGTGCTGGGCAGGAGCTGACCTCCGTAGTGCCCAACCACCTCGTACTTACAGACCCGCATCTTGCGCTGGCCGGAGTCGTAGGGGATGCAGACCACGTCAGCCGGATCGACCTTGACCACCACGGTGCGGCTCCCGAAGGAGGTGGCGTAGCTCTCGTCTCCGACGTGGAAGCCGTAGTGGCATGCGTAGTCCGGGTCATCGCTGATGCGGTTGCGCCGCATCTCGTTGACCGTGCCAGGCTTGTTGTCCACCTTCCCAGTGTGGCAGTCGGTGTAGTCATCCTTGACGCCCTTGTAGGCCAGGAAGTACCCACCTTCGACGATCGGGATGCCCTGGTGGGCCATGAAGGGGTAGAGCTGGGCCACCGATCGGGAGGACGGGTTCAGCTGGAGCCGCTTCCAGAAGGCGAACATGAAGCTGGGATCATCTCCCGCCTCTGCCATCTCCAGGATGCGCTCGTTGAGCCTCTGGTCGATGGGCTCGCTGTTGTAGAAGATCAGGTTGTCCTGCACGGTGAACTCGCCCGAAGCCCACTGCTCGATGGGGATCTTGGGGGAGATCATGCGAGCGAGCTCCTCCCAGTCCTCGTGGAAGACCGCGGTCTTCACCGCGTCCCAGTTCTTCTGCTCTCGCTTGATGGTGTACGGGGTGCCCTCGAGAACCACCGTGATGGACTCGTTGGTCTGCGTGTATGCCGGTGTTGCTGTCATTTCTTCCTCTGGCTGTCGACTAGTTGGATGTACTCAATCCAGTCAGCCGCGTGCCGACTGGTGAGATGATTCATGTTGAAGGCGGGGTTGTTTACCTGGAGCAGCGGGTAGCGCTGCTTGATGTCCTGAACGAGGTCCCGCCCTGCTTCGCCTGGAGCAGACTTGGGGTGGGCTTGCTTGGACCGCTCCCACAGTGCGCCAGCGTTGACGTTCTGTGCTGCGTAGAGAGCCTTTCTGTACTCCCTATCAGTGCGGAGGAACTTCGATATCCGATGCTTCTTGCCTAGGAGCTTCTCGACCTCCGTAGTGTCGGCAGTGGATCCGACGGAGCTGGTCCAGGCGTAGGCCCGTGCCAGGTACTTTGCCCTGGGTAGCCGGAGAAGGTCATCCAGGTACGACTCGTACCACTCTGTGAACGGGATCGCGTCTACGTCGTCCGCATAGACAGGCTTGGTCTGCGTGCTCCGCAGTCCGTAGAAGTCTGGCAGGGGCTCCTTGAAGAGCTTCGCCAGATCTCGAGCTATGTCGACGCGCTGGTAGAACCTTGCGGTGCAGGACTTGAACTTCTCCAAGATCACGAACACATCGTCCTTGTCCAGAGGGATCTCCGCCTTACTCCAGTCCTCGGAGTCGTAGGAGAAGTACCCGTCACGGCTCAGTACGAAGGTTCGCTGGTTGTACTTGGAGTTCGACGGCCCGTAGTTACGGGAGGATGTCGAGAAGGGCACGTAGGTCATCTTGGAGGCCCGGAGAACCGGAACCCCTGTCAGCTTGTGCTTCTCCAGTACTTCCAGCAGCTCCTTCTCTGCATCATCCACTCCGTTGATGGGGAGGATGAACCGATCGCTGTTCGACTCGTAGTACCCCCTGGAGTTCTTCGCGTTGTCTCGGATGATGAAACGGGTGCCCACATCAACTTCGATTCTGCGAATGCTCTCCAGGGTCCATGCTCGCTTCTTGTACCCAGGCTTCTGGAGGTGACGGAGACGAAACTCCTTGGGAGCCTCCTTTGGATCCGCCGGAATGATGGTCACGGAGCTGGATTCGTAGCCCTTGGCGACCTCTTGCAACCCGCTCAGTCCTCTAGCAGTCATCAGCCGGAGTACTTTGTGGCGCCGTTCCCAGTGCGACAGGGTTGGATCGTCTACCGACTTGGCGAGGTCCTTGATGATCTCGTCTCTGAGATCTCCTAGCCTCTCTACGATCCCGTTCTTCGTGTCCTCGGTGTACTCGAGACCTTCCCGGTTGGCCGCAACGTCCACATCTCCGATGTCGAAGAGCAGGCCGCCTCTTGCAGCACGCGAGAAGCCTATGAGTCCTGCGTCCCGAAGCCGATCACTCACCGAGGTGAAGTCGATTCGGTACGGGACGCAGCCCATCACAGCTACCCACTGATCCAGTCCGTCGAACTGCTCTGCGTAGACGAACCCCGCGCTGTTCTTGTCCAGCTCGAGCTTCGGCAGTTCCAGGTTGATGACGGGCTGCGGGTTGAAGAAGGGGAACAGGGCAGCAGCTTCCCGCTGGAAGTCCCAGATGTCCTTCGGATCGACCTGAACCTTGATCTCGACGCCAGTTTCGTCCGCCTTGCACGGAGCCTCGCCCAGCTTGTTGATCACGCCCACGTCGGACTCGTCCAGGACCGCCACGTAGATAGACTTCACGCCCGCCTGGAAGGAGGTGACGGTGAAGCTGTCTGCGTAAGCGAACGCGGACTTGGCCCCGATCCCCAACATGCCTACGGCCACGTCCGCATCCCTCTTGGTAGAGGCACCGTACTTGACGTAGACGTTGAGGACGTCGTCCTCCGACAGCCCCCGCCCGTAGTCACGAATGACTAGGGCGGGAACCAGCCTGGTCGGAAGGACGACCTTGATCGGTCGGTCGGGGGTGCCCGCATCACGGTGCTCATCCCACGCATTGGAGCCGTACTCCCTTAGGACGGCCAGGATCTTGTTGGTGTAGAGGCGGTCTCGGAGAATCTGCAGGATGTGGGCTTGATCCTGGTCGCTGATCCCGAAGACCCCCTGGGTCATCACTCCGCCACTAGTGACGGCTCTAGTCTTTCTGCTCGGTATCACCGATGCTCTCCTACAGCTTCATGTTGATGCACTCTTCAGCGGTCTTGTCGTCTCTCAGGGCCACCACACGGGGGAACCTGAGAGCGTTCGTCTTGCCTCCTTGCGTGATGTAGGTGCGGGAGTCGTACTCCGCCCGCACCACCACCGGGTACTCGTCTGGATCGATCAGCCTCGCCTTCATGGCGTCGGTTAGCCCTCCCCCGCAGTTGCAGATGAAAACCAGCTCATCGTTCCTGTCCAGCTGGTAGAGGCCCAGGCTGCCTACCTGCTTCTGGTGTCGGCCCGTACCCCACGTACCGATTCCCTTGTCGGGCTCCCACAGACCTACGAAGTCGTCCTCGTAGGAAGGCTTCAGCTTCCCGACGAACCTGCCGGGACGATCTGCCTTGCCTCGGAAGTTGAAGCCCTTCTCGCCGTAGACTCCCTTGGGATCGACTACTACCCACCCCTCCCAGTCGAACTGAGAAGCCAGGCTCTTGGCGATGCCGTCCAACAGCACCTCTCGGATCGTCCCAGAGGAGTCCTCGAACTTGGCCACCGGGTACTCGGAGAGCGTCTTTCGGAAGTGGAGCTCAATCCCGTCTTCTGCGGCTAGGGAGATCACGGCAGGGATGCCGTCATCCCAGATGTCCTTGCCAGTGAAGACTTCGGGCTCTGCGAACCCCTTCGTGCTCCGGGCTACGAGCCCCTGCAAGGTTCCCAGCCGCTCGCTGAACGGACGGGTCTTGACTACAGGCTCTCCGTCCCACAGTGCGATGTCCCACGGGTAGAACTTGAGGAACCCGCTCGTCTGCTGACGGGAGAGAGCCTTGCCCGTGGAGGACTTGATGACTTCAGCCACTCCCTTGAAGTCGTCCTGTCCGTCACGATCCGCTACGAGCTCTCCCAGCACGATGCTGTTCGGGGCCAGAGTTCCATCGTAGAGCGCCTGAACGGCCTCCTCGTAGATGTACGGAAGCCTCTCTGCCCAGTCCCGCTCGGGCTCCTTGTCCATGCTGGGCATCATGCGGCGGGAGTAGAACTCCACGTCATCCTCCGTGGTGCGGAGGACGTACATCATGCCGTCCCGCTTCCTGAAGAAGAGTGCGTCGCCGGAACGAGCCTTCTTCTTCAGCCCCGCCCCCAAGGAGTTGTCGGGCTTGTAGAAGCAGAGGTTGCTGGGGAGGGGCTGCTCGGGGTCGATCTTGTCTGCTCGACCCCCTCGAAGGGGTCGACCGTCCTCGTACTCCAGGTACCCGGAGCGAGTCTTCAGAGTGATCTTCCTCTCCGCCTTCAGTACGGCGTTCTCGGAGGGGGAAAGCGCGTTCGCCTTGCCCCTGTTCACACCGCCGTAAGTGTGGGACGTCTTCTGCAGCTGCCCGTCCAAGGTTCCGTGCCAGGTAGTCTCAGTCGCGCTGACTACCCGGATCTTCCACACCAGAGTGTGCTTGCGACCCGTCTGTCTAAACTCTCTTGTCGATCCATTCCACGCCATTTGTAGATACCTCCTTCAGGGGTAGGTCCCTGTGTCTCCACAGAGTCCTTATCCCCTAGATGGTGCAGTCTTTCAGGCGGGTTTTTAGGGCTAAGTATTGGTGCCCGGCTCCGCCGGACACAGTCTACTATTGTCCTCTGTTGAGGTACCTATTTAACTGAGGTATTTCAGTGGTTTATCCTCTTTTTCTGACACTCGATTTAGGGCTTTGAGATTCGGCATCTTTCCTCCTTCAGCGTCTACATGCCCGTTATGGGATCCCCCTCCGAAGAAGGGGATCCCGGAAGCCAGGATCCCTACGACCCTGACTGTTCGTTTCGTTTGATCAACATCTCCGACAGCATCGCTGCCATACAGACGTCCTCGTAGACGTCCGAGGGCAGATCTCCCCACGACATACCGCCAGTGAAGATGTACTCACGATCGCGGATGGCAATGGTGACCAGCTCTCGGTGCATACCTCCTCGGTGGTAATACTCGACGAACACGACGTCGACGGCAGTACGAAGCCTGTCCGTCACATCTGCTCTCGAGTCAGCTTCGTCGTCGTACTCCAACCTATCCACCACCATGTCGAACAGGAGGTTCGGTGGATTCGCTGCTAGTGCCCGGAGCTTCCCCACCGTGTCATCGGTGAAGGGCTCAGGGACTTCGGCGTAGGCCAGGATCAGGTCGGCACCCATTACTCCTCCTTCTCCGCACAGACGTGCTTCTCGTCTCCGTAGACCTGGTACTCCTCGTCACACTTCTCGCAGAGCTCCCAGATGAGCTTCTTACTCCACTCGAAGTCTGCTAGATCTCCTTGGCCTCCATCGACTCGCTCCCCATCCTGGAACTCCACGTAGCCCGCGAAGCCCATCCCTGGCTCGGCGTACTCGACCCGAAACACCAGCGTCGGAAAGTCCTTTGAGACCTTCGCCACTAGTGCTATGGGCGGGGCCCAGGCAGTGGCGAAGCCGTAGATCGCTGGAACGTCTCCGTCCTCGTACGTGTCCTTACCCAGATCCCACTTCGTTCCCCAGTGCTCTACTCTCCAGTCGTACCAGTTGGGGGTGTCTCCAGGAGACCCCGTCCCTTCGAGCCCGGCTGGCATGGGGTGAAGCTTCTGGAAGCTTAGGAGCCTTTCGTCGTCCCTGGCCACCTCTCGGAAGCGCGCAATCTCGTTGTCCGGCCCGCAGATCTCTAGCCGGTTCTCACACCAATTCGGCATCACTCATCTCCTTGTTACGCCCGGATCGGGCAGCGTGGTAGCGTGCGGGACCTTAGGAGGTCCTCATGAAGTCCCGTTTCTCTCTGTCTCTAGTGGATGGCGTCCCCGTCCCTTCTTCCCAGGCGGAGATGAAGGAACTGTTAGACTCCGAGACCGAATTGCTAAATGAATGGCTGAGGTCTCAGGGCGCCGGCGCTCTGACGAGCTTCGAAGACGCCATGGTACGGACGTACCTGGTACAGAAAATTCGGGGTTGCCTCGATGGTCAGTCGTCCCGGGAAGGAGTCAACTCCATGGTCACCAACGGTGCCTCTGTTGACCCCACGACTGCAGCTAGACAGTAGTCTTATCCCAGCGCCTCCCCGATTCTTTCACCAGGAGCCGTAGGTGGTCTGGACATCTGATCAAACAGCCGCGCTGATCGGTCAGCAGCAGCAAATGGCGATGCAGGGCCAGCAGATGGCCCAGTCCATCGGGGCGGGGTTGCACATGCCCATGCCCCGGCACCCTGCCGCAGGGCACGGGATCCACTCTTACGGAAGAGGGGCAGCTGGCACCGCGTTGTCGACCATGGCATCTCCGGTGAACCTGGCCAACAAGGTTACAGGCTTCGCCGGAATGGGGTTGATGGGGGCCGGTCTAACCGGTTGGGCCGGAGGAAAGCTAGGTTTAGGAGTTACTGGCAGAGGTTTGATGGCCTCTATGGGCGGTCTGGGGGGAGGGGCCGTGGGAGCACTCGGCAGCCTCCCTGCGTTCGCGGCTGTAGGTGCCGCCGCTTACGGAGCCAATCAGATGGTGGCGGGGTACCGGGAGACTGCCCAAGTCGGCAGCCTGATGGCCCAGAACTATTCCTTCTCGAACCCCAACGCCTTCTCGGGGCAGGGGTTCAACCCGAAGGACGTTAGTCAGATCGCTAAGACCATGCGGAGCGTGGCTACCTCCTCGCAGACCGGCATGGACGACATCATGCAGACCTTCCAGTCGATGAGCGACATGGGGATGATGCAGACCGTCCGCAGTGCTCAGGACTTCGAGAAGAAGTTCAAGGGCATGATCGACTCCGTTAAGAAGATCTCCCACACGTTCAGCACGTCAATGACAGAGGCAGCGGAGCTTCTGGGATCTATGCGTTCCTCGGGCCTGTACACCGCCCAAGACGTCTTAGGGGGAACCCTGCAGCGACAGGTACTGGGCGCGCATGGGTTGAGTGCTCAACAGGTCACAGGGCTCCAGAGATCTGGAGCTGCTACGGCCGCCCAAATAGGGGCTCGGAGAGGTACGGGAGCCAGGCTGAATACCGGACTCGCTGCTGCAGTGGGTACCGCTGCTCGAATGGGGGTCATCTCCTCCGAGGATCTGATTGAGGCAACTGGCATGGAGGGGGCTGACGCATACGCGGCTATGGGGCAGCGGCTGGGCGAAGCCTCCATGCAGTTCACGCAAGGGCAGGCTGGCCGAGCTGCAATGATCTACGCCGGCGAGATGAAGGACGGTCGGTTTACAGGCCGCATGAACGCCGGTGCCATGGACGACATCCTTTCGGGCCGCGTGGGCATAGACAAGATGCTCTCCGTAGCAGGAGAGAGAACTCAAGATGCGCGAGGGAAGGCATCCTTCGCGGCCAAGTCCCACGAGATGTCCGGCAACTTTGCTCAGGGTGGGGGTAACGAGGCGATGATGGCGATCGTCCGGAGCATCGTAGACAAGCTCGAGCCGGGTGCCGATAAGAACGACATGATCACTCTAGTCATGGACAAGATCGCCGGCGTGGACCGTCAGACGGCAGCGCTCCTGGTCAAGATGTCGGGAGAGTACGACGACATTCGTCGGGAGCAGGGTCAGGAAGCTCAGCAGCTGATCCAGTCCCGGGCCAGAGAGTACGAGCGGGAGTACTACCGATCGTGGGGAGGGGTGAAGAGACGCATCAAGCAGGGGTGGAAGGAGAGCGTTTCCGACCCGATCAAGGGAGTTGGCGGAGACATCGGCACGGATATCGAGATGGGCGTGGAGAGCATCGCCAACATGGTCTACGGTCGTTATAGATCGGAATCCATCTCTGGCGAGGAGATGAAGCGCGTGAGGCTCATGTCGTACGACGATCGGCAGGCTCAGCTAAGGCAAGCGTTGCAAGGGGAGCGCATACACATCCTGGACGGGTTTACTGGCGGCACTCGAGGGAGGCTCTCTAAGTTCACTGGCCCCGGAGGGTACATCACGTTTGACGAGGACAACACCGACGAGCTGATGTCGGTCCTCTCTGGCGAAGGCGCCATGGGCGCGGGTTTCGGTACCCTAGAAGGGGTCTCTCAAGACGCTGTGGACAATGCCGCAATCGGTCTCGGATTCTTGGCCGGGGATATGGACCTGCAAGGCAAGGAGGCCGCCAGTCATCTGCTGACCAGACTTAGGGCTTCAAAAACTAGAACAGCGCGCCAAGAGCAGGCACTCCAGATAATCCAGGACAAGTCCGGGGCAGCCAATATCGGATCTAGTAGGAGCGTAATGACTCCGGAGCAGCGAGGTGTTGCCTTGGAAACCGTGACCTCTCTGATGCGTGCGGGAGGTGTAGAAAGCTTCGGAGCCGATGGAACTTTCAACGCTACTGCAGTCGATCAACTGTTGTCGGGTAAGGCAGCGGCGGCCAAACACGATCTGTTCGGTGGAGGCGGGCTGTTGAAGGGCGGTGCGAGGTTGGCTGGGGGGGCTATCGGAGGGGCCGTGGGAGGGGTGATCGTAGGCGCCCCCACCGGCGGTTTAGGCGCCGCTTTGGGCGCTGGGATGGGCGCTGGGGTGGGTGCAAGTATCGCCACTGGAATGTTCATGGGCAGCGCCGCTGACAAGACTGGATCCTTGAGGGAGGTCCTGTCGGGGCCGGAGCTGAGAGGGGTGGAGCGTCTTCTGGAAGACACAGACACTCGAGCGGCAACACTCCGGATTCTGAAGGGGGACATCACTGATGTAGTCAGTAAAGACGGCCAGCTTTTGACTAAGGGATCTCTTGAGGGTCTAGGGGCATACGCCAGTGGTGTGGATAACGAGGAACTACGACGGCAGTTCGGCACTATTGGTGAGGCTGGTAGCTCAGGAGCGAAGAGTCTGTACGCGGCAGCGTCTGCTATGGCAGAAATGACTGAAAGCGAGGCCAGTGCAGTACGCGGCGCACTCACTCGGTTCGGGGGGACCGTGGGAACCAGTGCCATTGCCCGCCTCTCTGCGGCTGAAGCCACTGTGGGCTCTGAGCTACTCTCTAACATCAAGCAGGTGCCGGGCAGCATCAGGGGGGCTGTTGAAGCGTACGCAAAGCAGGTGGCTTCCCAAAAGAGAGGAGACCTAGAGCCTATCGTTGCTGCTTTGGACGCTTTGGACGCTGTAGATGCTAGAGACGCTCTCCGGATTCTAGGAAATGTGCCGGGCGGGGCATCGCTGAAAGCGCAGTTGGAGGCGCGGCTGGCGCTAGCGGGAATGGACGCCAGCACTTCTGCAGCTGATATCTCTGAGGCTCTGACGTCTGCGGGGGTTGCAGATGCGGAGGAGCTGGGCTCGGCACTGGCAGGGAGGAGCGACCTAATAGAGCAGGCTGTATTCTACGCAGGGTCTCAGGACACTTCGGTTATCGCACAAGCGGGAGGTACGCGTGCCCGCTCCACGCACGTAGAGACGGCCCTCGTGACGAAGATGGAGGGTCTGATAGGGGGTATGGACACCTTGATCACAAGTCAGACGCTCGCGATAGAGTCTATGGACAAGGTGGTGGAGGGGCACGACAAGAAGCTCATCGAGCTGGAGAAGCATCCATGAGTCAGTTCGACGAGATCCGATCCCGAGAAGAGAGGGTCGAGGAGTTCACGGTAGGTCGAGGTGTGCGGATCAAGCGGATCCGCATCCTGAGTGAGGCGATCGTTGACGACTTCATGGTGAACGCGATCAAGGCTTACGCCGCGAAGGTCAAGACAGGTTCTGGCGGAACGCCAGAGTACGGCAGAGACGTCACGGACTACCTGCTGGCACGCGGAAGGGTGAGAATGTGACGATCATCACCTTAGAGGAAGAAGTATTCCACGCTTCGCCGGAGGAGGTAGCCGCTACTGTGGGTCGGGAGCACAGTACGACTCGCTCAACCGCGTATCGGAGGAAGGTGACCGTTGGGGAGCAGAGCATCGGAGGGCTCTACGTCCGTAGACCTACTCGAGGCATCCAGGTGACGCCGAACACGTACTCGACCATGCGGGTGCTGGATGCAGGGGGAGCTCCTGTAGGACTCATCAACTCCAGTGCCCCGCCGAACGGGACAAAGAGCGCCGACATGTCGGCCAACTACATTCTCCAGTCCGTCAGCGAATCGAGAGACGAGAAGCTGCAGTTGTTGGAGACCTTCGGCCAGGCCTACGGCTTCTTCTTTGGGGAGCGACCTCGAGTAGTGCAGTTCAGTGGAGTGCTGGTGAACACCGCTGACTTCAACTGGCGATCGGAGTGGTGGGAGAACTACGAGAACATCTTTCGGGGCACGAAGCTGGTGGAGCGGAATGCTCGGCTGTACATCTCCTACGACGACATCGTCGTTGAGGGGTACATGCTGAACTCCGTGATCGGGCAGCAGGCAGAAGCGAACCCCAACCTGGTGTCCCTCAACTTCTCGATGTGGGTGACGGGGTACCACGACAACAGCAACGTCGGAGACGCTCAGTTTCCCGGGTACACTGAGTTCCGAGAGGTTGAGATCGCTCGAGTAGCTGTCGCTAATCAAGAGATTTCTGCTACGGCGTATGCCCGTAACGCGCAGGTCAGGACCCTGTTAGCCGGCGGTCACATCGACACTCAGTCTAGGGCGAGGCAGGCCCGTGCGGCATACCAGACCCCGGAGGAAATAGAGGAGCAGTTCATAGAGGAGGATCTTGACTCCATTCGTAGCACCATCCACGACAACACCGACGAGTACGTGTACTCAGTAGACGGCTACGACCCGGAGGCGGCCGGAGCAGAGTACGCCCGAGCTGACAAGGAGACGAGCACTCCTCCAGAGAACCCGACCGAGGTACACGACAAGAGCTTTGGGGTTCTGAAGAAGAACCTGTCCGGCAATCTGCAGGGGGCCATGACTGTGGTGGGTGGGCAGATGCTTGCAGCCAACGGTGAAATGTCCGCCGGGTCCGTAGATGATCCGCCTACCCACGGGGCCTTCGTAGTTCGAGATATGATGCTACCCACGACGACAGGCGCTCCTAGGGAGGACAATGTCATGGGCGGCCTGTCAGCGGTTAATCCGGCTCTCTGATGGCGGCGCACGGCCAAGGACGTAAGATCCACCTGCGGCTGTTCCTCGAAGGAATCGAAGTTCCTGTAGTAGGCGCTTCCGTCAACGCCTCCATAGGGAGCGGAGCATCCGCCAACGTCCAGGTAGTTCCGACTGATCGCGCTCTGGAGCTCAAGCCAAGGACGTTGGTTCATCTGTTTTACCTAGACGAGGGAGCAGGTCCGGCTAGGTGGACGATCCCTGAAGATGAGTGGGGAGAGGCCAAGGATCGGGGACAGTATCGACTCATGTTCTGCGGGGAGATCGTTTCCGTAAGCATGAGCAAGTCGCCTGGCAGCAGGTCGGTGACGTTCCAGTGCTTGGACACCAGCTCCTACTGGGACACCACCTTCCAGTACATGATGAGTGTGTCTAGCGACAAGCTCGCAGAGCGTCCCGCCGCGTACTTGGGCGCTAGTGACAACCTCTTCGATGACGTGGTGAACAACCCCTCCACGGTGCTGGCGGGGATGCTGACCAAGACTCCCTTGACTCCTGATCTGCAGAACGCCACAGGACTTCTAGGAGGAGTAATTCACACACTTGAAGCAGTGGGAGGGGTTCCCGGTATTCGGGCTGGGGCGAATCTGTACAACACAATCGCCGAACTCCGAGTCAAGAACACTCACCAGGTCGGGGCAGTGGAGGACGACGTCACTGCCGGAGAGCTCTTCAAGGCGAGGGCGTTTACCCAGTGGTTGGAGAACTCACTAGGAGGCATGGGCGATCTCGTGAGCTTCCGAGATGTCGTAGGGCTCTTCAACTCGCACACGTACCACGACGTCTGCCCCAATCCGACGCCGCGATACATTCTAGGGGAGCGGGTTTCGGGTCTGTCGGATGAGATAGTCGCCACCTCGGCGGTGTCAGACGAGTTGGCCGCGCAGGAGATCTTCGAGTATCATAGCCTGATAGGTGGGTGCAACCTGGATCTCGCGCAGAGGTGCGTGGCCTTGGCCCACAAGATCGGCGCAGATCCTTACGACCTGGCAGCCATCATCCAAAAAGAGTCTGAGTGGAACATCGCCAGCCAGAACGTAGAGAACTGGGAGGACGCAACAAAGCCGCCTCCAGGGACCTTCGCTACAGGACTGATTCAGTTCACTCCAGCGAATGTGTACGACCTCCCCCCGCTGGCAGCGAGGCTGACTGACTTCGAGAGGAAGAACGTCGTCTGGCAGAAGAAGTGGGGAGAAGGAATTGATGATGGCGGGCTCAATGAAACGGAGTTAGCAGACCAGCTCGACAATACCCAGTGGGCTCGGCGGTCGGTAGGCGTCAGGATCCTGATGCTCGACGTCGATGAGCACTTCGAGCTCATGCACCAGTACTTCATGAGGGGCGAGCGCCCACCCGCCGAAGGGTGGAGCCTTCGCAGTCTCCTGATGAAGGTCTTTTACCCGGATTACATCAACAAACCAGGGAATACGAGATTCCCTGACGACGTCATCGCACAGCAGCAGGGCAAGAGCGCTCTTCCTCCCTTCACTACACCGGATGAGTACACGGCTCTAGTGGTGCCGAAGCTGGTGCCGGGCAGGGGCAGCGGACTGGCTGATATCCCTACCAGGGAAGCCTCGAACTTCGCGGAGAAGAGGCGAGCAGCGCGCCTGCTCACGCAGATCATCCGGCCGGACGTCTGGTTCGTGGCCCCTCCACGATGCAACGTGATCTTCCCAGAGCAGCAGCTCAGCGTGAACTACGCCCGTGGGTACATGCGAGAGGTCTCTCGCATCCAGCTGCGAACAAACCTGGAGATCCTCGGATCGGAGGAGAACGCCCTACTAGCGTCCTTCAACTACTCCCCCCGGGTCGAGGAGTTCCGGAAGGAGTTTGAGGCAGGCGGCCACCTCACCAAGAACTTCACGATGCAGCACGAGCGGTTCACAGGAATCGTTCCTCGCTTCGAGCGCATGGGCCAGGTCAACTTCTTCGCCAACAAGACGTTGACGGAGGCTCGAGCAGCGCAAGGACTCTCCTCGGACGCGGACGCTCTGAGGAAGCATGTCGCAGACTTCAACTTCTTTCGGCACCGCTTCTCGTCTAGATCGATGGAGGTGAGCTGCTACTTCAACCCGTACCTGGCTTTGGGGTTCCCTGGCGTAGTGATCCAGAGGGGGTTCACTCCTCCAGGGGACATGACCGTGCAGCAGGTCTTCAGCAAGATTAAGGAGTCCGTCACCGGCTTTGAGCTAGAAGGGGGCATCACGTACCTGCCTACTGCCATGCTCGGACTGATCAGCTCCCTGTCCCACTCCATTAGTCAGTCCGGAGGGACCTCGTCAGCCTCGTTCACGCAGGCCCGCTCACATAGAACGGCTGACGGATCTGATGATGAGTTCCTCAACCTCTTCATCGGGGCGCGGGAAAGGGCGCTGGATGGCGTGACCATGGTCACCCACTTCGATCACATCACGTCAGACATCGCGGACTCTCCAGAAGCTGCGAAGTTCTTGTACGGAAGATCCGTCGATCCTGCCCCCGCCAGCTCTACTGCCGCCCCCTCTCTAGAGGATCTGCAGCAGGACGCGGAGGCCCGGTTGCTCGATACGGTCGGGATCAATGGAGGGAAGATTACCTCTGTTATGGTTGGGGGTGTGGGCCCCTTAATCCGGCTCTCTGAGGGTGCGTTCTCCGTGCCGGCCGGAGTGCCTGACGAGCACCCAGCTGATCACGATGCAGTGTTCTTCTCCGACATCATTATTGAGGAAAGAGTCACGTTCAGCGATGAGGACAAGGAGACCTTCGCTACTACGAAGATCCAAACGCCTGTAGAGATGGCGTTGTTCCCTCCCTGGTTCTCCGACGTGTACTACAACGACAAGATCGGCAAGAAGGTGTACGAGCCGCTATTCGGTACCGGGTCGGTAGTAGACGATCAGGTGTTCCAGCTGAGCAACGCGGATCGTCTAGGCTCTTTGAGGTCGGACCATGTCTACGTGGATGTGGCCGTCACTGTCCCATCCACAGACGGTACGGCGGCGGCGGAGAAGTCTGAGGTAAGGAAGATCAAGGTGGAGCAGAGTGTGTCTATTGCTCAGGCAGTTGACGCACTAGCGACCGTTTACGGGCACTTGAAGTCCTCTCAAGGAGATCACCTGGACCTGACCAAGTTCATTCAGAACTACACCTTCCGCCCAGTTGCTAGGATGGATGAGGTGCTGGGCCGTCATGTCGAGTTCGGCAAAGATGGCGCGTTGACCAAAGGGGAAGAAGGGTTCCATAGTCGGGCAGTAGCAGAGCTAACCGGACTGAAAGGGTTGATCAACGACCCGAACAAGAGAATGCCCAAGGTCTCCATGGGAACGCCGATTCAGCTGAATCCGGATATGGACCCTCGGCAAGCCAGACGCGCTAAGGTTCTGGCGTACCGCAGAGAATTGTTAGGCCGAGGCGGCGATCTTGGTCGAGGCTTGGAGGGATAGACAGATGCTCAGTGCTTTCGGTGAAGAGATGATCAAGATCGCGGTGAGCAAGTCCGCCCCGTGGACCAAGGAGGCTCGCTTCAGCAAGGTCCAGCAAGGCCTCCTAGCCGGCGTTGTAGGCACCGTAGGAGCGGAGCAGGCAGCCAAGGACATCTCCGTGGGCCACAGGGTGCGGAAGCAGCAGAGGCGGCAGCTCAAGGCCCAGAGGATGATGCAGCGATACGGCGGATGAACCACCTCGTCTACCAGGCATTCGGACTCGAGCTGCTGAAGTTGGCAGAGAACGCGAAGTCGCGTGAGCGGAAGAAGAGGGTCTTGCGAAAGATCGACTCTGCGCGCCCGTACGCTCATCGAGGAGTGATCGGGGCCATCCCGGGAGGCATGCTGGCCAGCTTCGGGGCCAAGAACCCTGGCCGTAAGCACCACCTTGCAGGGGCGGCTATCGGAGGGGCTGTCGCTGCAGGGGACAAGTACCTGGAAGAGCTGTCCACCCACCGGGGGTACAAGGGCGTCCTGAAGAACTACCGCGAGTCGGCTGAGAAGACCGCCGTAGACATAGGAGTAGACCTCCGTAGGAACGGTCTGGCGAAGATCAAGCGCCCCGCCTTCTCTCCTCCTAGCACCCTGACGGCGGCTAAAAGCTCCTTGAAGACGGATCAGTCGGCGTTCAGGTTCAACGCTGGTAGATCTGGAGTACCTACCCCTCCCTCTAACGCTCAAGCCACTACGGTACCGCTCCCTAACCCCGGCTTCAGGTAATGGACGAGGACATCCTCCACAAGCTGGCCGCCAAGAGGCCCGGCTTGTCTGCCCGTCGGCAGGCAGAGATGGAGTTGTGGAACCAGTGGAAGGCATCGGGAGAGGATCCGGTCAAGCTGGAACCCCTCGTAGCCTCCTTCCAGAACCTGGCACAGAGTCAGGTTAGGAAGTTCTCTGGACGGGTGCCCTTGCCTACCCCCGTGATCGAGGCGGAGGTGAACCAGCAGCTGCTCAACGCCTTCCGTACCTACGATCCGAACTACGTCGGTAAGAAGTCCGGCAAGCCTGCTGCGCTCAGCACTCACGTCTACGGACTTCTTCGAAAGTCCGGCCGCTTCATCAAGAAGTACCAGAACGTCGGAGCGATTCCCGAGAAGCGGATCAACAAGATCACGGAGTACAAGGGGGCGCTGAGTCAGCTGTCTGAGGACTTCGGTCGAGAGCCCACTTCCATGGAGATCTCGGACAAGCTGCAGTGGGCGCCTGCAGAGGTGAACCGCATGCAGTTGGAGATGCGGAGGGATCTCCTGACGTCAGGCTACGAGGGAGCAGTAGAGCTCTCAAATCCTTCCTCCATGATCCCTCCCAAGGACTTGGAGATCATTCGGCTGATCAAGTACGAGCTGGCTCCCCGTGAGTACACTGTCCTCGAGTACTCGCTCGGTCTCAACGGTAAGCCCACGCTGGGAACCGGTGAGATTGCTAGGAGGATTGGCGTGTCGGCCCCCACTGTCTCCCGTATAAAGAACAAAGTAGAGAAGAAGTTCCGGGAGTACGGCGGTGGCATCTAGCCTAGACGACCTAGAATCGTCCGCTCGAGAGTGGATCGATAAAGAGCGTGACCGCGTGAACAACGAGGTCAAGTTCTTGAAGGCCGTGCTCGAAGGCAGGTCGGGGTCGAGTACACTGCGCCGGCTGAATGCCCAAACCGCCGAGATCTTCTTGGTGGACAAGCTAGAGACCTTCCTACAGGAGTAACGATGACCGCAGCGAAGAAGAGCGTAGATGCCCAGGTAGAAGAGGCTGTAGTAGCCCGGACGACGGAGCTACCTCCCATCATCCCCCTGGACGAGCTCACGCAGCTCCGAATCGAGAACGCTGCACTACGCGTGGACCTGGCCCGAGGCCATCTGCGAGACTGCCAGAGAGAAGTAGCAGAGAGCGCCCGTGCTCAGCTCGAGCTGATGCGGACGGCTCTGGACGACATGAACCTGGCAGATCCGGAAACGGCTGTCCGTAGCTACTCGTACGACGCCGAGCGCAAGGTGCTGGTGCGGGTGGTTAGATCGGCGTGATGCATGCCCGCGATCGTTACCAATCAGGCCTTTGCGGACATCGATGATCTGATCGACTCCGCGAACGGACTTCGCCAAGCTCTTCTAGCAGCGGGCTGGACCCTCGCCCAAGAGGTCAGTGCGGCCCTGGGAGCGCAGGATCGCGTGTACTACAGCGCTGGCTCTGATCAGCGTAAGGGGCTGTGGCTTAGGGCTACGCACGACTCGGCCGGAGAGAAGATCGACTTCCGTGCGTACTCGTACTGGTCCGCAGGCACCGGGTACAACGAGGTTGGTGACCTGGTCGGCGGATCGTGCATCCAGCTAACCAACGGGGCGATGACGGGGTGGCTCAACGCTGACGCTGACGGCGTCGCGATCTGCTGTCTGGTAGGGGCGGACTACAACAAGGGCTACTTCGGAGCCCTACCTCCAGCCATCCCTGCCCAGCGAGACTTCTTCGGTCTCCTAGACGGCCCGAAGACGGGGACGAACACCACGGCCTCTACCCGGCTGTACTTCCGAGCTGGAACGGACTTCACGAACCTGGAGGCAGGTCAGTACCTCTGGGTAGTGAACCAGAACGCCAATGGGCCGGCGAACGTGGAGAGGGTGCAGGTCGCCTCGGTCAACATCCCTGATCGCGAGATCAACCTGGTCGTCGCTCTGGCAGAGACATACGACACGCTGGCGCTAGTGGCAGTCGATCCTCAGCCCGTGATCCTCTGGGGAGACTCTGGTGGGGTGCTGGAGGATGCAGTCCCGCATGCCCTGCACAGCACGGATGCGTATTTGGGAGCACTCAACCACGTCCTGCTGTGGACTTCCCTGATCGACCTGCTCGGTACGTCGGTCCTCCCGAGTGATGACTACGGCTCGGTGCCCGTCTCCGACATCTTCGTCTACAACAGCACGGCGGGGGTAAGGCAGCTAGTCGGCACCTTGCAGCGGTTTCGACGTGTGCCAACCGGGACTCTCATCGCTCTGGACGACATCACGCTCGGGACGACGGTTCTGAGAGTCTTCGCTGACAGTTCGGACTTCGTAGCGCTCGAGGTGACTTGATGCCGAGCTACACCGGCTACGCACTCAACGGCCTGGTCCTAGGCGCTCGCAGCTCTGCTCGGGCCCCTAGGGAGGAGCTATGCCGTGTGTTCGTTCGGTGGCTGGGCGGAGATGGTCAGCCTGCGGTGGGCAGGACAATCGCCTTCGACAGTACCCTGGGGAACCTTCAGCACCTCGGAGTTGGAGGCCTGGCCTTCTTGTCTGGCGGGCGAGTAGCCACAGTCACAGATGCTCGAGGTGAGGCGGAAATCTTCCTTCTGCGGGGCAGCACCTTTGAGGTAACTCTGACGGGCACTGGCATCACCAGAAGAATCACCGTCCCCAACGCACATTCTGCGGATCTCCTGGACCTGGTTGGGGCAGCTCAGGACCAGTTCACGGTTGCCCGAATAGTCCCAGTAGACACCCCTCGCTTCACCCCCTGACTTCGTGATTGCCCTAGACGGCTCAGCCGTCCATCATTTGGTCGCACGCACGTAGGCAATCCGGGGACTACTCACGGGGACAGGATGACCGAGTCCGAGGAACGAATTATCTCCCTTCTGGAGGCGGTCAGGGAGCAGCAAGACAGTGGACATTCCTTGTCCGCCCCAGAACTGAAGGACATTCGTGCGCTACCCCGAGAGCTCGCAGAAGTCAAAGCACTTTCGAAGCAGGGAGCGACTGACGCAGCGTCCGTGAGGAAGATTCTGTTGGGCAACGGGGAAGTCGGCCTGGTAGGAGATGTCGCTGCCCTCAAGAAGGCAGCAGAGGCCGCCGAAAAACAGGACCTACCCACTCGCCTAGATCGCCTAGAGCAGCAGGCCGATTGGCAAAAGTGGTTTTCCAGACTAGTTGCGGGCGGTACTGTGGGAGCAATCCTTACGGCAGCTGCAGCCGTGCTGCTCAAGGGAGGCTGAGATGTCCGAGCCGACTACGATCAGGATTCCCAGCTGGGCCGGCAAGATCGGCTGGTACATCATCGGATTGTTGCCCATCATCTTGAGCGGCTATTTGGCGTTCCACGATCTACAGCGAGACTTCGCCGCCGAGCAGACCAAAGCGGTCAAGCTAGAGGCCCGGGTAGTAGTCCTCGAGGCAGTCAAGCACGAGCGAGACATCAGCCTCGTAGAGCTGCGTGCTGAGCTGAAGAAGATCGGCGAGACGATGACTCGTGTGGAGGAATCGCTTCTCCGCCTGGCTGGGGCGGAGTAGCCGTGCCACACCTGGCCCTCGTAGACGAAGTACATCTCCAGCGGGAGCAGCAGGCGCCGGAAGCAGAGGTCGGTATGGATACTGTTCTGCCCCCTCGCATGAACCTCATCATGCGACACCCCATGGCTACCGGTTTCCTGCTGGCAGGCTACCTGTTCATCATCGCTCTAGGCACCATGACGGTGCTCAACGGGTGCATCCCGGCAGAGGCGCAGTGGGTCGACGCTGACCCGATGGCAGACCTGCCACTGGTCGAAGACGTCCCGCTTCTAGCAGATCTAGACGCAGCCCCGGTCCGGGCCGACGAGCTGATCAAGGCAGGGCTCGAGGTGTCAGCTGAGGACCTGGCCGGTCTGAACGATGAAGAGCTCCGCTATCTCCGCAACACCGTGTTCGCTCGTCACGGATTCGACTTCGGGGATGCCGACCTGGCGGCCTATTTCGCAGAGCGAGGCTTCAAGGTACGGCCCGAGTACCGGGAGTCCGACCTGACCTTGATGGACCAGCAGAACCTCGAGACCGTCATGCGGGCCGAGGGGGACATGCAGGCGGTGATGGAGCAGATGCAGGTCGTCGTGGTCGAGCAGGTCGAGCAGATCAGCAGGACCGCGAACTCCTTGGAGATCCTGGACGCCTTCCTGACGGACAAGGAAGCGGTGAAGAACGGCACGGCTCCCGAGGGGTTCGAGCTGCCTGCTCTGGACTACTACAGAGAGGTGGGCATCACGCGCCCCCTGACCGTCCACCCTCAGGACTAGCCTCACTCTACCAACCTCGTACGGACACGTCTTCGTGTAGGATTCCCGCGTGTCCCTTTACTTGATCGCCCTTCTGCTTGCTTACGGCCTTTGCTACGGGGCCATGAACAAGCTGTCGCAGGTGCCCCCAGTCACCTGGTTGCTACAAGCGGGCACGAAGATCGAGCTGGACGAGGAGGGTGAGCCGTACCTGGAGCCCGTCTCGGACTCACGCATCAAGAAATTTCTCCGGGAGTTCTTCGGTCAGCTCTTCACCTGCCCGTACTGCATGGGTTTCCATGCGGGGTGGATGAGCTGGCTCTTGATCTGGAAGACCGCCGATCACAGGCTTCTTTACGTAGAGATTAACGACTACTCTCAGTGGTTAGCTGTGGGCAGTTGGTGCTTGATCTCTGCCGGCTTCTGCTACTTGGTCGATACGCTAGCACTGTCGGGAGAACACCGATGATCATCGCAGTCAACGTGGTGGACGCCAATGCAGTCCCCGTCCAGGGCATGGTCGTACAGATTTACAACGAAGCGAACACTGTCCTGCTGGACTCAGGGATGACCGACGCCCTAGGTGACGCAGCCTTCGATGAAGTAGCGGGCCGATACCAACTCCGCTTCTACGGAGAGCACATCCTGGCCTCGGTGACTTCTCCTCAGCAGATCAACGTACGGACTCCTCCGCCGGCGAATGCATGGCAGTTCACGGCCGCTACGTTTACGATCCCTGTCGCCTCCAATCCCAACATGTGCAGGTGCTGGGCCTTCTTCCGCACCGCTTCCGGTCGACCCCTCGCAGATCAGTACATCCGCCTGGCGCCGAAGATGGACCCTGTGGGCATGTACCCAGTCGCTGTGGGACTAGGTCAGCAGCCTGAGCAACTGATCACCGATAGCAACGGGTATGTGCAGGTGGACCTTCCCAGAGGGGCAGAGTTCGATGTAAGCCTTGAAGGCTACATGGACCGTTCCTTCGACGTAGCGATCCCGGCTCTGACCAATCAGAACCTGGTAGATCTCCTCTTCCCTGTGCCAGCATCAGTGACGTTCACTCCCGCGACCGCGATCAGTGTGGCAGCTGATGCAGACGCTGCTGCCGTGGCCGTGGCCCTCACCATGTCGGACGGGAGAGTACTGACAGGCACAACCGATCCTGCGTGGTCGCAGTACATCGACATCGAGTCGGCGAATGAGGCCATAGCTACGGTCACTCCGTCAGCAGGTAGCTTCATTGCTCACGGCGTAGCTGCAGGCAATACTACGATTACTGCGACGATTCGGGCAGGGGGCGCACTTCCTCGAGTACCCGCCACAGTTCTCACAGTGACTCCGGTCGCAGTGACTGTGACGTGATGGAGGACGACTACCTTGTCTCCTCGGATGCGGGGCCGTGCCGCAACATGTGGATTTGCGTCATCCTCCAAGCTCTGGTCGATTACGTGTACAACAAGGGCGCTACTGGGCGGTCTAATAGAAGGCTGTTCTACAGCGCGGAGTGGTGGCTGTTCGAGGACATCTCGGGAAGAGAGAACTCCTTTCTTGCTTTGTGCGCGATGTTAGACATGCCTCCGGAGAAGATCAGGGCAGCAGCTCTGAAACTCTCCAAAGACGAGCTTCGGCAGATGAAGCTGGAGGGGAGTAGAAGAAGGAATGTCCAAGCCCCTCAACGCCGAAACCCTCCGAGCTCGAGCGTCTCAAGCGATCCAGCGACCAAACTCCTTTCAGAAGTCCCTAGCGGGAACACGGAAGGAGCACACACAGTTCTCGAGAGTCCTGGAAGCGTTGTTGACTGGGCTGTTGCTGGAGCCCGGAGCGTTCTTTCACCTGCTGCTCCTGCAGCGGAATGTCATACTTCAGGATCTCGCCTCCCTAGCCACTGATCTGGAGCAGCTTCTCGTTGATCTAGCCGATTCCCTAGAACGCAGTAGGGCAAGTGCCTCTACCCAGCTGACTACGGCCACGGCGAAGCTGCAGACTTCGTTGGACCTGGGCACTATTGCCGACGTGCGGGAGGTGGAGAGGGTTCGTACTGCGCTGAATGGCGCACGTCGGTACGCCAAGGCTGCGCTGCTCCCAGACCTGCGAGGGGCAGCTAGCGGCAGTACGGGACGGGCTCGACCTGAGGCTCTCCAGGATGCAGTTGAGGAGCTGGAGCGGCTCGAGAAGTCGCTGCCTCGGCTACATCGCCGACTGACCAGCTTCCTGGAGGCGAGCACCTCCTTCGATCCCGTTGCGATCAGGACCTACCTGTCTCCCCTCCTTCTGCAGCGTGCTCAGGACATGCTCACCAAGGTCAGTAGGGCGGCAGATGAGGGAACACTCAGCGGGTCTGCCCAGGACAGCCTGGTCACGCTGCTAGCTCCTGAGGCAGCCGTAGACGCATTGAGTAGCGCTCGGCACCCCACAGGCCACGTTCTTCGAGGCTTGTCCCACCACTCCAGCAGAGCGGCCTTCCCTGCGGGGTCTAAGCTCGTCGTTGACGCACTACCACCAATGACCCCGGCGGAGTTCACAGGTACTCAGCAGCCCGTCTCCTTCCCGGTAGATGCCGAGATCCAGATCGACAATGGACCTGGGGCCGGTCCGGTGGTGCTGACAGGCTCAGGACAGCACTTTCTGAAGTCTGCCGAACTGGCGACCGATCCTTACACGGTCACAGTCCCTCACCTACTAGTGCGGATCGCAGACACCACTTACACAGCTCCGCTGACCGTAGGGTCGAGAACAGCTGCTCAGGTGGTGGCAGAACTAGATTCCTTCCTCGGCCCTCTTGGGTATGAGGCTCTGATCAAGCACGATCGACTGTACTTGAAGGGTCCGGGAGAGATAGGCCTCCCCTCGTCTGGGCTGACGGCTCAGCCGGCCGTACTGCGAACGGACTCCATGCCGTTCACAATACCGCTGCTCATTCCCGCAGGAGGCCTGACGCTGGTTCTGTGGCTGCAGGATGAGAGCGGGGTTGCCGAGTTCACGCACACCTTCAATGCGGTAGGCGGCCTCTTCTCAGACATGGCCTCCCTCATCACGGAGTTGGAGGGCGGAGGTCTGGGAGCAGACTTCACCTTCGCCGCTGACGGAGACGTCCTCGTGGTGTCCTCGACGTCGTTGAGCATCTCCAGCATCTTGACCTTGTCGGACACGTCTACGGCTCTCCTGCCTCCCCCGCCTCCCCCGCCCTTCCAAGCTCTTGCCTCCCCGATCCCCTTCCTGTGGGGAGATGTGGGATTGGGGGCCAAGTTCGAGGACGACAGCGCGGGAACGGAGCTCGGGTTCGGTAAGGGGCAGGTGTCCGGGAACTACTACCCGATCTCGGAAGTAGTGATGGAACTCGAGGCAGCCATCGGCACGTGGGCCGCCATATCCACTGTCGGAACCGTGTTGTTCACTGGGGAAGCTTTCGTGTCTGCAGGAGTGCTGTACTTGTACGAAGCTCCATCATCTCCAGTGCAAGCAGGAGACATCGCGAAGGCTGGCAGCAAGGGCAGCTTCGTCGTGACCTCTGTGACTTCCCCTACGGAGTACGGGGTGACTCAGCTGGCAGGTGATGTGCCTGGTGCCGGGATCTTGATGGAGGTGGAACTGGCGCGAACCGTGTTGAAGGTGGTTTCCAAGGCCCTGGAAGGGAACTCGATCAACCTCGGCACAGGCACCGCCCACGCCCCTCTAGGGATTCCTAGCGACACGTCCGTGTTGTCGAAGTCCTCTCGATTCCAGATCACGGGCACTAAGAAGGGGGACACCAAGTCGAAGGTGCAGGATCTTCGACTGTTGGGAGTTACGGCCGAGTGCTCTATCCGCCTAGCCGATGGAGTCACGACGAGTATTGAATCGGTGGACCCGGGCGGGACCTACTTCGACGTGGCCACCCCCCTAGATGATCCCGGTACGTACCAGATAGACATCCTACCTGCAGGGTACTCGGGGTACGTCGGTGTACAGGCGGCGCTACGAGTGCTCCAGCGAGAGGATCGGTACGCCCTGTTGTCGAGGCACAAGCCTGTGCTGCGAAGAGTAGTCGAGGCCCTGAGATCCGGCACGCGGTCAGCCTCCCTGGTGTCCGCTGCTAAGGACTTGGCGAAGCTGCTCTTCCTCATCTCCGCGTCCCACAGGTCCTCCACGTCTGTAGCGATCTCTCTCCAGCGGCTTGGGGTGTCTCTGACTGCGTCTGGGACGGCTGCGGATGACGTGCTGAAGCAGTACTCTCCGACCTTGCCGACAGCTTCGGCTGAGGTGGCTGAGGCAGCGCTCTCCTCTCTGGAGGAGAAGGGGTATGATCGTGCGGCCAGTCTTCTGATGGAGGGCAGGTACACAGAGTTGAAGGAGCTGACAGCGGACGGAGCTTCGAGTACTAAGGCCGTCTCCAGCTCCTTCCGAAGGGCGGCTCGAGGCATGCCGAAGAGTCAGCGGCTGGGAGACGTGATGGCGACAACCCGTCCGACCAGCAAGGAGCGATTCTAGTGGCTGAGCAAACGTCGGATGACGATCCCATTCCCCGGGAGGTACGACGTGCCCTCAGTGACGGGTACTCCTTTGTTCGAGGCCGCGAGACCGCTGAAGCCCTGTCCGCCGTTACGATGGAGGAGCTCATCGTGGAACAGCTCCTCTTCCTAGACAGCGACCAGGAAGCACAGGGAAACACCGCCCAGTCTCAGAACACTCGCACGGTGGGGTCTTGGGGAGTAGGGGTGCTACAGAAGCTAGATAGCCTGGAGGAGCGATTGCTGGATCCGGACACCGGGGCAATCGCTGCAGTGCGGGGGGTTCTGCGGGACGCTGCCGAGCAGAAGGAGAGCGCTCGGCAGCTGGAGACTCAGGAACAATGAGCGATCTGCAAATCATCTCGGTCCAGGACATAGTCCCTGTCAGCAGGGTGGAGGTGATCGCTAGTACGTACCCCGTCCTCTACAAAGTCACCGGAGTAGACTTCCGAAAAGTCACCGAAGTGCTGCTCAACGGCGTAGTGACCACCTTTGCGATCTTCTCTTCTTCCGTGCTGCTAGTTGATCGTCCCGAACAGCTTCGGGATGATCGCCTTCGTACGATCCAAGTACTTAGCAGCACGTTTACCCTCACGGAGCGAAGCATCATCAAGCCGAAGCTAGAGACAGGACTCCTGTCGGGGCTCATGTCTCTAGCGCAGCTCTTCACGAAGGTGCTGTTGACCACGCCTGGCCGGGACGTGTACCGCCCCGACATCGGAGGGAACTTGCCGGCCCTGGTGGGCCAGGTAGCAGGGGCCCCAACTCGCCCTGACCTCAAGACCTCGTTCGTTCAAGCCGTCGCTCGAACAAAGAGCCAGATCCTGGAACTGCAGGCTAATCGCGTCACCCTCCCAGCGGATGAAAGGCTGGCCGCTGCCCGGGTGGTATCTGTAAGCTTCGAACCGCAGTCCGGAACCTTGCAGGGACGGGTCGAGCTGATCTCAATGGCAGGAGATGCTGCCCTAGTGAACCTGGTGGCGTAATGGCTCTTCGACAAGACATCAAGGAGCTTCTACAGCTCAACGCTCTCCGCTTCGACGCCACTATGGACGTGGCTGAGGGGTCGCCTTTCTACTCCCAGGTGATCTCCCCCATCCTGGACGCTCTCGGGCCGGACCCCCTCACTACTCCTACGCGTACCTTCGTAGAGGATCGCATCCGCCAGGAGTACCCCAGCCTCAACGTGGACGAGGGCGGTCCCTTCGCAGACATGGTGACGAAGCCGCTGGCTCTGACTCTTGGGGCCCTCAAGGAGCAGATCCTCCGCTCCAAGCAGCGACAGTCTGTCCGACGGTCGGAGCTACTGACCGAGCACGACGCAGACGACCTCATGGCGAACTGGTTCGTTGAGAGGCGGACGGGGCAGTATGCTTCTGTGACCGGGCGAGTCTTCTTCTCGAACCCGACGTTCGTTTCCGTGGCCCCTGTCACGCAGTTCTCCACAACGAACGGTCTGAACTTCTTCCCGCCCGAGCCTCAGGCTGTTACAGCGGCAACGATGGCCGCCCAGCGGTTCGGCGACCTGTACTACGCCGACTTCCATCTGAGGGCAGAACAGACCGGACCGCAGTACGAGATCACTCCTGGTCAACTGGTGCGGGTGCAAGACATCCCCAACGTGGTGAGAGTCACTAACCCGGCCAGAGCCTCGACTGGGCGGTCCAGGGAGACCAACGCGCAGCTAGTGGCTCGAGGTAGGAAGTCCCTGACTGAGCGATCTACTACCAACGCCAGGGGCATCGAGTCCCGGCTAGCGGGATCCTTCCCTACGATCAACAGCGTGCAGGTGGTTGGGTACAACGACCCCGAGATGCAGCGAGACCGCATGACCGGGGGCGGGCAGGGGTCAGTACGGGCAGCTGGCAAGGCGTTCGTATTCGGTACCTTCGTCCTCTTCTTCGCAGGTTGGGAAGACCGGGGCCTGCTGGGGACGGACAAGGTCGCTGTAGGTATGGAGGTGGTCCTCAACTACGGGAAGCTCCTGTACGGCCTGCCGCCGGCGTCCAGTAAAGAGAAGTTCGAAATCGACTCGATCGTCTTCGACAGTCAGGACGTGATCGCCAACCTCCCCAACATCTTACTGTTCCGGCTGGACAAGTCTCCGACTCCGACCTCTGCCATCTTGGGCTCGTTGCCCGGGTTCCTACCAGCCGTGAACGCGATCATTACGGGCCCAGGAAAGCTGACGATCTCTGACATACCGGGAGGGATCCAGGCCCCCAATACCGGCTCAGGGGAGCTCGAAATACTAGATGAGGTAGTTCATATCGGTGGACACCACGACGTATTCGTGCGGCCTACCAAGGATGTGCGAAGCACGATGTCCGTCACCAACATCAGTGACGAGTCGCCTCTAGTGTCCATGACCACGCTCGTAACTGCAGGGTCTGGGGCGTTCCCCAACATCGTCACGTCCTCGGACATCACGGTGGATTGGGAGGATTTGGGTGTTCAGATCGGGATGTACCTAGTCCTGAAGGGCGGTGCTGACGCAGGCGTGTACCGCATCCTCGATGTCACACCCCTCCAGCTAGTGCTGGACGTCGATCTGGTTGCTGACGAGATCGGTCTCCCCTTCTCCGTCGTAACCGACCTCGAGTTCGACCCGATCGAGCCCAAGATCTTGAAGATCCCCTTCGGAGGAGTCGGCGGAGCAGATCTGAGTACGGTGATCGGTTCGAGTGTTCTCATCGTCACGGTCAATCTGATCTCGTACGGAGTAGCGGTAGGCGACATCATCAAGATCAAGGACGGGGACGACGCCGGAGACTACGTCATCCGGGGGTTCGATACCCTGGGCGGCGGGGCCACCCCGATCGTAGACCGGACACTGACGGACAGCGCGTCGAACCTGACTTACGAGGTCTACACCTCCCAGTCGGGGATCCAGCTTCCCCTAGTACGTATCCCTCCCAAGGGCGTAACGCTTCTGGATAGCACCGGACAGCCCTCCGACATCAACGTGCCCTACGCCCTGCCTGTAGAGGCTCGTACTAACCAGGCGTTCACGGGAGCGGACACCACGGCATGTGGAACGCTGGGGTTCACGGTCCCGAGCCTCGGGCTAGCGTTCGAGAACATGGGAGCGGCTTGCCCTCCCAGCCTGAGCTCCTTCCTGGCCTTGAACCCGGCTGCCCCCGACTTCGAAGTCGTCGCGGCGTCCATGCTGGAGCGGCGGGACTACTACACGTCGGAGTGCTTGGACTGCGACGGGTACATCTTCTGTGTGACGGTCCACCCGGATGAGATCTCCATCAACTGGGGCCTTCCATCGACGGGGCAGGACTACGTCAACGAGATAGCTGACTGGCTCACCACGACCATCGCAGCCTTCTTCCCCTCCTTCATCGCAGGTACTCCGCCCATCTTCCAAGTCGAAGACGACAAGATGGTCATCAACTGGAACATGACCCTGCTCACAGGGGACTTCCTCACCGATGGCCTCACCCCCTTCGTGCAGTTCGAGATCTGTGTTCCCAAGGAGCTGATCGGCTGCTGCAGTAACCTGTTCATGGCCATGCCCGATGTGGACCTGGTCAAGTTGTTCAGGGCGCTGTCGGACTGGTTCAAGCTCATCAAGTCGGGCACGCCGGACACGCTAGACAGCGCTGAAGCCCAGCAGCTGGTGGCAGACATCCTGAACATGCTGCCCCGCACCGGTCCGGCTCTGTGTTCCTCTCTGGTGGGAGACACTCTCGTGCTCACTGATGGGCCGAATGCGGGGGGCTATGATGTTGCTAGCGTCTACGAGCTCTCCCTCGACACCACTCCTCTGGGAAGCGGCGTCGGCTTGGCCATGCTTGCCGGAGCTGCGGAAGGTCAGGACGTCTTCGGTCTCATCAACCTGCTGATCGCCTTGGCGGGTGATGAGGATTCGGTAGACCTGTCTGCGGCAGTGACGGGCTTTGCGAGGGCTGACCTAGTCAACATGTCGCCAGCAGATCAGGCGAAGTTCATCAGCTTGACCAGCTCGCTTGAAGACGGCATGGACGCCTTCCGCTCCGTGCTGAAGCTGTGCGCCGTAGGTATCCGAGGGCAGTTCCCCGTGGACCCGTGGAAGCCCTTCTGCGATCTGTTCGCGTTTGGGTTCCCGCTCGTTCCCTCTCCGCCCGAGGCTCCCGACTTCGACGTCTGCTACGACAGCTATGGCGATCCCGCCGACCCCTTCGACGTGTTGGTTGAATTCTTCAAGTGGATCCTAGAGGCGCTGGAATCCTTGGGGATGGACATCTCAGGGACGTTCGACCTCACGGCATCGGAGTTCTTCGCAGGTCTCATGAACGGGTCTAGCGTCCCGTATTGCGTTGGTCCATCCACTTGTGCTGGCACGATGCGGCTGTACTTCACCGAGCCCACCTCGGTAGAGGTGGATAGCGGCGGTAGGTGCGTTGTCTTCTACGATCCCACCACGTCTCCAGATCCCACCCCTGTAGTCCTACCAGCCTCTAGGCCCACCCTCTTCACCACCACGGTAGGTGCGTTGGAGGTGCTGTTCGGCGCCGACCCCGACGCCGACCCGCATCCCGTGATCCCTTCCCAAGACGAGGCAGCAGTTACTCAGCCGCAGGCGTACCCTCGAGATTTGGCAGTAGGAACAGCAACGATCAACGGAGACAACACCTTCACGGCGCTAACCTTGACAGGAGCGGACCGAGACGCTCCCATCCTCGAGGGCATTCGGCAGTACCGGGACGAGATCGAGATTCATGAGGAGGTGTTTGTACTACCCAGTGCCCCGTCTACTGACGACACCGACCACATTCCGGCCTTCACCACACGTTTCGGGAGCAATGTCGTCACCCTTGCTCTGCGTACGCTGATCCCCACTGTAGACCTGCGGGATCTGGTGGAGGTAGGTGACCTCTTCTTCATCGAGGGTGGAGCAGACAAGGGCGGCTACGTCGTCACCAAGATCGTCAATGCCTACCAGCTCGAGCTCGACCGACCTCTCACGGAGACGACCCTGTCGATCGAGAAGAGTGGCGGCGTAGGCTTCTACGCTGGCTCAGGAGCGCTCCCTTCCCGGTTCTGGGACAACTCGAACCCCTTCCAGTCCACGGACGTGGGCAAGTTCCTGACGATCATGATGTCGGACGAGCCCCAGTCCAACGGGTCATATGAGATCACCGCTGTACACGCAGGCGGGAACTACGTAGACCTTGACATCCCTGCAGGCAGTTTCACCGTTGACGACAATGCAGTGATCTGGGCCATCACCGCCGCCCCACTAGTCGATCCTCCCTCCACCGCTGCTGGAGGCACGGAGCTCGTCGCAGCAAGGGCCGTGCGGATCTACGAGGGCACGGCGAAGCGGTTTACGGTAGTGGACGTAGGCTCCTCTCTCACGGCAGGCACCACCTTCTCCGTGTGGAGCCCCACTGCCCCGGCAGCTACACCTCGGGCAGGGACTGCCCAGCCTTTCCGCATTGTGCGTCCGGGTGTACAGAGGATCTCCTCCACCCGCATGGAGGCGCAGCGGGAAGGGGCCCTGTACTACTTCGACGTGGCCGTTCGGGCTCTCGGAACCGACGAGGTGCACAACGTCCCAGCCGAGCAGCGGTTCGAGGCAGTGTTCGGCACGTACCAGGCAGACGGGTACTACTACGAAGTCGAGGATCCCAACTTCACCTTCTCCACCCTCGAGAGAGTGAAGCTCATGCTCTCCCCCAGCTTCTTGCCGATAGGAAGAGAAGATCGTCTGACCCAGACGATTCCGCTGCACGGACAGAGCCTGCAGATTCAGTACGATCACTCCCCACTAGTGAACCAGATCCACAGATTCCTCATCTCTCCCAAGGAGCGAACGGTCTGTGCCAACCCTGTAGGAAGGCACTTCCTGCCGTCGTACATCAGTGCGGAGATCCGCTACACCGGTGGAAGCGCGCCGTCAGTGATGGGGGAGAAGATTCAGTCAGCGATCAACCTTCTCTCGCCTGTAGACCCGCTGAGCCTGGCAACGCAGATCGAGAAGGTGTTGGACAACAACGGGGCGAACGACTGGGCGCACGACATCTACCTGGTAGCCGTTACGCACGACATCAATCGGCGGCTGGTAGGGAACAGGTCTCGGGACCGCCTGGGAGGGGACGAGCCTTACTTCTTCAACGGCAGCAACCGGATCAGCTTCTTCATTCCAGGGACTGTGATAGCTTCTGGCTCGGGCGATGCGGCGGAGCCGGGGGAGCAGTTGAAGCTCACGCAAGAGACCACGGCAGCAAGGTTCAGGTGATGATCGGGCTGAACCCTCCTACTTTCCGTATCACTCCGCTCTGTGGGCTGAACTGGCACCCGCAGTCCGGGCAGTTGGCGACGTAGTTGAATGTCGGCAAGAATGCATGCAGAGGGTTGTGCGGATCAACCATGGGGAGGGGGCGAGCCCCGCACTCCGGGCAGGTTGCCGACTTCACAGCGTCTAGTCCGGGCTGAGCCACCTGGTCTAGGATGCACTCCTCTCCCTCAAGGGCGGCCAACAACTCCTCTTCAGTCATTTCAACCAGCATTCCTGAAGGCTAGCACGAGCATCTAGTGCCTGGACTACCTCCCACCGCCGTAATCCGTCCAGCCGAGCAGCGTGCTGTGACGGGGGTGACCGTCCGGCTGGACGGCCGAGCCAGCGTAGACCCTGACGGTGACGCGCTCACGTACTCCTGGTCATTCGTGTCTCGCCCCCTGGGCTCGAGGCTGGTAGACGCAGACCTGGTAGAGATCCTGGATGGGGTAGCCACGTACTCGCCTGACATCCGAGGTCCTTACGTAGTCGGACTAGTCGTCAATGACGGCACCCTTGACAGTGTTAGAGCAGAGAGTGTTGTCAACGTAGGTCTGATCCAGGCTCCCACCAGCACGGACATTCTTCCCGACGGCAAGTTCTTCTTCCGGGTGTTGGGGGATTTTTGGTCAGGGATAGAGGACGCCGACGCCCTGACAGTTCTCTGGTCGTCTTACATGCAGCAAGCTGCTGCGGAGCTCCTCGACGTATTCCAGACCGACTACAACAAGTCGATCGTTTCCATTCAAGATCTCTACCAGAGGCGATGGGAGGCCTACGAGCCCCGACTGGATCTGGAACCCTCGCAGCACTACTTCCACTTCGGGAACCGGGCGGACGGGTCTACAGCCATTACCGGTGCAGTAGGGGAGCCCTTGATCGGGGTGGTGCTGGACTCCCGTATCTTCGTAGCTCTGCAGGGTGCGGTTAGAGAGGAGAATGCAGGCCGCACCCTACAAGTGCTTACCAGCCTCGGGACCAACGCTGGGAACTACGTCATAGATCGAGTAGGCAACGATCTACAGAGCTACGTCCTGCGAAGGTCCACAGTGTTCCCCGCGCCAGCAGTAGAGGTGTTGGGCTCCGGACCTGTAGGAGACCTGTCAGTCGTTCTGGGTAGCGACGTGGCCCTGTCAGCAACAGTGGACTTCAGCGCTGTCGTAGGTCTGGATGTGGGTGACGGAATCCGATTGCCCTCCGGAGTGGGCGGCGGCGTGTTCCGTATCGAGGCTATCGGCGTTGCCGGAGGACTCCCCAACAACAACTCATTGCGCCTTTCCCAGACGTTCAGTGCTTCGGGCTCGCACGCATTCACCCTGATCTCCGCATCCAATGCGGTCGTAGAAGACGAGGACGACTCCCCCTTCACTGATGTAGTGGCCGTGCCCCTACCTGACGAGGACTTCACGACCTTGCGGACAGAGAGTCTGGGAGGGGTGGGCACCGTTCTAGGAACGTACGAGATCCGTACCGGGGAGAGGTTCGCTTTCACCTCGGCAGTCGGTAGGACTATTGACGTGTACGGTTCGCCGAACTCGGGCCGTTTCACGATCAGCGGAATCACCCCCGCAGGGGACGGATACTACCTGGATCAGCCCCTGAGAGGCCCCTTCCCCCAATTGGTGACCTTCGCCCTTCCCACCATCAGCACTGCAGAGGGCCGAGTCCTGCTAGTCAATGGGAAGGCGTACACGATCCGTCGGGTCAGGAATTCTGAAGCGCAGCCTGCTCCCCCTGTAGGACCGGGTCCGCTGTCTCTAGCTCTTCTAGATCGTGAGGAGATCACAGGAGGGCTTTCGGCGGCCGAATGGCGAATCCCTCACACGTTGGTGTCCACTTCCCTGAACTTCGAAGAGCTTGGGGTCTCCTCAGGCGATGTGTTGATCGCGGAGGTGACTTACCTCGCGACAGGCAAGGTGGCCGAGGTTCTATGTACTGTGGTGGGCGTGGATCGAAACCGTTTGGGGTTCGAGATCACTACGGGCACGGTGTCTCCCGGAGCTGTACTCGATCTTACCGATGTAGAGATTGAGGCGCTTGCGGAGAGCTTGGGGGTAGCAGGAGCCACTCGGAATGGGCTGGGGGACCTGGTCCTGGAGGGGGATGCTGCGTCCCTGAATACTGGAGTTCGCAGCTACCAGTTCTCTGCCATGTACCACAACATCCCCGTCGAGTTCGGGGAGCCCGTTACGATTGCGGGGCACACTTTCTACGTCGCTGCTCGGGGAATCATTCGGAATTCTCTCATCCTCGTAGACGAAAAGACTCGAGCTATCCCCGGCCTGCGGGAGTACATCGCTACCCCCTTCGTGTCGCTCCAGGACGGAGACGTGCACGTGGCAAGTCGGGATGGGGCGCTTACACAGGTGCCCAACATCCCGGTGTCGCTCACGGAGAACCTGGAGTACGTAGTTGACGGGGAGATGGACTTCTCCGGACGAGATGGTGCGACCACTCTAGGGTCTCCGACATTCACCTCGGCAGCCGGAAGATTCCTCAGCCGGAACGTCCGAATAGGCGACACGTTGAAGGTGTTGGAGCTCGACTACACCATAGTCCAGGTGTTGTCAGAGACGCAGCTGCAGGTGTTGAACTCTCTTACGGGGGCCGCCTTCCTGTTCACTGACACTGCGTTGCCGTACACACTGGAGCGGAACACGTCTGGCACGTTCATTCGCTTCGTTCCTGGCACGTTTTCAGTGACTGCCCCTGCCCCTGACCGGCTGTGGGCGGAGGTGACCTTCCTGGACAACTCAGAGGTCATCGAAGACAACTTCGGAATGATGGTCTCCTTCTCCGAGGAGGATCTCAGTTCCAGGAACACCAGCTCTACCACCTACCGAGAAGCGGTACTGGGCCTCATGTACGCCTGGGCCAATGGACCCAAGGAGGACAACATCCGCCTCGGTGTGCAGATCCTTCTAGGGCTGCCGGTCGCTGACGTGCGGGGGCAGATCCTGGACATCAAGGAGGACTACTCCCTGGACCCCGACACCGGGCTGCCCTCGTTGGGAAGGATCCTTGTAGAAGACCTGGATGATGATGGGGTGGGCACAGGGCTGGTGAGGATCTACTTCTTCCCGCCCTTGAATGCTGACGACGTAGTTGACTTTGCAGGGCTCGAGACCAGTCCTGCGACAGGGGAGACATACAAGGTCGGGGATACGGTGGAGCGGTTTGCTGCCCTGTCCAAGGGGGTCGTCGTCTCGGATTACGTGAACGATCCCGATTGGTGGAAGGGGGAGTATTACCAGGGCGCCTCGTCCGCAGAGCTTCAGAAGTACCACCGGTGGTCTCTGCGAGCGAGCATCGACGTAGTGAACCCAGATGACTTGGATCTGGCGGCCCAGTTCGTCAAGGTGTTCGACCCTGCTTGGGTCGATGTGGTCGCCAAGATGGTGAAGCCGCTCACCGATGACATGGAGATCCAGGACACGCTCTACACCCACGGTAAGCAGTACCTCACCGACGACATCTTCCCCATCGAGGCCACCGCTCAGCTGGATGCCCACAACGGGCTAGGCTTCCACCTGAACTTCCTAGGGGCCCCTCCCCTCATGTCTCGGCAGATGTTCGCAGGCTGGGACCTGGTGACGCCTGACGGTGCCGGAGCCACGGCCACCGTGTCCTCCGTGCGAGGAGGGTTCCAGGCCCCGCTAGCGAACGCCCCTCACCCCGCCTACTCGGCATTGACGGTGTGGCACAACGATCCCCTGGTACGTGCAGGTGACCTGCTGTACATCCCTCTAGGGCAGAACGCGGGCTGGTACGAGGTAGACAGCGTTAGCTCTGACACCGACCTGGTGATCAAGCAGCACACCACCTACCCCTTCGCAGCTCCGGGTGTCGATGGGCTTCAGGCGGACACGGCTCAGACCTTCTTCGTGTACCGGCCCACCGGGTACGAGATCACGAATGGGTCGGAGCTCACCATGTCAGCAGGTGTCAACACCGTGGTGGACGGGCTGAACGGCTTCTACACGGAGGGGGTCGCGGTAGGTGACAAGCTGATCATCTGGGACACCGCTAACCGGGAGGTCTACACGATCACGGAGATGATCAATCCAGGAATTGGGCCGAATCCTTGGGAGACTACTAGCGGCGTATTCCCTTGGACTACTCTCCGCATCGACCCGACTCCCGCAGCGTCTTCATCTGCCGTGTACAGCATCGTGAGGGAGTGTCTCCGCACCAACCCCATCCTCAGCGGCCAGAAGAACATGGCAACGGTGGCTGGGAGCAACCAGGTCTCCGTCGCTGCCCAGAACTTCGACCTCGAGCTACTACAGACCTTCGACGAGCTCCGCATCCTGGACGGGCCCAGTGCTGGCACGTATCAGGTCTTGGACGTGATTAGCGCTACCGAGCTGTACGTTCGCCCTCCCCCACCTGCCAACTACGGCGGAGCAGACTGGGAGATCCGACGTACTAAGGGTCTGGGTGAGGGCGGTGGCATGCTGCTCAACCAGCTCAAGCACTGGTCCCTGAAGGATCAGCTGACGCTGGTGATGGAGCGCCCTCGAGCAGTAGTAGGTGCCTTGACAGGCATCGCTGACGTCACAGCCAGCGGCAGAGTGCTTTCCTCTGCCGGTACCGACTTCCAGGCTGGCGGCGCTGCGATAGGTCACTATGTGCAGGTCGTAGGGGACAACTCCGGTGTATACAAGGTCGCTGGCGTGTCCGGGAACGACCTTACCCTCGAGACTGATCTGCAGACGTCCGTGGTTCCGGCCACGGTAGAGGTGCTGGATGACGACTCAGCGTTCACCATCGCAGGAGATACGGTAACGTACTTGGGAGGCGATCTAGTGAACAACCAGCTGAATCCAGGGGATCTCTTTGAGATCTTGGACGGAGTCGATGCGGGGCAGTACGTGATCTCTGCTGTGACCGCAGCCACGACCTTCGACCTGACGAACGCTCCGGCTCCGGCTGGAGCGGTAACTGGTAGGCTTCTCCGCGTAGTGAGGTAAGAATGTTCAAAGACTTCGCAGGGATCGCAGACAGGCTCTTCTTCGGTGGCCGTGGTCCGTCGCCTGACCCCCCGCCCCACGACGGCCCCACCATCGGGGGCCACTTCTCGTGCCTTATGCGGGAACGGGGGAAGATCGTTCCCGGTAGCCGCCGGGAAGGACACAACATCTGGACCCTGACGGGTCGTGAGTACATCGTCGAGACCATCAGCCTGGCCTCGCTGGTTCCTACGCGTACCAAGAATCGTGATGACGCTCTGTTGTACTTCGGCCTAGGCACCGGCTCTACCCCTGAGGTAGCTGCGGTAGCTCGCCTGGTGGATCCTGTTCCCTACGTCGCAGGAGAGTTCCTGGCAGCGGCTCAGGTCCCTGCCACTTTCCCCTCCGTCAGTCTGGGTACCCCGAAGACCTCGGTGCAGCTCATCCGAGAATACGCCGAGACAGAGATCAGCCTGGCCGGCCCAGTCGTACTCACTGAATTCGGCTGCTTCACGGACGGTGATCCAGCCAACAGCAACATCCCTCCGCGTCCTACGGCATTCGACACGGCTAAGCTGACCGCTCCGGTTGGCTACAAGACCTTCGACCCCTTCACCAAGACGACTGGGCGTACGCTAGAGGTCATCTACGAACTCCGGGTGGTTTGATGTCCCTCCGATACACGAGACGACCCATTCTGGGCGGCAATGCCCGAGAGCTGATCCAGGCTCAGCCGTCCATCCGTGGGTCCATCCGACGCAGCGACGCCACTCTGCAGTTCCCGGGCATGGTCCTACCTGCGGACATGTCGATCAAGATCGACGGTGGTGCGGCTATCCCGCTCAGCTTCAGCGGCTTGGTGATCAACACGATCATCGCAGACATCAACACCGCTCTAGGCGCTGTAGGTAGTGCAGAGGATCGAGGGGGCTACGTAGTCATCCTCTCCAACGCCTCGGGTGACGGCGCCTCGGTAGAGATCGTTGACGCTGGAGGCAACGACGCCTCTGCGCTACTCGGCTTCCCGGTCAGTCCTGATCCCCTGGCGCTAGTAGAGGGAGGAGACCGAGCCTACTCCCCTGCTGGAGGCTCTGAGAACAACCCCGTCGGCACCTACATGGCCGCCGACGGAGAGGATGTCACGTCGGACGTCTTGAACCGCGTCGCTGGAGCGTTGTCGGTCAACGCAGACTACTTGAACGCCTGTCTCGAGCGGGAGGTAGCCCTCCCGATGATCGTGGAGGTGGACTCCGTCGCCGTAGGCAACCCTTGGCTGCCCGCTCGAATCAAGCAGTCTGGCGGGAACATCGACCAGATCAATGTCGGTGGACTCTCTGCGATCAATGCCGGCCTCTCCGACCGGGTGTACCTGGGCATCGGCCTAGACAATCAGAACTCCAGCCTCCAGGACATCGCCGACTACTTCGCAGTCACCGACCCGAACAGGGTGGAGATCATCGTAGGCGGGTACCCTGTCAGAGTCTCTGCTGTGACACACGGACAGAGAAATGGAGCGCCCCCAAACTTCGGCAGCTCGGACACTGATCCTCCGATTGTAGCGATGGCGGACTCGACCGCCCCGTGGCTCCCGGCGGACGGCAAGGGACTGCTAGGCGTCAACGTCAAGAAGACTGCCTCGGTCGGCATTTCGGAGATCCTGTACCGCTCTGCCATTCGATGTGCAGGTGCCACGTTCCTCACTGACGGAGTCGTACCTGGTGACGTAGCCACCATCAGTGGATCCACCGTCAACGTCCCCTTCAACCACGACGGGTCGTACACGGTCGAGCAGGTCTTCGACGAGAAGACGATCCTCCTACGGCCCACGAACGCTGGCGACCGAGGGGAGCTCAACCCCGGTACCGGAGTCTTCGGCAACGTGGAGATCTTCCAGGGAGGCCTCTTCTCAGAGGACGTGTGGCTGACCTTCGACCCGCCCATCCCTGCAACTGCCGGAGCGGCGAAGTTCACGCTCATGCTGGGTGGCGGATACAGCCTCTGCAGCCTGCCCACAGACCACCTCCTCCGCATCGCTCTCTCCACCTCGGAAGAGGTAGACGACCTGGTGCAGAAGGTCATCCGGGAGATGAAGGGCCCGCTGCTGGACAGCACGGACGACTTCACCCAGCCTCCCTTCGCCCACACTCTGCCTGGCGGTAACGGTTACGCAGGTGAGGCCGACGTCACCATGGAGCTCCTGTGGAGACGCATCAGTCTCCAGGGCGCCTACGACGGTCAGGGACGTGGCGGTGGTGGCGGGTACTTCGTCAACGTGGACTGGAACGCCCCGGAGTGGAACAACCTCACTCCGAAGACCCCGCAGGCAGGCACGTCCAACAGGACTGGAGTCACCGCTACGATCCAGACCGGCAACGTGGTCTACATCACCGGAGAGAGCTTCTCTCTAGACGATGTTGGCCGAGAGTTCATGGTGATTCCTGGAGGGATCGGTGGATCCCTGAGGAACTACCAGTCCTTCTGCATCATCGACTACTTGGACGCAGAACACGTCGTGGTGGAGCCGGGAGAGAACAACCCGGCTATCCCCACAGGAGGCTCCTACTCCTACTCGATCATGCAGAACCGTTTCAACGGCTTCCCTGCATCGATGAGCACCCACGTACTGCAGTCGAACAGCTACGGTCGGCTGGGCTACGTCCATGAGGAGGATCGGGTTGCGGGCAGGGAGTACGGGCACCACATGCTCGGCCTTCGTGAGTGCGGCACTCACGAGGACGCCGCAGCACTACCGATGGATGTGTTCGATGTGGAGTTCGCCGGCGGAGACAACAGCGTCACGTTCCCCGCAGGGATGAACCCTACCACCACGTCGAACATTCGAGCATTCGAGGACGACTTCAAGGACCCGTCGATCACCCCGTCGATCATCAGGATCACAGAGGGGCAAGGGAATGATGGCTGGTACGTCGTCAACCGAATCGCTGGCGTACCTGTCCGGGCGTACCTCCAGAACTTCGACGGCACCCGTCCGACCTTCGCGGCTACGAGCACGGCTCGAGGTCACCTGTACTTGCCGACTCAAGGCTTCGCGCTACTGAAGTACCTGGTAGCTGACGGCTACGCTGCCGATCTAGATGTCCGAATCGCCAACCTCTTCTTCGACGATGCGAAGGAGTGGTCAGACGATCGCACTGCCGACTCTGCCCACATGGGCGTCGTAGGGATTGACTGGAGAGGTACGTCCTCCGGCATCGTCATGCGCCTAAACGATCCGGACCTCTCCTCCAAGGGGCTGGGGCTGGGGCTGACGCGAGGTCCTGCTACAGACATCGCGACTACCGAGCCGGCCAGAGGATTCCTTGCTCGGCACTACGGAGATCCTGATGACGCGGATACGGTTAAGAGGGGCGGCTGGGCCGGCGCTCTGATCGCAGACACGTACTCCATGGACGGCACTAAGGCCAGTCCTTCCATGATGGGCACCGCGCTATACCTGGCGCAGGTGGGCACCGACTCCGCGTTCGTAGCGGTGGGCTGGCAGACCGGTGGAGCCCACGCCGACCTTCCGAATCCAGACGACATCACATTCGTGGATGGCAAGGCTACAGGCGTCATCGTTCGCGAAGACGAGTGGTCCATGATGCAGAGCGGTGCGCTCGAGGTCATGGGAGGCGTCTACCAGTGGGATCCCCGGATCTCCTGGCCGGACGGAGGAAACCTCCACAACATGTACGGGGGTATCTACACCGAGCTCTCCGGAGGCGCCCGCTTCTCCTTCTCGCCTCTGTCGGAACCCTGGATCCGGTACTGGGAAACGAACAGGGTCGTCACTCGAGATGCGCTGTTCAGCATGGACAGTCGACCCATGGCGAGACTGGGGCAGCCCGGACAGTCCCTGCCTTCCTCGGTCAATGACGCTGCCCTCACGATCGATGGGCTCGGACCGCCCAACCCCGGCCTGTCCAGGTCCCACAAGTCCAGCGGCTTCGTGTCCTTCAAGACCGTTTCCGGGGAGCCCGTACAGGACCCCTCTGCGTACATCGGACAGAAGGCCCGACTGGCCAACCTGATCGGGGACAACGCAGGCAAGGACGCGGACTACGTCATCATCAACGCTGCCCTGAACGTCCCCGCAGGGGATAGCTTCGTCCACACCTTCGAGCTGTGGCACCCCTCTTTCACACTGTCGGTAGGTGCGGGAGGAGACGTGACTGCCCTGGGCAACCGGTGGCACTGGGCGAACGTAGACCTGGAGTCCTGGGCAGCCATCGGTACGTACCGAACGCTGGACTCCTCACTCAACCCCGACGACGCCTTCCTGGAGAGCGGTGTCCTGGGGAGGATGACCGGCACGAGCGGCACTACTGGTCTCCCGGAGTGGTTGGCAGTCAGCGGGGACAGGCAGCGAGGTTTGTTCTCCGAGGTCGTGCTCGGGGTCAACGACTACGCGTCGGGCATGTCCCGCTGGAGTGGGGACCTCTGGGGCACGGGCCAGCAATCGTCTCGACCCCCCATCGCCAACGAGGGCTGGCACGTGCTGAGGGAGCCTCTCGCGGCAGGAGACTTCGCGTCTCTGGACTTCAACAATGCCGAGTGGGTCTTCCGGGACAACGGAGTCACCAGCGTCGTTAATGCTCTGACCGACTTCTTTGACGCGGACAACGAGTGGGTCGTCGCTCAGCCTGTCGGTGCAATCATGCTCGCGTGGAGGGGTCCGGGAGCGGACGCAGACCCAGAGACCCTGCACGGCTACGCCAAGATCTCCCGCCGCCTGCGTACCCACCACTACCGCTTGCGGGTCAGGATGCACATCCGGTGGGTGTCGACACACCATGCTCCCGCAGACAAGACGGTCACCATCGCGTTGGTGGAGAGCATTGGCGGGGCAGCCGTCGGACCTGTCCAGTCATTCACCATCGCCAGCGGAGACACGGACTACAAGACGTTCTACTTCGAGAGCCAGCGGGACTTGCGGGAGCTTCCCGCAGACGCCCTCGAGACGGACATGCGGGTCGCGATCCGTCTCGGCCTGGGACACACGCAGCAGGCAGCCGGGGATGGTGGCGAAGAGGAGAAGGTGTTCCTCTACTCCATGGTGGTCGACACCGAGGCGGTGGACGTTCACCACGGCGCCCTCTTCAACGAGGGCCCTGTCGTCGCCTCTGGAGGGTTCCTGCTCAGTGGGGCCACGATGGACTACAAGGCCTACGGCCCGGAGTCCACAGAGTGCTACGCCGACTCTGGCTATGGGAACGAACACCCTTGGTCCCTCGGGGGTGTGAACTATCTGACTACAGACGTGGACGGCAAGATCAGCCCACCGACCATGGCACACCTGAACGGCTGGATGCTGAAGCACGCAGCAGGAGTCCCCGAAACTGATGAGGGGGATTTCCTGGAGCTGTGTGACCCGTACCAGTTCTGGAAGCGCGGGAAGCACGACGCCTGCTTCTACTTCGTCGGTCATCGGTTCACCCCCCGGCGAGCAGCCACCGGAGCCGGGGACGAGTACTTCCCTCCGATGGTGGGGCACATGGTGAAGCTGGACCCCCCGCACGGGTCTGTACTCACCTCTCTCGTTCTCGGAGTGGCCATCCAGGAGTCCCAGGGAGCTCCTCCTGCAGGGTCGGTCTACTACAGCTCTGAGTGCGTCGACGGCGAGGTCGTGCCCAAGGACGAGGGGTTCGTGGTCGAGCTGATTCGGTACCACGTCATGCCCACTGAGGAGATCTTCGATACGGAGAGGGAGACAGGCGTCAACGCTGTGCCGGCCATCCGCCATGGGTTTGCCGAGGTGCTCATGCGTAAGGAGATTCCCTACGTGCCGGAGGACCCCGGCACCACGGTAGCCTCCAAGGAGGACATCTGTGGGGGAGGGGCCGCCATCTCCCAGACGGTGGATGACGAGGACCGCCTGTTGCTCAAGTTCGACCTGATCGACGAGCTGTACCAGGGCGGAGTGGCGCCGCCGTACAACCCGGCCCATGTGGACCGTCGGCAGTTTTCTTACGCTCTCGTGGTCAAGGCTTGGGGCGAGGGGTCGGGGTTGGGGCAGGACCTGAACCTGTTCCTCGTGGCCAACAACAACTCCACCGCAGGCGTACGCTTCGGCCTTAGGAGCGGAGGGGATCCCAGCACTGCTCTCGGGCAGATCACGAAGTTCAAGTTCCTGGGAACCACGCTGGGTTGTGCGTACACCCGGATCAACCCGTGATCGTGTCGGACCCCATCAAGCTGGCTAAGGCTGCGGCTCAGGCCATGAAGCATGTGCTGCCCGAACAAGCCCCCGCTCCGAAGCACAAGGGCTCTCCTCCAGCAGACATCGTGGCGGCCATGCCCGCCCGAGCTCGTAAGCGGGGTGTGCAGGTACGCCGGCGTAGCTCTAGCTACGCACAGCATCTGAACAAGATCGCGGAAATAGCTAAAAAGCGGTGAGGGCGCAGACGCCCGACCCTTAGAGAGGCCGGACGTCGTACGCGAATCTCATCAGCCTGGTGTACAGGCGGCTTCTCTTGCAGCCGATCACCTTGTCGCCTCGGCGAACCAGGTCCTCGTCTTCCAGCACCATCCCGACTTCGTTGGAGCAGAAGTCGATGAGCTCCAAGTCCGTCATGGATCGGAGATCCTCAGAGGTCAACTCGATCAGCTCGCCTTCCCCAGGCGGCCTAACCCGACCTGAACCCTCCCCCGTCTTAGGGGGGAGGGCTGGCCTCCCAGCAGGTCGGGTATCTACCCCTCCTCGAGGAACGCCTTCAGGTCGTCGTGGCTCTCGATCTCTTCATCGACAGTCGCCACACCCAGGACGGTCTGACCCGTCTTGAGCGCGCTCACGTCCTTCTGCAGCGCCTCGACCGCGTCGGCGATCCCGTTCAGGGACGGGCCGATCTTCTCGATGAGCGCATCCATGAAAGCCTCCGCGTCGAAGCTGACCTCGATCGGATCCGCCTTCGGCTCTTCCTTCTTCGTGGTACGGCGGCGGCGAGTCGTCTTCTTCGGAGCCTCCTCAGTCTCCTCGGGCTCCTTCTCCGCGGCCTTGCGACGACGGGTCGTCTTGGGCTTCTCCGGGAACTCGAGGCCGAGAATCACCTCGATCAGACGATCGGGCTTGGTGCGGATGCCCGCACGCTTCGCCTCCTTGAGGGCCAGCACGTCGTCGCTGTTCCACTTCGTCTCGGGGTTGTACACCTTCAACGCGGCCTGGAGGTCCTTGCCCTTCAGCTCCGCGAGGATGTTGTACAGCTCGGTCTTCAGCTGGGGACGGCTCAGGTCGCCCAGCTCTGTCGTTCGTGTCTCTTTGTCGCTCATCATGTCTCCGCTATGGATCTTGGTGGTTGGCACGTCGAGGATGGCCTTGAGTCCGATCATCCCCAGCGTCTCTATGGCGTCTTTGCGAGCTGCGATCGTAGGAGCAGTTGCCTCCTTCCAGGAAGAGCAGGAATGTCCCCTGGAGATCTCACCCGCGCCGACATTCTCGGCTTCGTCACAGGCGGCCACGAGGGCACAACCTGCACAACTCTGTTTCTTGAACCTCACTTGCTCATGTTCCTAGAGCAGTTGATCGCGACGATGGTAGGGCACCCGTAGGTACGGCAATCCCCGCTACAGGGCCCACCTCCCACGGATGGGGGGAGTGTGATCTGGCGGCGATACTTGCGGATGAAGTAGGTGGTGCGCTCTCGTAGAGAAGTTGTCCCACAGAGGTCGCTCTCTGTCGGATCTTCGCCCTCGATGACGACCTCCTTCAGTCGCTTCTTGCCGGCCCCTCGAGACAGGACTCCGAGACCTTGCTCGTCGCCGCAAGTCACAAGTTCCGTGACGTTGATCAGCTTGGTTTCTTCGTCCATTTTCGCCTCGTTAGGCATCCTGGACATACCGGGAAGGGCATGTCCGATACGCAGGTGTTTAGTGTGGTCAGTGCATCTGGTGGTCCGTCTCCTTCTCGTAGCTTGTCTATTTCTGCGTTCCTAACGGGATCGTCAGTGGCTCCTGGACCACATTGGGCCGCAGCCACGACGGGACACTCGACGAGTGTGTCCGCCTTGATCAGCTCTAATTCGAACTCCGTGTGTTCACACTTCCTGCAGGCGTCGTACGACTCCAGTAAACAAAACATTCGGCTAGCTGATCTGTAGTACCTCTTGACCCCGTCACGATCCTTGTAGCTACCGTGCGCTGGGCACGGCACCTCCTCCTTCGACATCGATGAATCCTTCTGGCACGCCGAAGTCCTCAGGATCGATGACGGTCAGCTCCACCCGCACACGCGGGTTGTCGGGGTCATGCCACTTGTAGATGTGGTCGACTTGGAAGCGCGAATCGTCAATGCCTAGGGCTTCGGACAGCGCGTCTTCGAGTAGCTTAACCCTGGTCCGTGCATCACATTTCTTATAGCGAGTCTTCGCCTTTCCTTTCAGCCACCCTTTGTTGACTAAGGAGTCGAAGTAGATGTCGTATCCGACCATGATCCAGAGGTCATCGCCTGCCAGATCCAGAAGCTCGTTCAACTCCTCGTCCAGGGCCTCCCACAGATCACTTCGCAGCCTGCTTTTCCACGCCCGGCCGTCCTTGTTCAAGATCCGCATCTTCCCCTTGGTGAAGTAGGCACGGTTCTCGGACAAGGGCAGGCCGGGGTACTCGAATACGACGGTCAACGTCCTCGCCCCCGGCGCCTGCCGGTAGCGTTGGTGGTACGCATCCCAGTACTCAGGTCGCCTTCTCGGCGGGAGATCTCTCTGCTGACTGCTCCGTACGAGCCCTCGGCAGAAGGAACCACACTCTTGGAGAGGAAGTCCGACATGATCTTGGCCTTGAGGAAGCGAGCACGGAGCTCCACCACTCGAGGATCCAACCTCACGTCATCGTCCTTCTCGTACTTCTTCATGTCGTCGCTGTGGGCGAAGCGCTTCCGTGCCTCTGCCTCGGCCGCCTTCAAGGCGTGCTCCAGGGCAGTGCTCTGGCCGTCGGCTAGCGCCATCAGGCCGGACACGTAGGACCTCCAGGTCTGCGTCTGGCCCAAGAGCTCCCCCAGGTCCTTGGAATCCAGGGCAGGCAGGTTCGAGGGCAAGATCCCACAAAAGTCGGTCTTGGGGGCGGAGGTAGACAAGGCCACTCCTTTCTCTTCCAGCTCATCCACTGCCTCATCAAACGCAGCCTCGTACTCGGCGGCTACGTCATCAGAGTCAGAGGGGCTGACCTTTAGCTCTCGTCGTCGACTCATCGCTTACGCCTCCTGCGGCCTGGCTTGAACTTGGAGAGCGGGCAACCGTGGTTGTATCCGCAGTCCCTGCAGGTCCACTTGGTGACCTCACGACCGCGAGGAGTCACTGCCCCAGGACCGTCATTCCCCGCCTCCAGGACGGGGGTGATAAGGGTCTCTTCGATCTCCTCCCATACGGCAGGATTGAAGGGGGACACGAACTCCAAGAGGTGCGAGTTGTTCTTGTTGAAGTAGATGAAGAGCATCACCGGGAGATCCAGCGCCTTCATGTACACGGTGCCCTGCCAGATGTGATCTTCCTTCACACCTGTGAGCTCGTTGAACCGCTGCTCCTTGATCGTCTTGAACTCGAAGCCGTACCGCAGCTGAGGAACGGTTCGCTCTCCGTCAGCAGATCCGCTGATGAAGTAGTCGTCGATGCGGGCAGGCACCTCTGCCTCGAACGTGTCCCCATACATCTTGGCAGCGAAGCCTTGCAGTCCATCATGGACCCAGTGCCCCGTCTGGAAGATCATCAGGGTCTCGGCCTCGAAGTTCCCCCGCTCCTCTACCTCGTCCCCGTCGTCGATCAAGTCGTACCAGTGCTTCTGCAAGCAGGCATCCGGCTTGAACGAAGAGGGGTGAAGTCTTCCTCGTGAGCGAGGTCGCGATATCAGGACTCCTGATCCCTCGCACGTCCCACATTCGAGCTCCTTCACCTCTCGGTCGGAGCTCACTCGGTTCATGTTCTCTTCGATCCAGTCGAGCAGGTCCGCTCGAAAGGAGACGGTCTTGCCCAGCGCTACTAGCTTCTCCTTGCCGAGCCGTAGCCCGTCTTCAATCGTCTTGATCTGCATCTGCTCTCCACAGGTCTATGAAGGTGTCGAATACGTCCTCCGTGACCAGGACGTAGGACTTCGGTTTCCGGCCACCCAGGAAAGTGACTCGGAAGGCCATGAGTTCTCCGTTAGCTCGAGCCTCTATCTGGATCTTCTCCAGCTCAGAAGCCTTCAGTACGAAGCTCTTGGCCTCGGTTTCCTTATCCTCCTCACGGAGGACGTTTTCCACGACGACGTCGCCCTTGAGGGAAGGCAGCTCCCGGTTTCCTGATCCAGGAGTCACCTTCCCTCCGATGCTGCGAGCTCGTTTGTTCTCGTTCTTCCGACTCCTACGCACCTGTGCCTTTGCCTTGTGGCTGGCACGGGTGCGCTTCTTCGGCTTCTCGAGGACGCTCTGCTTGAAGACTCCGAAGCACTCGGAGCACTGGAAGAGGTACCTCCTCATGTACTGCGAGAAGGAGCCTTCTGCCCCACAGCTAGGACACGGCTTGAACTCAGTCATCTTCCGGGGGCAGGTAGTTGGTGTTGACGATCGCCCCCTCTTCTTTGATGGCGTACCTGACCACCTCGTCCACAAGCCACTCGTGGACCTCGGGGTCGTTCTCCAGGGCCTCAGTCATCTTGACCTTGCCGTTGGCCTTGAGGATCTCCGTCTCGTCTGACGAGTCGACGATGGTCAGCCAGGCCCCCCTCTGACGAATGATCCCTCGCTTGAGAGCCGACATCATGTTGGCTCCGGCAATGTCCAGACCCTTGCCGTAGATCAGGTTGAACTCACCGGAGGCACCGTCATGGCACCCTGCTTTGCCCTTGTAGATCGTCCACTTGACCTTCTTGCCGATCCTCTTGTTCTTCCCCTGGACCTCCTTCCAGTAGGCAGAGGAGTCCAGGTAGATCGACAGGAGCTTGAGGTGCTTGAGGGCGTTGCCCCCCTGCACGCTCATGTTGGTCATGTCACCGGCCCGCATGTTCTTGCCGCCGATCTTCTCCCGGTACTGGTTGACGCCCAGGACACTGGTGTAGTTCATCTCTCCCCCTCGAGGAACAGCGAACAGGCCGGCGATCTTGTTGACGAACATGGTGTTGATGAGAGCCGCACCACCAGGGATGCGAGCGTCCATCTCTGCCTCTTGGGCCACCTTCGTGAGCACGGCACCCCAAGAGTCGATCCCGATGATGTCGAACGTCTTGTCCTCCACGCAGTCGAGAATGATCTCGTACAGCGTGTCAACGATGTCCGATCCGATCTCCTCGAAGACCCCCAACGTCTCCGACATCTTGAGCCTCTCGGCGTCGTCGAGGATGCGGCGATGGGTCTTCTCGAAGGCAGCGATCTCTCGCTTGTGGATAGGCAGAACCACGCCGCAGTTGAACTTCGCGTGTCCCTTGTCGAACTTGTGCTCGGTCATGGCGATTGCGAGCGTGGCGTCATCCCCTCGCAGCTGTTGCTGACGACGGAAGTACTGGTTCATCAGCGTCGTCTTCCCGGAGGAGGTCTTGCCGATGAGCTCGCTCAGACCACCTGCAGGCAGGCCACCACCGCAAGCGATGTCGAGCTCTACGATTCCGGAGGGACGACGTAGCACCAGGAACGGTGCCTCGTACTCGTCCCCAGACATCATCACGCCCTTGCCGCCGTAGTTCTTGTTGATCCTCGCCTTCAGCTCCTGGATCCTGTCCCTGCGGGACAGCTTCGGCCCTTCCTTCCGGGCAGCAGTCTTTCTTTTAGCCATAGGTATCCCCTGACGCTCATTGAGCGCCTGTAAACGCAATTGATTAGTTGCGGCTAACGCCGCTTGGTATCGGGAGTCTTATGCCGCTCGAAGGGCTGAGTTCCGCAGTCGGCACAGTGCGGCACATTGGAGCTCTGGGAGAGCTTCTTGCCGCACTTCTGGCAGTGCTTGACGTTCCCGCGCTGGGCGGTCTTCTCGATGCCGGGTTCGATCTCTACTGCGTACTTGTCCATCACTTCTCCAAGGCTGCGATGAGTGCTTTGCCGGGCCGGAACCGAAGCACGTACCTCTTCTCGACAGGCAACTGCTTGCCGTTGCGGAAGTCGTAGCCCTGGACCTTCTGCTTCGAGACCAGGAAGGTCCCGAGGCCGTGAACCTGGACGTCGATCTTGTCCTCAACGGCGTCAACCAGCTCAGCGATTGTACCCTTGAGTACCTGGGAAATCACCTGTCTTCCAGACGCTTTCCCAGGAACTTTCTCCTTCCAGAGAGGGTCCTCGCCTAGTCGAACAAGAACCCTCTCGATCAGCTCACTTCTCGTCATCGTCGGTCTCCGCTAGCTCAGACTCCACCATCTCGTACTCCGCAGAGTCCAAGACGGTGTAGGGGACGTCAAAGCGCTCACCGTGAGCGACTCCAGCCTTCCTAACGATGTCATCGCAGTCGGCCCACATCTTCTTGACGTCCTCGGGCTTGAAGAAGTGCTCCTCCTCTAGCCCGAACCAGTCCTTCATCGACTGGGTCTTCTCGACCCAGTGCCCTGTGACCAGCTTGCGGTCACCAACAATGAAGCCTGGCGTAGCTCCGCATTCGATGCAGTACGCCCGCCTCTCATTAGCAACGAGTTCGCCGCACCCGTTAGGGCATTGTCCTAGATCACTCACTTCAGCTCCAGCTTCTCGATAGCGGCCAGGTTGCCTGAACCGCTACAGATCCAGCACTTCCTGTCGTCCTTGGCGAACTCCAGGAAGCACAACATGGATCCTGCGGTGCTCTTGGCGTTGATGCTCCCGTCAGCCAACAACGCTCCTGCTCGAGCCTTTGTCCAGCCGAAAACGCTACCCACGATGAGCAGATCCCCCTCCTTGATGCCGTCCCTCTCCTTGATGGTCGGCAGGTCCGTGAGAGGGTTGACGTGTTCAGGCAGGTCATCGACCCACAGGAATACCTCGATCCCTACGTACTCCCAGGACTGCCACTTGATGAGAGGCTTCTCTGGTAGGCGGGCGTAGCTGTGGGGATCCCAGTCCAGTCCATGCTTCTCGATGAGCTGGTTCAAGGCGATGCAGAAGTCTGATCGCAGTAGGGAGTAAGGCTGTCCTGCCTTGAGGCGGTGCTTGATCTCGTCGATGAGAGCCACCACCTGCTTATCTGTCTTTAGGTCGTCCATGGGTACGGCTCCGTCACCTTATTTCCCCCATGGGGGAAATAGACTAATGTGCATTTCCCCACGCCACAGCAAACGCACCGTCTGCAGGGAGTGGAACTAGTAGAGGCTCTTCAAAGGGGTGCTCCATGTGCCCCTGGATTCTCTCCTGAACATCCCTGCGGATGTCCTTGTGATCTGGCATCTCGAAGATGAGCTCGTCATGGACCTGCAGCAGCTGCCTTACTCCGGCAGCTTCGAGGTCGGGATCAAACTCACACTTGATCATCGCAAGTCGGGCCACATCAGCGGCCGATCCCTGAATGATCGAGTTCACACTCTGTCGCCGAGCCTGAGAGGCCAGCATCCTGTTACCCGAGTTGATCGTCGGCAGCCGACGGTAGCGCCCCAAGTAGGTCTGCACGTACTCCATGTCTCTACACGCCCTGTGCGTGTCCTTGATGAAGTCCTGCACACCTGGGAACACTCCGAAGTACGCTTTCGTGATCTTCGCCGCCTCAGGGCAGCTGGGACGCAGTTTTCCGTTACGTCCCTGCCGCATGATGATCGGCAGACCCAGCTGCATCCCCAGCTTCACCTCACCGATCCCGTAGATCAAGCCGAAGCCAACGGCCTTGGCCGCACTACGAGTTCGGAGAGCGTCTGCCTGGTGAGGAGTCAACTTGCCCCCAGAGTCCTTCACCTTCTTTGCCGAGACCACGTCCGCATAGGAGAAGCCCATGTTCATCTCGGACACCGTGAACCCGTGAAGGTCCGTGCCGTCCAGGATGGACTTGATCATGTTGGCGTCCCTGCTGAAGTGAGCCATGAGGCGCATCTCGAGCTGGGCATAGTCCGCCACGTAGAGGATGTTCCCCCCGTCAGCGATGAAGGCATCCCGGATTTTGAACACGTCGTTCTCCTTCCGGGGGATGTTCTGCAGGTTGGGATCGCCGCAGGACAAGCGACCAGTGACGGTCACACTCTGGTTCAAGGTCGGATGGACTCTGAAGTTCGAGTCAGTCCACTTCGCCAGCCCATAGACGTAGGTGCTGAGGAACTTCGCCAGCTTGCGATGATCCCCCAACGACTGTGCGAGCTCCTGCACCATCTCCCGCTCTTCCTCACAGTCCTCTGGAGGTACGTCCTCATCCCCGTCCCAGAAGGCGATGTCTCCTCCCCGCCAGGCCTCCACTACCTCCTTGTCACAGGACGGGTTCTTCAGGCCCGTCACCTTGCTGGGCTTGCCCCACTTGGTGGGACGCACGCCGAGCTCGTCGAAGAAGAGGGCTGCAAGCTGCTTGGAGCTGCGGATGTTGACGGGCTTCCCAGCGGCGGCGTTGAAGGATCGTTCGATCTCCTCGACCCTCTTAGCGATGCCGGGGGAGATTTCATCCAGGTAGCCGGTGTCCACCATGACTCCCCTCCGCTCCATGCGGTACAGGACTCTGGTAAACGGCTCCTCCACGTCCCAGAAGTGGTCGAGCAGCGTGTAGCTGCCCTCCTCACCCATAGGAACCTCATCCAGCGCCTCCTGGAGGTACAGGGACAGTCGTAGGGACTCCCACGGATCTCTGGAGGCGTACTCTACTGCCTTCTCTCGTCCGCCTCCGTCTACGTCGTTCAACACGTCCAGGAGGAAGCGAGGCTGCTTCTCGGCGGACATCTTCTTGCCGAAGACCTCGTCGAACTTGAGCATCCGGTCACCTAGGTGATCCCAGACACACTCCTTGAGGCCGTGCATGCCTCTGCGGTTCTCGTCCAGGAGCCAGTCCAGGGTACGAGTGCAGATGATGTGGCCGTTGACAGTTGGGATGCCAGAGTTCGCCAGGATGTGCAGGTCGTACTTGGCGTTGGTGAAGTGCTTGTCGATCTTCTTGTCTACGAAGAAGGGCTCGAAGATCGGGAGCACGTCGTCGGTGATACAGAAGCGGCGATCTTCAGTCGCCAGTCCCCAGAACAGAACGTAGTCCCGGGAGATGTTGAGACCGGTGGTCTCCGTGTCCACGCCCACGTCCGTGTGCTTCATCACGTAGCGCAGGACGTCTTTGGCTTTCTTCTCCGAGTCGATGAACTCGGCTACAGGTCTAAGCATTACGCCTCCGAGGGGAGGGGCCCGAAGGCCCCTCCCCTCCTTAGGGGTTGCTACCTGCGAGCCCCACCGCGACGGCGGGAGGAGCTGCGGGTAGAGCCACCTCCACCGCTGGAGGGGGCTGGATCGTCGTCACCGGGGTCAACGCCGTCCGGAACCGTCATCCCGAGGAAGTCGCAGACCTTGGCGGCCGACAGCTTCGGGACTCCGATCCCCTTGACCGCGTTGAAGTCGTAGGGCTTCAGCATGTCCTGGAGGTCCTTGTGGAACTCGTACTTGATGGCGAACTTGCCGTCGTCCGTCTCCTCGATCTCGTAGTCCTCGACCACGAAGTCATCGTCGCCCGACATGTCGAAGTCCTTGAGCCAGCACCAGGGCTGCTCCTTCTTCCGATACGCGGACACCTTGCTGTCCTTGCCCTCTCCCGTCTTGCGGAGGAACCACACGACGTCGGAGAGCCCGGCACGAGCCGGCTGCTTGCACTCGGAGCACTCGAGCTCCTCCATGGGGAAGATCCCCTTGGCCTTGCACTCCGGGCAGTTCATGCCCTCGTTGTAGAGCCCCTCCAGGTCATCGGCGTCGAAGACCTGGCTGTCGGCGCAGACCTCCCCGCACTCGGGGCACGTCAGGGCGACTCGGGTGATCTCGCCTTCCTGGCAGGATCGGCAGTTGTCCTCGATGGTCTGCTCGAGACCGAGGATTCCGTGCTCTCCGTAGTGACCCGAGCCCAGCTGCATGTAGCCCTTGCGAGCCGCCACCTGGTCCAGGTCATCGTCGCAGTGCTCGCAGCCCTTGCCCTCGCAGGCACGGCGCTCCATCACGGCCTCACCAGCGCGGTCACCCTTGCTGTACTTGATCACCCTGCCGTCCCGGTCGGTCTTCTCGACCAGGTGCTGCATACGGAGATCGAGGGCGTTCAGAGCGTACTGCTCGGCCTTGCCGACCCGGGGGTCGCCCTGGGCCTTGAGGTGATCCCAGATGGTGAACGGCCGATCGGATCGGGAGTCGTACACACGGGGATCGTCCGAGGGGTACTCGTCGCAGGGGCGACGCCACCCGGGGAGGCAGTCCGAGCGCATGCTCTTGAACTTGCCAGCCTTGTCACGGATCACGACCTTGCCCTGGAGGAAGATGTACGCGGGGTAGTCGTCTTCCAGGTAGCCGTCGGCCTTGGGGTTGGGGTACTTGGCCTCCAGGAAGAGGATGGGGTCACCATCCGCCTTCTGGGACTTCTTGGGGATCTTGATCTCGTCAGACCAGAACGCGGTGGGACCGCGATTCCGACGACGGTTTCGGTTGCTCTCGTTTCTTCTGTTTCTGGAGCGGAACGTAGCCACTAGTCTCTCCTGCGCCGTGGAATGATTGGCACGGCATTTTCGATCAGTTCTTGGAGCTCTTCTTCATCGAAGTCGTCTGGTTGCGCGAAGGCGTCGTACGGGTATTCAACCTCCCGTATGTCGGAGATCGCACCCCAGAGTTGCTTCAATGCGTGTTGAGTCTTCTCACGACCAGGACGGTCGTTGTCCATGAACAGGGTTATGCGGCAGCCCATCCTGTGGAGTAGCGCTGCCTGGGTGCGCGACAGGGAGGATCCCAATGTCGCCACCGCATTACTGAAGCCACATTGTAGCAGCCACAGACACGCTTTGAATCCCTCTACTACAAGGATTTCTTCTTCTTCTGGCGCGTCTGCAAAGTACAAGGTGGGGTAGATTCGATCGGCATTCCAAAGATGCCTCTGACGCTCAAACGTGTAGCCCGGATAGACCTCCTCTAGTTCGGATGCGTAGAACTTGTATTTGGGTTTCTGACCACGAAGTGTGGCCCTGCCACTTATGCCAGATAGATTCCCGTACAGATCACGCACCGGGAACGTGATGCGTTTGTTGACTCGGTCGAAACCTACGTCGTAGTCAGTCAGGATCGTGGGGTCGAACCCCTTCCTGACCAACTCCTCTACAGGCTGCTTGACGTCGTAGGCTCCGAGGTGTGCCTCGGGCAGTGGGTGTGCGGCTATGAACGGGTTGAGGGGGGATCGTAGACGTGGCCTCGCCTCCTTCTTCGACTTCAGATCGTCGGCTATGGGAGCTAGGGCCTTATCAACCTGACCTCGTCCGTACCCGAGCTTGCGAAGCAAGTACGGCAAGGACCCGCTGCCGCACCCTGCGTGGCAGATCCAGAGACCGGTCTTTCGGTTGATGAAGAAAGACGGCGACGAGTCTTGGTGGAATGGACAGGGAGCTGCGAACTCCCCATCCCCCACCAACCTCGCGCCGTCTATGTGCTTATCTACGACCTGCTGAACGAAGGTCGCTACATTCACTTACTCTTCTTTCTCTTCGCCCCCGTCCTTGCCTGTGCGAGAGCTCCACGGCCCCCACCAGATCGCCTACCAGGGCCGGCCCTAGAGGACCGCTTGTTCTTCTTGTTCTCTTCCTCGTCTTGAGCGTCAGCTGCCTTGGCCCTGTCCTCCAGGTCCTCGTCTGTCAGACGCTCCTGCTTGACCGAGAAGTTGTTCCCTGGCTGTCCGTGGATCAGCATGGGGTAAAGCTCCTCATCTCGAGCAGCAGGCCAGCACAAGGTGAGCTCGGACTTACCGGTGTCGGCGTCCTTGCTCTTGATCACCCTGAGCATGAAGTCGCACTCCATGCCGGCCGAGTCCGTGAACGCTGCTTCATCCGTGTCCACGTTCTTCGCGCTCTTCGCTGCCTTCCGGTTGGCCTGAGTCACAGCGATCACCGGAATCTCCAGGTCCACAGCAGCATCCTTGAGGTCCTGCATGATGTTGACCTGAGTAGTCCACTTGGCGTCCCTGTTCTTCGTTCTCCCGTCAGCCAGCTTGTAGACCGCATCCACTACCAGCAGATCTGCATCCACCTCCTTGGCTTTCTCCACCAGCATTCGCACGGTGGCTCCGTGGTTGGGCCCCCGGTCGTTGCTGATGATGAAGGCGCTACGGCGCCCGTCTGCCCGCTTCAAGTCACCGTCTGACTCCGCCAGGTCTTCCATGGTGGCGAAGACGTCCTTCTTGACGGAGGGAGGCAGCTCTCCCCGTTTCAGCGTCCCGTAGTCCACCTCACAGATGATCGACGTACCTCGCAGCAGAAGCTGCATCTTGTTCATCTCTCGGCTGTAGAAGAGGACTCTCGCGTGGTGATACAGATAGGCGTTGATGGCGATGTACAGAGCCACCCACGTCTTCATGTGCTTCGGTCTGCCATACAGCAGGACCAGCTGCCCGGACTGCATCCCCAAGGTCTCTCTGTTCACAGGCTCCCAAGGCCAAGGGATGCCGAGCATCCCTTCAGCACTGGCTACCCGCTCGTATTGCTCCCGGAGCATCTTGACGCTCTGAGATAGATCGATGTCCCCGCCCTCCGCCTTCCGGGTCTGCCACCTGGTCAGGAAGGCGGCTACCTTGGACATGGCATCGTCGAGGTCGTCTGCGTCCAGGTCATCCAGCATCTCTTCGCAGAGAAGCGAGGCGTCGTTGGACATGTTGCGGTTGATGATTTCCTGACACAGCGAGGTCAAGGAGTCCTTGGACGGCCTGAAGTCGAAACTGCGGAACTTCCTCTTGAACGACTCCAGGGAGGGAACCTCCCCGTACGTAGTTCTAGAGAAGTAGATCCTCGAGATATGCCGGAACCAGTCCTTGCCCTCGAGGGTCTCGAAATCTTCCTCTGTCAAACCCGCCTTGACCAGCGGTTTGAACTCGTGCCGCTTGAGCACGTTACTGATCAGCGTGGCTTCCAGCCCCATCTACTCCTCCTGTTATTGGATATCACCGAAGAACCTCGATCCGCTGTGGAGTTCTATCCCTGCCAGCACTAGTCGTAGATCCTCCTGGATCTCCGTCGGGAGATCCACAAGTTTCATGACCGCCGAGGCTCCGGTGGATTTGTTGACGATCCGGACGCTGATCTCTAGAGAGAAGAAATCAGCGCCCGGAGTCCGGTCAACGGTCAAGTTCAGGAGCTCTGAGGTGAACAGCTCATGATCCTGTACCGAGATTGGCATCTACTTCTTGGCCGTCATGTGCTCGAAGAGGGCTGCTGCCTCCTCCAGGTGGATCTCCGCTGTGCCATGAGCAATCTCCTTGGCCAGTTCCATCGCATCTTCCAGCACCTTGTCCTTCTGGTCGCAGCTCAGACTCACCGAGACGTGTACTCCGTACCCGTCCCCGAAGTCCTTCAGCGCCAGGTCGACCCCAGCGCTGACTCGGGCATCTCCGGCCCCCAGCAATTTCTTCGCAGTGTCCATTTGGTTCCTCGAGGGTTGAACATCATCACTGACCTGTTCGATAGGGTCTAGACCCTTCTCGACAGCCCAACGACGTAGTTGGATTTTGACTAACGGAGACCTGTAGCTAGAGGAGGGAGAAGACATCGTCATCGACCTTCGGGCCGCTGACAGCCGTGCTGGCTCCCGCCTCGTACTTGTGGCAGCGGTCCTTGTAGATAGCGAAGACGGCGGGATCGAGCACAGCCTGGGCACGCTTGTGGTCGAAGGACTGCTTGATGACGCCGCCTTCTACGAGGTCATCCCACTCGTCTCGGTCGCTCGAGAGCTGAACAGCTCGGCTGTTGTCCCAGACGTTCTTCCCTCTCTTCGTCACGGTGAAGGGCCCCATGGAGTCCCCAGCTGCTCGCACAGCCATCTGGGCATCCTTGCAGCGCCTCCGACGCAGATCGATGGACTCCATCCAGGCGTTCCACAGATCCTCTCCCAGGCATTCTCGTACCTCTGCGGAGATCTCTCTCAGGTCCTCATCGGCCTCTTCAAAGGCCTCGATTGCCGACTCCGCTACTCGACCTAGATCATCACTCATTTCCATTTTCTCCTCTTGGGAAGGGGCTCATCCCTGGTTAGAAGCCGGGCTTCGTCCAGGAGGCCGAACGCCTTCTCGATGTCCTGAGCGAACTTCTGGCCCGGACTGGTTGGACTGGTGTAATTCCCCACCCTCGCCACGTAGGCGGGATGGAGCGTAACCAGTAGGGGGTATCTGATGCCTCCGGTCACTCCCATGATTTCAACGTCGAAGAGCTGTCCCCTGTCCTTGGTGATGGAAAGCTGCTTTCCAAGGACCGCCTTGGAGGCGACCTTGCCCACAGCCAGGACTAGAAGCGGATCGATGTTGTAGATCGTCTGATGAAGCCGCTCTTCGCAGTTTCGGAGCTCCGCTGCCGTGGGATCCACGTTCTCGGGAGGCCGGCACATGACGGCATTGAGGTAGAAGATCTTCTCGGACGCCACTAGTGCGTCCCTGATCTCGTCTGACTCTGCATCGGAGGGCTTGTAGCCCGAGGTCATCCTGCGTCCCATGCCGTGAAGCCATTCTTCATCGGCTCTTGCGAAGTAGGTCAGGAAGGTGTCGAGCAGGAGACCTGCCGAACCCGCAAAGGTACGACAGATCTCATCCTCAATCCTTCCAGGACCCTCTCCCACGATCACCAGGTCAGCGTCGGTGTCTCCCTCGCCGAACACGATGGAGCTCCGACTCTCAACTAGTCTGGGACACAGATCGCACTCACCCTCGACGTAGGTCTCGTACAGAACCTCGAGGGACTTCACCCACGAGCCCCACGGACTACCTTGGACATGTCTTCCGGAGACATGTCTCTGGGAAGCACGAGTCCTGCCTCGGATGCCCTACGAGCATCGTCGGCCACAGCCTTCCTCTCCAGGAAGTCCTTGACGGTCTGCTGATCGTAAGTGCTCAACTCCTCTACGAAGACCCAGTTGTCCACGGAGCCCAGGTGCAGGGTCTTGATGACCCCTTCGGCACACCCGTAGGGAGGGGTCATCACCTGCAACGCCACACGGCCATCCTGGGTAGACACATGACCCCCAAAGATGGGGGTGGCGTCGCGGATTTCCGTCGGGGTAGACCCCTTCCAGATCTCGCCGATGTAGTGGGAGCCCCCACTAGCAACGATCGCCTGCTTTGATTCTCGCTTGCTCATCTTCTCGTCTCCTTGATCTTGTAGCCCCGCATCTTCGCGAACCGACGGATCCTCGCAGCCTGCTTCTGGCAGCGACGAACATCCGGCACGAAGAACAGAGCTCGTGGGTGTTTCTTGTCCTCGTAAGTCCTCAAAATTCTACCCACGCACTGCTGGAAGGCATTCTCGTTCGAGAACAACGTCAGGCAGAGCAGGGTGTCCAGTGAGGGCTTATCCAGTCCTTCCTGCGCCAATTGCATGGTCGCCAGAATGGGGTTTGCTTCGCTCAAGGCTTCTTCCCTGGCGGAGTCCTTGATCACTCCGTGAATCAGCCCGCTTCCAGGCAACGTCGGATGGAGTAGCTCGAGTTGCTCTACCCGGTGAGACAGGGCGAGGATGCTCCGCCCTTCCTGAAGCAGCGTCTTCACTTCCTCAGTGATGACCTGGTTGAACTCTGCGTTCCTGGCGATCCAGTTCTTCAGAGCCACGTCTTCCGAGTACTCCCTAGCTGGGCGGAGTCCATGCAGGTGTACGAACTCGATCTCAGGCTCTAGATCCTGGCTCAGGTCCGAGTAGAAGACCTTCCCCAGGTGATACTGGTAGACCTTTTCCAGCCCATCATTGCGGGTCGTGGTAGCCGTCAAGGCTAGCCGCTTCCCCGGGAAGAGGTTGGCCACCGTGCAGAACCAGTTCGCCGACATGTGGTGCCCCTCGTCGAAGATGACGAGGCCCCACCGGCGTAGGAACGATCTGGGAAGCACGTCCGCCTTACTCGCCAGGGTCTGCACCGTGGCCAAGCAGATCGGAGTGTCCTCGGGGAACTTGTTCTGCTTGACCCAGCCGACTTTCCCCTCGAAGTCCAGCTTTCCAATGATCTCCCTCTCCCACCCGGCGAGGATGGTCGTGTTGTTGCAGACCACCAGGGTCGGAACGCCTAGCCTCACGGCGTGGTAGAGCGCCACCACCGTCTTCCCCAGTCCGCAAGCTAGATTCAACGTCCCATCCCCCAGCTCCTCCATGAGTCGCAGGGGCTCGGTCTGGTTGTCTCTGGGGATGATGGAGTGGAGGATTGTTGTGGAGGGGTAAGAGGAAGGCCGGAGATCTACGATCTCGATGCCGTACGCATGCCTTACGTACTTGAGGGTGAACAGGTTTCGAGGAACCTGAATGTGATGCTTCGCCATCGAGAAGATCTCGATGTCGGTGGGGATGTCTCTCTTTCTCCCACTGAACATGGTGAAGGTGAGCCGCTGCTGGATTCCACGTACTGGCACCTCTGAGAGAGGCAACCAGAGGTCGGCGTCCAGGTAGGCGACTCCCGGGTCTCTACGACAGAACTGCAGTACGTCGTCGTTCATCTGAAGCTGGACTTGATGTGGACTTCTACGATCTCGAACAGGTCTTGCGAGATCTCCTTGACGTCCACCCCCCTACTCTCGAGCACTACTGATACGTCTCGCACGATGGCTCCTATGGTCGTGTTGATCAGGGATTCGATGTCGTTCCCCAACGGGTTGATTGTGGTCGGTTCCTCGTATCCAGCCCGACGCTGGTGTTGTACGTGAACTGCTCTCCTCAGATTCTCCGCCTCTGCCAAGTCCAGCCCCCACTTGGAGATGATCTCGTTGAGGACTTCTGCGCTGGGAAGGTTGAGGTTCTCCTCCAGCTTGCGGAGACCTTCTCTACTCATGTGGGTACGGATTCCTCCGCCCCTGTCGATCATGATCAGCTTGGCTGCATCGCTGCGGTATTTGAACATCCGCTTGCGGTGCGTGCGGATCATGGCTCCGACATCAGTCATCTTCTAGCTCCTCGTCCGAGTAAGGTTCGAGAGGGATCTGCTCTACTCCGAACGCGGCTTCTCTCAAGAATGTAGAAGACATCCTGATGAACGCGTTGTGGCTCAGTGCGCCCCACCAGCCCTTGGTACGGGTCTTTGCTGTGCGGAACTCAGCCGCATCGTCATCATCGTGCTTGGACACCTTGTTCCGTGATCTAATGGCCACGGAGTTCGAGGATGACGACGATTTGCCTTTCTTCAACTTTGATGCGTTTCGGACTCGCACTTTGCAGCGCACTCTGACGTCGCAGGCTTTACACTCCTTGTGATCAGGGTCGTAAGCCTCGGCATCTCCGAAACAGGTTGGTACTCTACGTAGTCGGGGAATGTCGGACATGGGACCTCCTAAGTAATCTCCATTACCTGTCTTATGCCGACCTGCTACGGGTTCTTGCATTGACGTTCTTGCCGCCCTAGCGGCATCATCGAGCCGTCCCAAGGAGCTCAAATGCACCGTACGTACCTGGATCTTCACGACTTCGGACCTGGCCTCGTCAAGGAGGCCGGCATCGGCGTTCCCGATGAGGTCGGGAGCAGCCACTTCCCGTCGGAAGACGAGCTGGACAACTACCCCGACGAGGACTTCGCTCTCATCATGGTCGATGGCAGTGAGAGGTTCAGGAAGTTCGCCTGCATGAGTCCTGGGACCGCCTGGCTCAACACGATGTGTCTGCTCGGCTCCTGGGACCGCATGCCGAAGACGGCGGCTGTCCTGGCGGGCACGAATCTGATGCACGTCCTCGAGGGCACGAGTACGCCTCCCCCGATGGAGCTCGTCGAGAAGGTGGCGTCTGCCCTGAACGAGTCTCTCCACGGTGAGGGAGAGCTCGTCTACTTCGGAGATACTCCGGTGGTGGACATCACCGATCTTAGCGCCGAGAAGAAGGCGGCGTTCTTCCGAGCCGCCGGAGAAGGCTTCAAGATGCTGGGACGGGCCGCCAAGGGCTCCTATCAGACAGGGCGGCAAGCCGCTACGGCAGCGGGCCAAGGGGGAGCAGGTTGGGGCGGTCAGATGGCAGCTGGTGCCAAGGCCATGGGCGGAGCAGCCGGGCAGTTCGCTAGAGCCAGCGGAGCGGGTCTACAGGAGGCTGGCAGGGGTGTGGCGAGGAGTAAGAACTTGCTGGCGAAGAGGGACGTCACCCGTACCGCCCCTCAAAACTGGGCCAAGGCAGTTGGCAATGTCTCCAGGAACGCGACGTATGCCCCAGGAACGAACCTTGTCGCTGCCGGTGCAGCTACTGCTGGAGGTGCTGCTGCCCTAGGTGCGGGTGCCTACGGCGCCAAGAGGATGCTCGGTCGGCCGAAGCAGGCCATGTCCGAGAATACGAAGAGCACGCTTGCTGGAGGTGCTTACGGTCTCGCGGCCGGCGCAGGTACAAGCGCTGCCTTCGGCTACAGAAATCCCAGGTGGCTAGCTGCAGAAGCAGTGGCCGGGAGTGCTCTGGGTGCGGCGGCGGCTCGCAGGAAGCATGCAGGTGCCAGGACCACCGCTGGCATCGCCACCGCCACCGCCATGGGCGGGGCCCTGGTAGGCCACAAGCGGGGCAAGAAGAAGGGGAAGCGGGAAGGCTTCTCTGCAGGATTCGGCTCGGGTAGTCAGAAGGGCTACTGGCGTGGGCGTCGGCAGGGCTACCAGCTCGGCACGGACCACTCGCAGAAGGCGTACATGGCGCACCGCATCCGGCAGCTAGAGAGCCGGAAGAAGGAGGCGGGTCGAACCATCCACGTAGACCCGTCTGGGAACGCGGAAGTACGAGCGGATAAGCCCAAGAGCCTCGGAAGTCTCAAGCGATACAAGAATCGATTGTCGAGATCTGACAAGCTCAAGATCGAGTCAACCCCGAACTCCAAGAAGATCACCCTCCGTCCTGGTAGAGGGTCTGCTGCAGCGGCAGTTGCGGGTGTTGGTAGTGCGGCGTATCTGGCTCATCGACATCACCGGAAGAAGAAGCTGCAAAAGACTGCCGCTGGTTTCTCTCTGACAGGCACCAACACCAGTACCACTGCTCCACAAGGTCGAAAGCGGAGCTTGCTCAGCTATCGTGGATGGACTCCTGGCGAAGCTGGTGCAGTAGGTGCGGCTGGAGGACTGGGCGCGGCGGGAATCGCCAAGCACACCGGTCTGCTCGGCAAGATGAAGGGCGGTCGACTCGGCGCTGTGGCGGCAGGCACCACCGCTCTAGGGGCAGGTAGCGGCATGTTGCAGCAGAAGCTCTTCAACAGGCCGAAGACCGCGGCCCCGTCTACCCTTCTACGAGGAGACTACCCGGTAGAGAACCCGGAGCAGATCAAGCAGGCAGAGGCTTTCTTCGACGAGCACTGGCAGAGGCTCCATCCCTCTGATCGACGAACGTACGCGACCAACCTGGTCAAGGCCGCCCTGGCTCACGGGGTCTACCCGACCTCCGAGAACCTCGAGAAGTACGCCGGTGACGCTGTCTCTACGGAAGCTGTGCTGCACCTGAACGCTCGAGCCAAGTACGTGGACGACTACGGTCGTGAGGTGCTGATCAAGCTGGCCGAGGAGATCCCGACCGCCGACCCGGACTACCTCGCAGATGCGCTCACCCAGGTCGATGAGCACTACGGCATCAGCCAGAAGTGGGACACTCACGTAGTAGATCCCTACGCTGCGATCCTCACGAAGTCTGCCTCCGAAGACTTCCGGTGGTCAGAAGGTCCCGACACGGTGACCGGAGATCAGCTGGTAGCAGCCAGCAAGGAGAAGCGGATTCCGCTGACCACTGCCCTGGGAGACGACGGCTTCTACGAGTTCGCCAAGGCTCCGGTAGCAGTGTTCGAGTCCTTGCCCTCGGATGTGAAGCACGTCATCTCTCGAATCTCGGCATAACCCATGGCCGAAGCCGCCGAAAAGATCGGGTTCTCTCCCAGCCTGATCTTCGGACACCACGACGCACACCCTGTCGTGCTAGCCACGCTCCTGTTCAAGGAGTACGACGTGGAGTGGCTCGAGTGGGAAGCGGACGTGCTGTGGTACGAGATCGAGGATGACTTCAGTCGGCGGTTCAGCGCTAGAGGTCGGCCTACCAAGGTGACGGTCAGCGGGCTGAACAGAAACAAGATCCAGGCGATCCGTACCCTCCTGCTGAGCAACGGCTTCTGGGAAGAGTGGCAGATCTTCTGCCCGATCATGCAGGCGTTGAACAACAACGTGCCAGTGTTCGACACGCTGCAGAAGCCCTCGGTGGCTCAGCTGATGGCGGGGCTGGACATCGTGTCTACGATCCGGGAGGAGGAGTTCTCTGAGGAGATCTCTCGGTTCGTAGCTGCTGCGTGCTTGGAGCAAGGTGTTTGGTTCTTGCCGAAGCCTTTAGACTTCGCCCAAGGTCATGCTGCTCGACCGCACTACGAGTGCAGGGACTGCGGCAATCAGGATGAGGTAGACCTGCGAGACGGGAGATGCGATGTCTGCGTAGGCAGATTCTCTCCAGACTCTGACGGCAACGCCATGAACATGAAGCCGGCCAAGGGGGTGCCTGACTCGGTCGGGAGGAACCTGAAGTACGAGCTGAAGAACGATCCTCGCTCTGTGGAGACTCCGTGGAAGAGGATCAAGCAGGATCCCGAAGGGGACTACATGCTGCAAGACGATGTTCCAGAGGATGTAGTATGTGCCAAGCTCCTGGTTGCTGAAGGGCATATGGAGCACCGTCAGGCACTGCTTCACCAGCAGGTGACCGCTCTCGAAGGTCTGCTAGGGAAGAAGCTGTGAACCCTCTCGTCTACGAAGCGTTCTCGGCAGAAGCATTCGAGCTCCAGAAGGAGGCTCGGCTGTGGTCCGCGATCAATAGAGCTACGGGCACGACCCGCCGGATGCTGGACAAGGGGTGGACGGTCGGAGCAAAGGGTACTGACGAGGCAGGTCAGTTCCTGCGAGCTGCTGAAGGTCCCGGCAAGGAGCTCTTGCAGCACGGTGGCAGATGGTGGACTCCCGGTGGAGCGCTTCATCGAGTTGGTCAAGGTCTCCGCAGCGCCGGCAGGACCCTGGATCCGCGTACCGGAGGCAGAGAGCTCCGAAAGGGCTGGCAGTCGGCGGGTCAGTACAAGATGGTCGGCGGCAAACCCGTGGAAGTGGGGGCAGGCATAGGCACCAAGGCCCTGACCGCAGGCTTCACGGGACTTGGTCTTCACGGTGCCGCTAAGAAGGGGCCCGATCCCACACAGCCCAACGCTGGTAGAGCGGAGCGGTGGGGCAAGGCCATTGGCAGCGGTGCGGGATTCATCGGAGGTATGCGGGGAGGCATGATCTCGTCCATGGTATCTGGAGCAGCACTAGGCGCAGTTGGCGGCGGAGTCGGCAAGGTAGTTGATGGGGCGGGCCGCCTGATCACAGGGCGTCCTCGTCCGGCTGCCGCTACGGCCAAGATGGCGTTCAGGCAGGCCTACTACCGAGACGAGCACTAGATGGCCGGTTTCGACTTCGGCAGTTTCCCGGGAGGGATCACCGATGGTCTAGGCTCTGGGGGGTCTGGGGGCTTCGGCGATCTCCGGATGAACACCAGTGGTCGGGGAGGCGTGGCCTACCCCAACCCCTTCTTCGACGGCGCGCATACGTACTTGCCCGCCACGATGAAGAAGCTCTTCAAGTACTGCCGGTACTACTTCCTCACGAATCCCCTGGTGAACGCCGTCTGCTACAAGATGGCGTCGTACCCGATCACCGACCTGGTGTTCACCAGCGAGCACGCGGCAGTAGAGGACAAGTACGCTCACCTCAAGGATGACATCCTGGGGTACCGCCAGTTCCTTGTAGAGGCGGGGCTGGACTACCAGTGCTACGGCAACGCCTTCGTCTCGATCCACTACCCCTTCGTCAAGTACCTGATCTGCGGCAACTGCAAGCACAGTGAGCCCGTCAAGCAGCTGAGGAAGTTCTACCAGTGGCGGGACATGGGCTTCGTGCTCAAGTGCCCGAAGTGCAACTCTCGAGGGAAGGCTAAGCAAAAGGACATCGCTCTCCGCTCCCCTCACCAGATCCGGTTGATCCGGTGGGATCCGGAGAGGATCTCCATCCAGTACAACGAGGAGACCGGAGACACCCAGTACTTCTATCAGATGAGTGCTCGTACTCGAGGGCAGCTACTGGTAGGCAAGCCGCACGTCATCGAGAGGATCCCCTCGATCTTCTTGAAGGCCGCCAAGAAGAAGCTGGCCCTCAAGTTCTCGCCTGGACAGGTGTTCCACCTCAAGCGTCCGACTCTAGCGGGTAAGGACCAGGGGTGGGGGATGCCTCGCATCCTCCCAGTGCTCAAGGACTCGTACTACCTGCAGGTGCTCAAGAAGGGCCAGGAGATGATCGCCAGGGAGCATATCGTGCCCCTGAGAGTCCTCTTCCCGCAGGCCGGGTCCGGCACCTCTGATCCCTACACCACGGTGCCTCTCCAGGGGTGGAAGAACACCATGGAAGAGGAGATCGAGCGGTGGAGGCGTGATCCCAACTACATGCCCATCCTCCCCATGCCCGTGGGGCACCAGGTCATTGGTGGGCAGGGCCGAGCCATGGTGCTCCACCAGGAGCATCGGGTTTGGGCAGAGCAGATCATCGCAGGCATGCATGCCCCACAGGAGTTCATCTTCGGCGGGATGTCGTACAGCGGCACCAACGTGTCGATGCGGAACCTCGAGAACGAGTTCATCAACTACCGCACGGAGACGCAGGGGCTGACGAACTGGGTGTTCGACAGCATCGGCGCCTTCATGGGCTGGCCGAAGGTCGATAAGAAGTTCAAGCGCTTCAAGATGGCCGACGACCTGCAGCGGACGATGATCTACTTCCAGATGAACCAGGGTGGCAAGGTCTCTGATCACACCCTGCTCCGAGAGCTGGGAGAGAACTACGAAGCAGAGCAGAGGCTCAAGCGTGGCGAGGGCAGGAGGACTTCCGACGATCAGCGACGGATGCAGGTTGCGTCCGCCATTGCTCAGGCAGAGGCTCAGCAGGTTTCACAGCGGTACATGCAGGCCGCAAGTCAGGACATGCTGGGCGGGGCTACACCGGGCGCTGAGGCTCGCCAGCCGCCGCCTGAGGCAGCCGGAGCACTCCCGTCTCCGGGAGGCAGCATCAACCCAGAGAACGCAGGACAGGCGCCAGCAGAGGGCGTCCCGCAGGAGGCCCAGTCTCCGATCAACCAGGCTAGCGGAGCGGGTGGTCAGAGCATGAACGTGTTGTACGTAGCTAAGAGAGTGTCGAAGATGCTCGACGACCTCTTGAAGCAGGACCCCAAGACGGCCTACGCGTGGATGCAGAAGATGAAGATGGAGCAGCCCAACTTCCTGAACCTGGTGCTTCAGATCATGCAGTCCAAGGGAGGCAAGAGAGACCCCTTGGACCCGAACCAGTCGCCCCTCCCGAGCGCGAAGCCGCCCAGGAGAGACATAGGCTCGGCGATCGTGTGATCCCTCCCGAAGCAATAACTCTGTGCTTCGGTGAGCTAGAGAAGCTTGCTGCTCTGTCCAGTACGTACTACCAGCCCAACGAGTACGATAACCCGTTCGCTTTGCCCGGTATAGCGCGTAGACATGGAGACGAGGCGGCTCACAGAGTAAGACGTGCTCACAGAGATCGAGACACCCTACTCACGTTGAATCTGATGAAGATTCATGGGGGAAAGGCCCCGAAGACCCCCCATAAAGCTCTATTGGACAGCGGCTCATGGGACAAGGCAGTTACCGATCGCGCAATAGACGGTCTGCCCGCGTTTACATCAGAAGAGAGGGCGGGACTGCGACAGGCCCTCAAGGCTAAGCGTCAGAGCTCTGCGGATAAGGCAGATACGGCTTCGTTCCTGACCAAGCGGTACCACAGGAGCAATGCTGACTCCTTTCAGGAGATGCTGGACGGGATAGATAAGAACAGAAGGGGAAGGTAGATCGGCACACGGGCTCCGTGTGCCGACCAGTTACCTCCGACGTGTGCGAAAGCGATTCCGCCCCCCTCTAGGTGCCGGCTGTGTCGGAGCTTCCGGCTCCTCGATACGGGGGATGACGTCCTTGTCCAGGTACTCCTGGAACAGCTCCCCCACTTCGTCGATCTTCTCGTCTCGTAGAGCTTCTCGAAGCTCCCCTTCCTCATCGGGTAGAAAGTGGTGGGCGATACAGCCCACATGGATGAGCTCTGCGTCAGGCTCGTCGGCGATGAAGGCAGGGCCCAGGCTTCGGGAGCTCACCTCTACTCTTCCTGGGCGGATTTCGACCGCATCCTCTCCCCATGTGAACTCCTCCTGGCAGTAGACGCAGTACACTAGTCCTCCTTCTCGAACATCTCCGAGGCTGTGTGGGTTACGAGGTGCCTCCACTGTTTCTGGGACAATGCCTCTGGTTCTACGCAGGCCTGGCACAGACTGTTGATCTCCTCGCACCCAGCGCACTCTTCTTCCGAGTAGTGCCCCAGGAGCGTGAAGCCGCTAGCTTGCCGACCGGTAGGTAAACAACGAGGACAGATCCAGAGGACCTCCTCCAGTACCCCCAGATCCCCAAGGACCTCCTGGAAGTAAATGCAAGAAGAGCAATCTCGGGGATCCGGGCACCGCCCGCTCCTACGCCCCGGCTCGGAAGCCAGGACGAGGAGCGGGCAATACGCTAGACGGGGATCGTCACTCATCCTTCTTCAAGTGCTTCGCGGTTCGAGCCATGCCGAACCAGCACTGGTCTCGTGCATAGAGCACGAGACCGAGGGCGACGCCGGCTCCGAAAATCAGCGGCATGATTACTCCTTCTCTTCTTCCTTCTTCTCTTCCTTCTGCTCCCTCTTCTCCTCCTCCGTCGAGGAGCCGTAGATGGCCTCCTCGATGGCGGAGCTGAACTGGGAAGCGGAGGTCTCGGTCTTGTCATCAGGCATGGTTACTTCCTTTCTACTTCCCTTATCTCTCCAAGTGCAGGCACATTGTCACCGGGCCACGACAGCCCATTAGCGGTGAGACAGAGCTAGGATTACCCCCATGGCGCAGCTGGATCCCGAGAGCACATTCGAATCCTTGAAGACTCGAGCAGTGGAGTCCGTCTCCTCGCACTTCCCCTTCGAGGGCAGTCACCGCACTTTGGAGATGCACAAGGTCTGGGTAGACGACTCGAAGAGCCTCGACGACATCAAGTCGCAGCAGGACTCGAAGTTGAAGGGCCGGAGCTGGGATGTCCCGCTCAAGGCAGAGATCTCACTCAAGGACAAGAAGACGGGCAAGGAGATCGACCGACAGGTCATCACAGTAGCCCGCATTCCCAAGATCACGAGGCGCTACTCGTACATCGTGGACGGCCGTGAGAGGCAGATAGAGAACCAGTTTCGTCTCAAGGCAGGTGCGTACCACCGAGAGAACGAGGCCGGGGAGCTCAACGCTCACTGGAACCTCGAGAGGTGGGAAGGCTCGAAGGCTTCCCGCTTCAACACGTACTTCGATCCGAAGACTCGGAAGTTTCAGGTCGAGGTAGATGGCACCCGAGACATCGGGCTGTACCCAGTACTCAAAGCACTGGGCAGATCTGACGCCGAGATCAAGAAGTTGTGGGGCAAGGACATCTACGACTCCTCCGTGAAGCAGTACGGAGGAGAGGCCAAGCAGCTGCAGAGCTTGAACAAGCTGCTGGCCAAGACGTCTGGCAAGACCGCGAAGACACTGCCAGAAGCCCGGCTACGAGCAGGAGAGATCTTCGGCACCGCCAAGCTCCGCCCAGACAGCACGAAGGTCACGTTGGGCAAGGAGTACGCGGAGGTCAACGGGGAGGCCATGCTCCGCTCGTCTGGCAAGCTGCTGGATCTGGCCAGAGGCAAGGTGAAGGCGGACGATCGAGAGTCTTTGATCTTCAAGGACCTGCTGTCGGCTGAAGATCACCTGGCAGATCGACTCAAGAGGGGTACGTGGGACATCACCCGCAGACTCAAGCAGACGGTGGACGTCAAGGACAGTGTTCGGGACGTAGTGAACCCCGCAGTGTTCAACAAGCCGCTCAAGTCCTTCTTCTCTACAGCTCTAGCCCCCATGCCCACGCAGACGAACCCGCTGGACTTCGTCTCGGGGCACATGCGTACAACCATCATGGGCCCTGGCGGTATTGGGGACATTCAGTCCGTGCCAGAGGACGCTGTCCGGATCAATCCCAGTCACCTGGGGTTCATCGATCCCATCCCCACTCCGGAAGGGGAGAAGACAGGCATCACGCTGCAGCTGCCTCTAGGCGCCAGGAAAAAAGGCAAGGAGCTCTTCACCAAGGCGTACAACCGGAAGACCGGGAAGCTGGAAGAGCTGTCCCCTGCCCAGTTCGACGCAGCTGTGGTGGCGTTCCCGGACCAGGTGGACTGGAAGGGTGGGAGGCCTCTTCCAAAGGGCAAGGAGGTGACCGTAGCCTCCAAGAGTAACGAGATCGAGGCCCGCCCCTACGGAGACGTCACCCACGTGATGGTCTCCACCAAGGGGATGTACTCCCTGCCGACGAACCTGATCCCGTTCCTCCAGAACAACCAGAGCAACCGAGCCATGACGGCTTCGCGGATGCAGGAACAGGCTGTAGGACTGAAGCATCGAGAGGCTCCCTTGGTGCAGTCGGCGACAGGGAACAAGAACGTCACCTTCGAGAAGGTGATGGGCGCGTTCAACTCTCACGCGTCTCCCGTTCACGGGACGGTGGTCTCCATCGACGAAGACTCGATCAACGTGAAGGATGCCAAGGGCAAGATTCACGAAGTTCAGATCTACAACGACTTCCCCTTGAACCAGGACGACGCATTCATCAAGGCGGACACAACCGCCAAGGTGGGGCAGAAGGTGAAGAAGGGGGAGCTCCTAGCGGATACGAACTTCACCAAGGGAGGGGAGTTCGCGCTAGGTAAGAACCTTCGAGTCGGGTACATGCCCTTCAAGGGCTACAACTTCGAGGACGGTATCGTCATCTCCGAGACGGCTGCAAAGAAGCTGACGTCCGAGCACATGTATCGGCCCAAGACCGGCATCGACAAGCAGACGGTACTGAGTAAGAAGAAGTTCCGAGCCCACGTCTCTTCGGACTTCCTGAACAAGGAGCAGTGGGACAAGCTCGATGATGAGGGGATCATCAAGCCAGGTACTCGAGTCGAGGAGGGGGACGTCCTGGTAGCGAAGCTGCAGAGGGAGGACATCTCCACCGAGCAGAAGAAGCTTCGGAACCTGAAGAAGTCCATGGTCAAGGATCACCGAAACCGGGCGGTGGTCTGGGACAAGGGCTACCAGGGCACAGTCTCTCGAGTAGCTCGGACCTCTCGAGGTGTAGAGGTCCACGTAAAGACCGAGGAGCCTGCTCAGGTCGGCGACAAGCTGGTGGGACGTCACGGCAACAAGGGGATCATCTCTACAGTCATTCCTGATCACGAGATGGTCGTGCTTCCGGACGGGAAGCCCCTAGAGGTCGCCATGAACCCGGCAGGTATCCCCAGCCGCATCAACTTGGGGCAGGTGCTAGAGACCGCAGCCGGGAAGATCGCTCGGAAGACAGGCAAGCCGTACGTCGTAGACAACTTCGACCCGAGCGAGCCGGATTACACCAGGAAGGTGATGAGGGATTTGAAGGCTCACGGCCTGTCTGACCAGGAGGATGTTCGAGACCCAGGTACAGGCCGCGTACTCGGCAAGGTGCTGAACGGCGAACAGTACATCTTCAAGCTCAAGCACAAGGTCAGCAAGAGCATGAGTCCTCGAGGTGGTGGAGCGGGCAACCCCTACACCATGGACGGGATCCCCAAGTCAAGTACAGGGGCGCAGTCCATCGGAGCGTTGGGCCTGAACGCGATGCTCTCGCACGGGGCCAAACACAACATCAGAGAGATGGCCACGCTGAAGTCGGATCGAAACGACGAGCTGTGGACCCGTCTGCAGGAGGGGGCGACCATCCCTCCGCCGCAGATTCCCTTCACCTACGACAAGTTCACCAGCTACCTCAAGGTGATGGGAGTCAACGTAGACAAGAACGGGTCTACGCAGACCTTGCGACCCCTAACCGACAAGCAGGTGCGGGAGCTAAGTGCAGGAGCTCTCCCCAACGGCGGTAGGATGCTGCGAGGCAAGGACCTCCGCCCCGAAAAGGGAGGCTTGTTCGACAACAAGCTGACTGGTGGTACTGATGGCAAGAAGTGGTCACATCTGGAGCTGTCCGAACCGCTGCCGAACCCGACCTTCGAGAAGGCAATCAGCGGCATCCTTGGGTTGAAGCAGGGGCAGTTGAACGGAGTGATCGCAGGGACCAAGACCATCGGCGACGCGTCGGGCCCCACTGCCGTCGTCAATGCTTTGGCGAAGATCGATCCCAAGACCGAGCTCGCTCAGGCGAAGAAGGATCTGAAGACGGCACGGAAGGACCAGTTGAGCAAGGCTCGTAAGCGAGTCAGGTACCTCCAGGCCCTAGTCGACGCGAAGATGTCTCCCACGGAGGCGTACACCACTAAGGCAGTCCCGGTACTCCCCCCGTCCATGCGTCCCGTCACCGTGATGGACAACGGGGACCTCAACACCGAGGATCTCAACCACCTGTACAAGGACATCGCCTTGTCGGATAAGAAGCTTCGTGAGCTCAAGGCAGACAAGGGGATCCCCGAGTCCATGAGGCAGCCGATGCGGGCGAGTCTGTACGACGGGCTCAGGGCCCTGACCCTGACGGGGTCTGACCTGCAGGGTCGGCATCGTCGAGGAGTGATGGAGGCGATCTCGGGTACGCAGCCCAAGTACGGCTACTTCCAGAGCAAGATCATCGGTCGCCGACAGGACTTGTCGATGCGATCCACCATCATCCCCGAGCAGTCCATGGGGCTGGATGAGGTGGGCATCCCTCGCAAGGCCGCTATGGAGATGATGAAGCCCTTCGTAGTGCGAGAGCTCGTCAAGGGCTTCGGCTACACCCCCCTGAAGGCACAGAAAGCCATCAAAGAGAATAAGGCCATCGCCAGCAAGGCGTTGGAGCAGGTGGCGGCAAACCGTCCCGTGATCATGAAACGAGATCCCGTGCTACATCGACACGGAGTCATGGCGTTCAAGCCTAAGATCGTCTCGGGCAAAGCAATTCAGATCCACCCGCTAGTCACTGCGGGGTACAACGCAGATTTCGACGGCGACAAGATGGGCATCTTCGTTCCCATGACTCAGGAGGCGGTGTTAGAGGCTAAGGGCATGATGCCCTCGAAGCATCTGTTGAATCCCGCTAGTGGTGCCCTGATGCACATTCCTCGGCAGGAGTCGCAGCTCGGGGTCTACCAGCTGAGTCAGATAGGTAAGCGTACAGGCAAGCGTTTTGCGAACAAGAAGGATGCTCTGAAGGCCCTGAAGGACGGAACTATCTCGGTCAGTGATCAGATCTCCGTAGGAGGTCTCCGAGAGAAGACTGCTGCCACCGCAGCTACCACGGCTGGAAGACTTCTCCTATCCGACGCCCTGCCTGAGGGCTCGGAAGAGCGTGCTCGCGTACTGAGTGACAAGTCGCTGAAGCTGGACAAGGAGGGGCTGACGGGGATCTTGTCGTCACTGGCTAAGGGGGACAGTGACGTATTCGCCAAGTCCGTCAACAAGCTGAACCAGCTAGGCAACCAGCAGACCTACGACAACGTCTTCTCTGTAGGGCTCAAGGACTTCTTGGTCCACAAGGACGTGAAGGACCCCATCTTCGCGGAAGCGGATAAGGAGGTAGCCGCGCTTCGCAAGGGAGGCATGTCCCGGAACGATGCCATCGTGAAGGCGTACATGAAGGTAGTTCCCAAGATCGATGCGCGAGGCAAGGCCAAGCTCTCGAAGAGCGACAACAAGGTCTTCGAGATGGTCTCGTCAGGAGCTCGAGGTAACTGGGATCAGTTCAAGCAGATCGCAGTTGCCCCAGTGCTGGTAGCAGACGACACGGGCAAGGCAGTCCCGATCCCCTTGAAGAAGAGCTACTCTGAGGGACTGAGTACCGCAGAGTACTGGGCATCCCTGTCTGGAGCTCGCATGGGCACCCTGGCCAAGGTGAAGGGAACCAGTGAGCCTGGCGGCCTGACTAAGATCATCGTCAGCTCCACCATGAACCAGGTGGTAGTGGACGAGGATTGCGGCACCCGTCGCGGTATCTCTCTGGACGTCAACGATCCCGAGATCCAAGATCGCTACGCAGCGCAGGACATCAAGGTTCGGGGAGGGAAGATTCCTTCAGGCACGCTGCTCACCCCAGACGTACTGACCAAGCTGAGGAACGCTAAGGCGGGGAAGATCTCCGTACGTTCTCCGCTCAAGTGTGAGCATGGGGAAGGGCTCTGCTCCAAGTGCTACGGAGTGGACGTCTCGGGGCAGCTCCCGTCTCCCGGTACGAACCTCGGCATCATTGCAGCTCAAGGAGTTGGGGAACCTGCTACGCAGCTCTCCATGAGGAAGTTCCATACAGGAGGTGTCGTCGAGGCCAAGGGCGACAAGATGGATGACTTCACCAAGCTCCAGAAGCTCTTGACCATGCCGAAGAACCTGCGAGGTTCTGCGACGATCTCAGGGCTCACCGGCACCATCAACAGTCGAGGCATCAAGAAGGATCCCGCTGGAGGTTGGCGAGTCAACGTGGCTGGCCGAGATCGGCACGGCCACGAGAAGGAGCAGGAGCACTACATTCCCGGCAACAGGCAGCTCGGGGAGAACCTGGCACTGATCAAGAGTCGGGGAGGTAACTTGAAGGTGAAGGCGGGGCAGCCCCTGAGCTCTGGCATGGTCAACCCTCGAGATCTTCTGGAAGTGGCCGGCATGGAGAGGGTCAGGAACTACCTGACCGACGAGATGCATGGCGCGTACAAGGAGATGGGGGTCAAGCGGAAGAACATGGAAGTCGTGGTCCGAGCCGTTGCGAACCTGACCGAAGTCCGCGACCCCGGAGAGTCGGGGTACATGCGGGGCGACATCGTCCCAGCAACTATGCTGTCGGCCAAGAACCGGAAAGCCGTTAAGCTGGGCCAGAAGCCGGCGCTCCACAAGCCGATCCTCAAAGGTATCAACGAAGTTCCTCTGGCGATGCAGGAAGACTGGATGGCCCGGTTGCAGTACCAGAAGCTGAAGGGCACGATCCTGGAGGGCTCCGCCCAGGGGTGGGAGAGTAACCTGCACGGGCTTCACCCTGTGCCAGGCATCGCGTTCGGTAAGGAGTTCGGTAAGCCGCCTGACGGCAAGCCGTTCAAATACTGATGAGGAATTGACATGCATCCGACCACATTCTCAGCTTTCTCCTGTGAGCTCGCCAAGCTAGCTGCGGTGAGCTCCCTGACCCGGGACGCGCTAGCCGGGGTAGACCCCTTCGGCAACTGGACGTCCCAGTACGGCCAGAAGGCTCAGCAGGCAGGGATCAGCGAAGCTCAGCACAAGAAGAAGCAGCTCATGGGCGCTGCGGGAGGCATGGTGGGCGGGGCCGTCGTAGTCCCCTCGGCCATTTCTGGTCTCATCGGAGCCGCCCAGGGAGCGGCTCGAGGCAGGGGCATCGGGGGCCGCCTGGCAGGAGCCGGTAGGGGGCTGGTGTCGGGAGCCAAGGAGCCCATGCAGCTCGTGCACCACGGACGCAAGGCCACCAAGCTCCTAGGCAGAACCGCCAAGGGGACGGCGACCATCAAGCCCACAGCAAGTCAGAAGAAGTCGCTGGACTTCGTCAAGCAGAGGGCCACGATCGGCACCGCTGGCGGTCCAGGTGGAGTGGCCCCCGGGAAGGCCCTGGAAGCTGCGAGGGCGTACGGCAAGGGCAGCATCACTCCTGAAGCGGCCAGAGCAGCTCATGCTCCCGCGAGGACGGCCTATGTCCAGGGCGTGTCCCAGCTAGGTCTCGGAGGAGCCATCGGTTCGGGCGGGGCGTACGTGCAGTACGCCAAGGGCCGTGCCGCAGAGAAGGACTTCCAGAAGAGGATGCCTACTAGATAGTGTCTGATCTCCGGCTATTGCAGGATGCGCTGTCCCAGGACCTGAGGGACTGGGACTACAAGCTCGTAGTGCTCCCAGAGATGCGGAGCTACGCCGCCTGACGGCAAGCCGTTCAAATACTGATGAGGAATTGACATGCACCCCACCTGTTTCACAGCGTTTACTTCAGAGCTGGTCAAGCTCTCTGAGTTCCTGGATACCCCTTACGGGAAGATTCACAACGATGATCACCACTACGCCGCAGGCCATCTTTCCTGGGGAACGCCGGACGATCCCCACAAGACACGGGATCACTTGATCCGGACCATCTCAAAGGCCCCAAAGCCTGTGTTCAAGCCCGGTTTCTTTGGTGGGGGAAAGAAGTACCACCAGAGCGAGGTGGAGTCTTGGAAGAGGACTCGCAAGGCTAAGTACTTGAAGAGTCTAGCGTCAGACTTCGCAGCTAACGGAGAAGCAGGAGTGTTCTAGTGGAGCACTTAGACCTACTAGAAGACACGCTTACGACAGATCTGAAGGACTATGGGTACTCCCTTGTAGTGCTCCCAGAGATGCGGAGCTACGCCGCCCAGGACGAGAAGAACAAGATCATCTTCTTGGCCGAGTCTCGTAGAGGCGTGCCTGTCTCCTTCCAGGACATGGCCTGGTCAGGTTTCCACGATCTAGGTCACGTGATCGACGCCCGTACTGACGAGGAGTATGTGCAGGACTTCCGGCCGACCATCGTGTTGGAGCGGGCCTGTGACCGGTACGGGTGCCACAGAACGATCGACTTCTGCGAGAAGAACGGACTACCTCACACGCTGACGCCAGACTCTTGGGAGTCGGCGAGGTACAGCACGCCCAAGCACGTAGCGGAGTGGCTCGAGGGATTCAATGGGGGCCGAGGTTTCGAGCAGCTGGATCCGAAGCAGGTTCGTGCCATAGCGGACGCACTCCGCATCCCCTGGGACGATGACGAGGCGTTCATGGACGTCTCTGAGGACGTCACGGGGAAGCGGCATCTCGATGACATGACTCGTGACGAGTTGCAGCTTGTGGTGCTAGCCATGGTGAGGCATGTACTGGGGAGAGAGCCTGAGATGACGAAGGAGTCTTCCGGCAGGGTCGTGGTCAGCCCTCGTGTGAACCGCCGATGGGAGAAGCATCTCAAGAGGCGAGAGTCTCGTAAGGAGTACAAGCATGTACGCGTCGGTAAGAGGGACTTCCTCCTGCAGAAGGAGATCCCTGTTCTTACCGAACTCCCCGACCATGCAGGGAAGGCAAAGGCAGTTCTCCGCAGGGCGATCAGATCTGCTCCGAGGACGGACTGGTCCCACGCACAGATCGCAGTTCCTGACACAGTAGAGTTGACCAAGAGGATCAACGCGTTTCGGGGTACTCGTGGGCACGTTCGCCTGCCCGGGGAGCGTCTAGGCTCCGAGTCCTTCCGGGCTGGGCGGCTACATGCCCACAAGGTGGGCCCGGCCTGGCTAGTGCATGAGGACACGCATGCTCCAGGAAAGACTTTGCGGAGCCAGATCAAGCACGCTCCCGAGGCATTCAGAGCACAGCTCAAGCGCCTAGTCGCCAAGAGACCTGTCATCACATCTTCTAGGGTTCAGCGGTACAGCGAAACCCCGGTCATGAAGGCGATGTTCGGGAAGACCGCAGGGAAGCCGGCAGGGATCAAGATCCTCGCAGTCGGGGAGGGACAGGGTGCTGGGCACATGTCCCAGGCCAAGAGCATCGCCGAGGCAGCAGCTCGACGGAAGATCCCTGTGGAGGTGATCAACTTCGACGAGAGGTTCGGTAAGAAGAAGTACCTGAACAAGTTCGAGGGGAACTACGCGAAGCAGCTCAAGAAGAAGGAGTCCTTGACGGCCGTGCTGGGGACCTTGTCAGGCCATGCTCAGTACCATTCGCCTCTGGGCTACGATCGAGCTGCCCTCAAGGAGTGGGTGGGAGAGAACAAGGACCAGGCCATCGTCCTGACCAAGCCCCATCTGCAGATGCAGTTCGGCGGGATCCAGCACCCTGTTCATGTCGTGCACACGGATCCAGAGAGGTGGGTCGGGACGTATGACTGGGACAAGGTCAGCCCCCGAATCCATCTGGGCACAAAGGAGACACTGGATGAGCTGAAGCCCCGCGAGGGCAAGGTGCTGCCAGGTCTACCAGTCCGAGCCAGCCTGCTGAAGAAGCAGAAGCGCTCCGGCGTGATGAGCAAGAAGGACTTCAACGTCACCGTCAGTGGCGGCGTCATGGGCATCGAAGTGGATGAGATGACTCAGCGCATCCTCCAGTCCGGTCTGCCCGCCAACGCCGTGATTCACGCAGTAGCAGGCAAGAACAAGAAGCTACAGAAGAAGCTCGAGCGAATGTCCAAGAAGGATCCACGCATCAAGGCTCATGGGTTCGCCCCACTCCCGGCCATGATGCAGGAGGCTGACTTGAACCTGATTCGAGCTCACGGTACGACGTACGCCGAGTCGGTAGCTGCCGGCAAGCCAGCGGTCTACTACGCCCCAGACAGCGGGATGCTGGACACACAGGGAGAGCTCACGCGAACTACGGCCTACCACGGAGAGCGAGTAGTCAAGAACCCCGCAGCCATCGGCCTGGACAAGATCCCAGGAGCGGTGAACACCGTACTGCAGTCTCCTGCCAAGTACGTGCGGCGATCGCGGAAGGCGCAGAAGAAGATGCTCCGGGATCCGTCCGAGGTAGCGGTTCGTGCGATCATGAAGTCTCGTAAGGAGTACGACACTTGATCTCGTCGGTCCCAGGAGCGGCCAGGAGCAAGTTCGGCCCTGTCCAAGTTGAGAGCGGGATTATCTCAGACGTCCATGTGGTCAACTTCACCGCCGATGTCCGCACTCCTCACTCCCGCCGCAAGTGGTTGGATGTCCCGGTGATGGCAGGCTACCTCCATCACGCCGAGGGGGAGGGGGTCTACGTGATGCCGGAGGTCGGGGCATCTGTCTGGATCTGTCACGGGAATGAGATCGACTCGAGGGCGTTCATTCTAGGCTTCGGAGGCGTTCCGGACACAGAAGCTACGTACCGATCGTCTCGCAGGACTATGAACCCTGGAGACATCTACCTGGGGACGCGAGACAGGAACTCTGTCTCTATTCGTAGAGGCGGCATCGTGCAGGTGCAGGCCACTCCGCTCTCTCAGAGAATCTACATCCCCCTAGGGAACATGATTCGAGACATTTGCGAGGCGTACGGGATGGAGACCTTTGCAGGATCTCTCTCCTGGGAAGTGGATAGAACCGCTAGCACCACTACAGGGGATCGACCTACGAGATACAAGGTGCTGGCTAAGGAGCTTGCTGACGATCCTTACCCGGTCGCCGAGATGACTCTGGGGGATCATGCCCAAACAGAGAAGGCGCTGTCACTCGAGGTCTTCGACAAGGGTGATGATGGTAGATCTGTGCAGGTCTCCTTGCAGATCAAGAAGAATGGCGACGTGCTCTGGGACGTGGAAGGGAAGTGGTCCGCCGAGGTGAAGGGGGACTACTCCGTGCTTTCGGAGGAGGGGAATGTGGCGATCGAGGCCCGGATGGGTACGGCGGACGTCAAGTCTCTAGACACCCTCACCCTTACTTCCAAGAAGTCTGTAGTAGTGAAGGCTCCGATCATTCATCTAGGCGGTGGCGGAGTCGCACTAGCCGCGCTAATCGAAACTTCGACGGGCATCCTAGATGAACTCAAGCTGGGCGGTGGCGGAGAGAAGGTCGTCAAAGGTGATACCTTCATGGGGTACTTCACCGCTCTCATGCAGCTACTGAAGCTCGTAGACGGTTCCCCTGCAGGCGCGCTGCTGCTGAAGACGGGAGTTATAGCCCTAGAGCAAGTAGTTGAGGCAAACTCACCCTTGTCCACCAAGGTATCGGTGGGGTAGGAGACCAGATGGACCTCTTCGAACAGCCGAAGATCTTGCGATTCGAGAAGGTCGCTGTTCCTCTCACCAAGATGACGGGAGCAGTAGACCGTTGGCCGGAGGTGATCCTCCAGGCCCTCGTGCAGCAGGTTCCGTACATCGCCAACTACGAGCTCTCTGTGCACGTCACGAAGGTGGATGCATCGCAGGGTTACGGCTTCGGCTTCATAGCAGCGAAGGTGCCGACGGAGAGAAGTCTGCAGGAGCAGGCAGGCCCCCGTCCGGTTCCCTACTTGCGTGTGCCGGTGATCATCAAGGACTGGCAGCTGCTGCCGTTCGATCTCTTCATGAGGGAGAACACCGTCTACCCACTGACTCAGAAGCGGGTGGAGGAGGCTCTGCACTCGACCGAGATGTTCGACATCGCTGCCAAGGCCCCACCGGACGCTTCCATCGCCAAGGACATGTACCCGCCGTCCCACGGTACTGCGGGCATGGGTACAGGGGGCGGACCCGGTGCGCTGAAGCAGGCTGCTTTCCGGAGGGCGGGGTTCCTGGCTGCGAAGGACGCGATCAAGAACCCGTGGGTTCTGGGCACTGCTGGCGGTGGTGGGGTAGCCGCCAACAAGGACGTTCGAGAGGCAGTAGAGAAGAAGCTGGAGAAGAAGCTGGAGAGGGAGCTGCAGAAGAAGGCCGCAGGTCTTCGGATGACTCCCGAGACTGCAGCTGCTGCAAAGAGGGTAAAGGCCCGCCAGAAAGGCAAGGCCCCACTGAAGCAGCGCACTCCTATCCCAGGATGGAGGCCCGGTCTGACGCAGAAGAAGGCGTTCCTGTGCGAGTCCCTCGCCAACGCGTTCGTCAACCCGGCCGACAAGACCAAGCTGGCCAATGCACTAGATGATGAGGCTGTGGCGTGGCACGTAGATCGCCATGCTCCGGTCAGGTACCTGCTCGGCGCTCTGTCGAACCCCGAGGCCCAAGAGAAGCTGGCTTCGGCGGACCCTCTAGGGGAGATCGAGCCGACGGTGGTTCAGATCGCTCGCAAGGCTGACGGCGGCTTCGTGATGAAGGCTGCCTCGGCCCACGCCTTCCGGCCCATCATCGAGCACGTCTCTAGCGAGAGAGCTCGGAATGTGGCAGGAGAAGACGTCATGAAGATGGCCTCTGGCAAGGCCATCACTGTCGTCCGCGACCCTCTGGTGACGGACGACCCCTTCGAGAAGACCGCCACTATCGTGAACGAGCCCGGCATGTGGTCGGTGTGGGATCCCAGCGGCCAGAGGACCAAGCTCGCAGGGGTGTTCACCCGTGTGATGGACCTGGACGGCACTGTCCTAGGCACCAAGATGGCCCATGTGATCGCTGGCTGGTACTGCCTGCAGCAGAAGATCGCAGGTGCTGCTCAGATCAGTGCCAACATCGAAGACACCTACGCCCACTCGGCCCAGATGCGTGGTCGAGGGTTCCTGGTGGATCCCAAGACGGCTTCGGCCACCATCCCCTTCACGGTGACGGGTATGGGAGACATCGAAGGCCGTACTGAAGTCTACGTTCGGTCTGACCTGGGCAAGACCGCCTCTCTCGAGATCGTGAAGGGGATTCACTCCCCCACAAAGCTCGCCGAGGACCGGTTCGCGGTCCCCTCGCACTTCCGCTTCTGCCCCGTCGGAGAGAAGATGGCGAAGGTGGGGGACAATCCCCGCACCATCGAGAAGAGGGCCAACCTCGCCAGGAACTACGTCGAGGTGGTCGGGGACAGCTCTGGGCAGTACACGCTCCGAGGGCCTCAGCTCCTGGACTTCGGCCCGATGTCGCACAAGCAGGTCAAGGAGGCAGATGCCCTGTTCCTGCTGGGAGCGATGGGCGTCGAGCCAGGCTACGCACTCAAGAAGCTGGCGTGGTGTCAGCGACACGGCCCCGTTACCTTCCGCCCCATCCGCCCCATCACCATGGCAGGCGAGGTAGGAGGCAGGATCAAGGAGGCGCTGGCTCAGGTCGGTACGATGTTCCCGGACCTATTCGCTACCCGAGTCTGCCTGGTGAAGGAAGCTCTGGAGATTGACGATCCGGACACCGTGGACAAGATCCTCGGCCTGAACTTCCTGCGTCCTGAGAACGTGCAGATGTACATCGGCTACTTGCCGGAGCTCGAGGAAGCGGTCACCAAGCTCGGTGACATCCTCTTCGCTGCTAGGGTGGGGCTCAGCCCCGTCTCGGAGGACGCGGTTCGGAGATCGCTCTTCGCTCTGGAAGAGACGGTCCAGCAGCTCAAGATTCTGGCGCAGACAGGCTTGAACGCCGAGGCGCCTCAGGTGGCTTGATGAGGGACTTGGGAGCGCAAGACGGGATCATCGTAGAGAAGCACCCGTCCAGGTTCTTCATTCGGTACCTGCTTAGCCTTGGGGAGGGGGAGGGCTACGGCCCTGACCTGGTTCACAAGCACCTGAACGGGTTCTCTCTGCTGCCGGTAGACACCGACAGTCTGGCTGGGGAGATGGACCTGGTCAGGTCAGCCCGCAACCGCCCCAAGGTCTACCTCCCTTCCAACAAGAGCGACCCCAAGAACCGGCTGTACTGGAAGGGCCTGCAGATCTCGGAGCTACACGTCTCTGAGGAGGCAGCTTCTCGAGCCCTAGGGTGGCTGGCAGCTCCTCGAATCCGTCATGACCTCGAGATAGGCATTCTCGGATTCGTCACAGCAGGGAGGTTGGCCACCGTCCTGGAGTCCAAGCATGGCTCCGGTGTAGTGGACATCGCTACGATCCAGGCATTCAGACACTACTTCTTCAACCCTGATCGCATGCCGGTGCAGGAGTGGGTCGAGTGGTTGGGGAACCGAGATCAGAGAGCTCTCGTTGTTCAGGGCGGATCTAATCTCGCTCTCCATCGTCTAGGTCTGAGAACGACCATCTCCACCGCACGGATGCTTCAGCACATCCAGCAGTCCCTCTTCTTCCGCTACATTGAGGCGGAGACGCAGCCGACGGATGGCTCGTCTGTACGTATGCTGGCCGAGCTCTCTCGAGAGATCCGAGGAGTGTCCGACTCCCTCAAGGACCATGGTGCCGTGACTGCGGGAGCCGCAGAGCAGTTCGAGCGGTTCATCATGGAGGTCGATGAGGAGGACGGCATGCCCGAGCTCAGACAGCTGGCCGGGGAAGGCAACTACAGCGGCTCTGGGAAGGTGGAGGGAGCGTGAACGAAGCCACGGACATCGCGTACGCCGAAACAGTGCGTGCCCCTGCAGCCTGGTCCCCTCCAGTGGGGCAGAGGTTTGGCCTAGTGGTGGAAGTCGGACGGCAGGGCGATGATGTCCTCTACCACCTCTGGCACGACAAGTTCCCCGACACGTTCGCGGATCGTCTGTATGACGCGGTGGAGCAGGTGATGGGGTGCCCGGAACGGTTTCAGGCAGCGTACACACCGGAGATCATGGCGATCTGGGATCCTCGCTCAGGCGAGCTGCATCCTGGAGATGCGGACAGAATCCGAAGAATCGCTATCACGGCTCCTGCAAGACAGTTGACTAGTTGGGCTGTCCGGGCCACGGGATTCGCTCCTGTTCGAGAAGCTCACTCTCGTCTGACGGATGAGCTGCTTGCTGCGATCGAGAACATCTTCATAGATGGCTAAGAATGAGGGGAGAGGTGACCTCTCCCCTCATTCTCACGGCGCCCACCTAGAGCGCCTTCTCTTCGGCTTCAAGTTCCTGATCGTCTTGACGCTCCTTCGATGAATCGGGCAGGACCCGTACTTCTCGAGCGCCGCATGGTGGTAGGCAGTTCCGTATCCACGGTGCTGATCGAAGCCGTACTTAGGCCAAGACGTGTGAGCGTTCTCCATGAACTCGATCTGTTCGAACTTCGCCAGGATCGACGCAGCTCCTACGATCCAGATCAGGGAGTCGGCTTTAGCCAACTTCTCGGCCCTGGGGATGCCGGGTACATGCATGTTGCCGTCCAGGTAGATGAACCCAGGACGTACACTCAGATCCTCGTAAGCCCGTAACAGCACTTGTCGTCGAGCTTCGCCGTGTCCGATCTTGTCGATCTCCTTAGCGCTGACCCAGCCGAAGCCGAAGTCCTCGCACTCATCCAGAATTGTCTCTCGTAGTTGTAGGATCTTCGCGTGGGACAACGTCTTGCTGTCCGTGACCCCCGGGATAGGAGCATGTCCTGCTCTGAACACCGCTGCACAGCCGACCATGGGACCGGCGAGGGGGCCGACCCCCACCTCGTCGATCCCGGCCACCTGCATCAGCGGATCCAGATCACTCAGCTTCGTGTACTTCTTCACTCTCCGATCAACTTTCGTAGTTCGTGCCCGCACACGGGAAGTTCTACTCCTCGCAGGGTAGGCGACTCTCCAGGCTCGACGGCCTGCAGGTGCATGACTCCGTGACGGATGGCCAAGCTGACGGGCACTGCTCGCGTCTTTGGCCGCAATCCGTGTCGCTCTTCCAGCGTCAGACAGATCTCTTCTCCAGCCTGGAGAAGCCCGCGTCCATACAGCTGCTCGTGCTCGAGAAGAGCCCTGGCAAAAGCAGTTTGGACATAGAAGGCTTTGTCAAAGCCTAAACTCAAGCGCAACGCCCTGGAGATGGCCAGCTCCGGTAGGGGCACCCCCAGTACCGGATAATGCAGCTTCTCCAGAGATTCTCGGGTGCCTGTGTGCTGCGGCACGGGCACAAGTTGAGGTTCGAGGTCCTCCTTTAGAGGTTCCCCTGTCGGCCAATGCTCTAGAACGAACTGTTGCTGCGAGATTCCAAAGCGGAGGTAGGTACGGATGTCTCCGGTATCTCTCCGCGCTACGAACATCCCTCGCCTGGAAGGGCCGAGGATGTACCAGTCCAAGTTGTCGCACCCGGGGTAATCCACCGGGCGCCCAGCCAAAGTTCTTCCCATCGGAATCGTTACATCGACTCCGTAGGTAGCTGCTTGCAGAACGTCCCTCTTCGTAGCTCCTGGATAGTGTTCTCGATATCGATCTAGGGCATGTGACCGAACGGACATTAGCCGTTCAGCGATCTCCATTTCTTCTCCCATGGTGGAAGAGCTTCATATGGCGAGAAGTCGCTCTCCCTGTTTAGGTACTTCACAAGTAGGTCCACCTCCACCCGGTTTGTGTATCGCCTGATCTTCTTGGCCACGCAGTCGTTCTGCTCCGCCCAAGCCCGGATGGTCCTCTTCAGGAACAGCCAGGTAGGGTCAGAAACAGGACGTCTGCAGTAAAGAACGAAGAGCCTGGCGAGAGGGTCGGTCTCGTCAAACAGCTTCGCTCCGGACCATCTATCATCGATCGCCAGCAGATCTCCGATCATGCTGGCCAACCACTTCAGACGAGGTTCGGGTGAGGGTATGTCTTGTGCCACATGGCCCTTATACCGCCTTACTTGCCTTGACTGTCAGTACAACCGGGGGCACGATCGTTAGATGGAATTGATCCAGAACATCGGAATGCCCAACCTGCTGAGGGCTCCGAATGAGTACTTTGAGGACTCGCAACGGGACTACTTTCGGGACGCTTTGGCTGGAGATCGTCGAGCTCTCCTGAAAGTCAAGCCCAGTACCTTCGTCAGGTTCGGCATCTACGTGCGAGTAGTGGATGAGGGGCAGCCTCCCCGCATGGAGAAGTTCTCTTTTGCGGAGCGTGGGTACCTCAGAAGGATCTACGACACTCCCAGCAAGCGAGTTCTGCTGAAGTGCGGCCGGCAGGTCGAGAAGAGCACGTCGCTCGGCAACATCATCCTGGCGTACTGCTGCATCCTGGCCGGCTTCCAGACCCTGTTCGTCTCCCCCTCACGGGATCAGACGTACACGTTCAGTAGAGACAGGCTCAAGGAGCCCACTGAGACCAGCACGGAGCTTCTAGCCTGGCTCGATCAGCGTCTAGCAGACTCGGTGGCCCTCAAGAAGTTCATGAACCGCAGCCAGATCACTCTGCGGTACGCGTTCCACAACGCTGACCGTACTCGAGGTATCCCGGCTGACATGATCATGCTGGACGAGATCCAGGACATCTACATCGACCACATCCCGGTCATCCTCGAGTGCGCTTCACACTCCCCGTACAAGATCTACCGCTTCTCAGGCACGCCCAAGTCTCTCGACAACGCGATCGAGTACTACTGGACGGAGAGGTCTACGCAGAATGAGTGGGTGGTCCCCTGCTACAGGCACGGCACCCCCACTGCAGGCAGTCGAGCCGCTTACTGGAACATCCTCGGGGAGAAGAACCTCGGGAAGAAGGGGCTCATCTGCGAGAGTTGTGGCGGGGAGATCTCCCCCAGGCACCCTGAGGCGAAATGGGCGGCTACGGGGAAGCCCAAGGCGCACGAGGAGCCCTTCGAGGGCTACCGAATCCCGCAGCTCATGGTCCCCTGGATCCCGTGGGACGAGATCCTGGACAAATACGAGCACTACTCGAGACCCCGCTTCTACAACGAGGTCCTCGGACTCTCCTACGACTCGGGCACTCGGCCACTGGTGCGAGCAGACATCATTCAGAACTGCGACGAGACCATCCGCATGTTCGACAACGAGTGGATGAAGCAGTTCAAGGTCCTTCTCGGAAGGAACCCGATTTACGCTGGAATCGACTGGGGCACTGGAGAACAGAGTCATACCGTCATCTCGCTGGGGACGTACATCGGGAAGTTCTTCACGATCTTCTACGTCCACCGCTTCACAGGGGTGGAGTCAGAGCCGCAGGAGCAGCTGGCCTTGATCAAGGGCTTGGTTAGGTCTTGGGGTATTCGCCTGATCGGAGTCGACTACGGCGGAGGGTTCTACCAGAACGACGAGCTGATCCGCGCCTTTGGAGCCGTTCGAGTGCACAAGTACCAGTACTTGGCACCGAGGAAGAAGGTGGCCTGGGACGACAGGCTACGTCGATGGCTAGTTCATAGATCTGAGGTGATGTCCGACATTTTCAACGCGATCAAGCGAGCCAACGTGTTCCGCTTTCCCAAGTGGGAGGAGTTCGAGGACCCCTACGCCAGGGACATGCTGAACATCTTCAGCGAGTACAACGAGCATCGTCGGGTCAACGAGTACAAGCGCTCCCCAGGATCCACGGACGACACGTTCCACTCGATCCTGTACTGCTTCCTCGCCTCGATGATCGACCGCCCCCGTCCCGATGTCATCGCTCCACAGCGCGGGTCGCAGGCGTCAGCCCGCAAGAATTGAAGCCATGAGCTCGTCCCGTAGACGAGGACGAGCTCCGAACTTCTTCTCGTAGGCATCCGCTACATCCAGTAGCTCATCTCCGAACTCCAGCAGGATTCGATCTCGCATGATGTTCCGGGCCTTCAGTAGCAGAGCGTGAGCTCGCTGGAGATCCAACATGGAACCGAACCGAGGATGCTTGCGTATATACGCCACCTGCGTCACGCACAGCTTGTAGGGGATCAGCCAGGCATGGCTGCCCCTTCTGCCTCGTTTCACGAGCTCTCTGTGCAGGACGTACAGATCCTCGTCGGTCAGGCGAGTGTAGATCTGGTACCACTTGAGCAGGTCCTCGACAGACCAGTGCTCCTTCTTTAGCCCTGCTTGAGCGTTTGGCAGTAGCTCTAGTAGCTCTTGTTCAGTTAGGAGAGAGCTACGTTTCGCGTCTTGCAGCATGAGGAGAAACTCGACATTCGCCTCCAAGCGCTTCAGACGGAGTAGTATCTCGGTGTTCGAGGCGGAGGGACTGCCCTGGTCGAGCTCTTCTCGCAGGCCCTCCACTTCGTCACGCAGAAAGTAGACTCGATGCCCTCGACGAACCCTTGCTAGCATTCCTCGCTTGGCATAGAGCTCAACACTGCGGCATCCTCTGCCTAGAGTTTCGGCTGCCGTGCGCTTGTCGATCAGAGGTGTCTGCATCCTCGGATCATAGCGAAGGCAGCCTTTCGGTTCCTGCGGAGACATGATGAACGACTTCGGACCTTTCGCAGCACTGCTCCAGGGCTCTTCTAGCGTCAAGGGCGTCTCCAAGGAACGTCTAGAGCTCATGGGCAAGCAGGCGGCTGCGGACTACCTCGAGAGAGGGGTGCCGCTGAACGCCTCCCTGACGAAGCGTGCTTCGGCCGACATGAACCAGGAGCAGCTCCGGCGAGCGTGCGAGTACGCCAACCAGGCGACGTTCAACGCCATGTTCAAGCAGGCGTCCGGGGACTTCCGGGTCCCTGACTTCGACGTCGCCGATCCGACGGTAGTGGCAGGCGGCTTCTCAGATCCTGCTCCCACGAAGCTGGCATCCCTAGCGTACTCCGAGACGCCCACTCGATACATCAAGTCCGCC